GCAGCGGGCACGTGGTTCGCCAGCCCGTCGCCGGGCTTCCCCTTCTTGATCGCGTTCTTGACGTTGGTCGGCAAGTCCTTCATCGGCGGGTGCATCGGGTCGCCGCCCTCCTTCGGCTCGCCGAGACCCTTCCACGCGTCGGTCACGGACTTCTGCGCGCCGTCGACGGCGGCCGGCGGCGCGAGCTCGCCGGTGTACCCCTTCACGCCGACTAGAAACGCGCGCTTGCGGGCCTGCGGCGACCCGTGCTCCGCGGCGTTCAGCTTCCACACGTTCACGCCGTAGCCGGCCTTCGAGATCCGCGAGCGCGCTTTCTTCCACGACGGGCTGTCCGGCGCGCCCCACACGTTCTCGAAGCAGAAGAACTTCGGCTGGAAAGTCGAAACCAGCTTCAGCGCGTAGTTGATCAGGTTCCGCCGCGGGTCGGTGCGCGAGTAGTCCAGGCGGCGAGCCCGGGAGAACGGCTCGCACGGCACCTCGCCGACCACGCCCTCGACGTCGCCGACGTTCTCCTTGATCGAGGCTGGCGCGTACCTCCGGCAGTCCCCGAACAGGAGGGCCGTCTTCGAGTGGTTCAAGGCGAAGGTCCGCGCCGCGTGGATCTCGGCCTCCATCGCCACGACTGTCTCGGTCCCGGCGCCACGCTCGAAGCCCAGCGTCAGGCCGCCGATCCCGCAGAACACGTCAATCGTCTTCCGTCCCATCTCGTCCTCCGTCGCGTGTACTTCAAGTCACAGTACGGGCATAATCGTGGCCCGTGTCGAGTTTCGTCCCAGAACCGCCCGTGTCGCCCCCGGTTTCCGGGGCAAGCCAAACCGGCGGGCCCGGCGCCTCCCGGCGGACACGGGCGCGATATGGGCGCCCGAGGCGCCAAATCGGCCGTCCGGCCGGGCCGGTTTCCGCGCCGGCGCCTTCCGGGCGCCCCGGAGGCGCACCGTGACCCGCGAGGAGCGGTCCCGGCTGATGGCCCGGATCCGCGGCGACCGGCTCGCCCCGGAGCTGGCCGTGGACGCCGCCCTGCGCTCGCTTGGCTTCCGGCCGACCCGGAACTCGCCGGACCTGCCCGGGCGGCCAGACTTCGCGCTTCCGAGGCGCCGTGTCGCCGTCTTCGTCCACGGCTGCTTCTGGCGCGGGTGCCCGCGGCACTACCGCCTCCCGAAGTCGAACCGCGACTTCTGGACCCTCAAGTTGGCGAACAACCGCAGGCGCGACCGCCGCGTCACGCGCCAGCTCCGGCAGGCGGGCTGGTCCGTCGTCGTCCTGTGGGAGCACGACACAAAGCGCGACAAGCGCGAGCTGCGGCAGCTTCTCAGGCACCGGCTGTCCCTCGTCGAACGAAGGCGCCGAGCTCCTCGATCGACCGCAGCAGGTTAGGCGGGTCCTTCTCGCTCCGCTTCTCGCCGACGGCCATCAGCTTGACCTCGTCCTCGAGGTTCACCCTCTCCAGCACCAGGTCGTACAGCTCGACGAAGTTGGTGAACGGCCCGCGGTCGCGGTCGAAGTGGATGTCCAGCCGCTCAGCGATCTCGCCGGGCAGCGAGCGGCCGAGCCGGAAGTGAATCACGTCCTTCAGCCAGTCGGGCGCGTCCTCCATGTCGTTGACCAGGATGTCGACGTCGCCCTCAGTCTCGCCGTGGTTCGCAAGCCCGCCAACCAGGTAGACGTACGGCTTGCGGGCCTTGAAGGTCTTGAGGTGCGGCAGCACGTCGGCCAGCGTTATCTTCTCGCCTCGCTTCACGCCCGACCGGTGGATCGTCGCGTACTCCCGCTCCGCCTTCTCGGTCGGCCGCTTGTGGTAAGCCGGCTGCTTCTCGGCGTTCCGCTCAAAGTCGGCGCTGAGCTCGTCGAGCCCGTTGTCCGGCGGCGGCGGGTGCTCGACCTTGCTCCGCTCAAGCAGCTCGTCGACGACGCGCGCGTGGAGGTTGACGATGTCCTCCGTGCTCCAGCCCTTCACGCCCGTCTGCGTCCACCGCTCCCTGTCGTACATCTGGTGCAGGTCCCAGTGCGCGGCGACCAGCTCGGCATCGGTCAGCCCCTCGGGGTCGGTGCCGGTCTCGAGGCCGAGCGCCTTGAACATCTCCTCCGGGACCTTCACGTCGCGCGCGACCTGCAGGAAGAACTGCCGCACGCTCGACTTCATCCCACGGGGGTTGAACTGGATCACGTCCTTGCCGCGGCGCACGAGCTCCTTCAGCACCTTGCGGAGCAGCGTCTCGATCGTCTCGAGGCCATGCTCGAACCCCTCGGGGTCCTTCTTCCACGACGCGTACCACGCGAGCAGGATCCGGAAGTCGTCTCGCAGGACGGCGTCGCTCGCGTCCTTCGGGTCGTATGTCTCGACGTCCTGGATCTTCTCGACCTGCTCGACCTCGACGCCGCGCACCACGGTATGGGCGCCGGGCTCCGCGTCGGTCGCCCTGGGCTCGTCGAACTTCTCGACCAGCTTGACGGGCCACGCCCACAGCGGGCCCTCGCTCCACGACGGCTGCGCCTCCGCCCACTCCTCGCGGTCCGCCGCAGAGATGCCGTGCTCCGCCTCGCGCTGGGCGAACTGCTCGTCGGTCAGCTCGACGCGCTCGCCGACCTTCACGACGCCGACCGCCCGCCGCAGGCTGAGCAGCACGTACTCGCCGGCCGGCACGTCGAGCGGGCGAGACTTGACTAGCATCGTCGCCTCGCCGGCGACGATGGCCTTGGCGAGCTTGGGCGGCGTCACGACCAGCCCGTCGGCCGGGATCTCCTCGGTCTTGGCCTCGATCGGCTTCGGCGACGGGGCGGCGACGCGCGGCCGCGGCCGGCGGCGTCGTCGGCCGGGCAGGCCCTGCGCCGGCTCGAGCTTCCCGCCGGCCCCGGAGGTTATCGCCTTCTGTGCGTTGGTGTCGGCCATGTCGGTCCTCCTCACACGCTGATTACCATGTCGCGCCTCGCGTTCGCCCCGGCGAGCGCAGCCCGCGCCGCGTCCCTCGCGTCGACGCCGGCCGTCTCGAACACCGGCGACAGCTCCTCGGTGATCCCGTTGACGCGCTCGAGCCAGTTCCCTACGAACTCCTCGGGCCGCACGGTAGCGAGCCCGATCCTCCTGTTCCACATGTCGGCGACGGACTCGACGCCAGGGTACGCCTCGGCGACGATCTCGCCGTGCCCGTACGCGATCGCGCCGGCCGTGAACAGCTCGCCGGTGTCGTTGCGCATCGCGTGGACCAGGACCGCCCGGTACTTGCGCTCCGGGCCGAGCCTCGGCTTGCGCGGCGGGTTGGCTGTCAAGTCCTCGTGCAACGCCTTCAGCTCGGTCCCGACTCCGCCCTCGTCGCGCAGCTCGATCCAGGCCTTCGCCTCGTCGCGGTGGCCCGGCTCCGGCGGCGACACCCGCACGACGAGCCGCTCGCCGGCGTCCTCGTCGGGCGCGACACGCAGCACCCACTCGTCGCCGTCGCGGTCGACGCGCTCCACCCACACCGCATGCGGCAGGCCGTCGCTGGTGCCGACGTAGGCGAACACGTCGCCCTGCGATATGTAGTTGACAACCGGCACCCAGGAGATCGACCCGGGCGGGTCGCGGCGCAGTCCGTGTCTGTCGTACCACTCCTCCGACACGGCGACAACGCCGAGGTCGGCAATGAAGTCCCTCAAGCTAGTCAGGTCTGGCACCGGTCCCTCCTCACTTCAGCCTCGTGCGCGTAGTCACGACAGCGTCCTCGATCGGCTTGCGGTTCGGCCCTACCCGCGTGATGCCGGCGTCCTTGAACCAGCCGACGACGCGCCTGCGCTCCCACTCGTTCGTCACCTTCACCTCGTCTAGCCACCGCTCGAGACTGATCGAGTTCTTGAATATGGTCTCGTTGTTAGCGCGGCCGCGCTTCGCGATGTCCGCTATCTTGGCCTGGCCGAACTGGCGCTTGTAGTTGATGACGGACTCCTTCACGTTGCCGAACTCGTCAGAGCGGTAGACGATCGCGTCCGGGTCGCGCAGGATCCCCGGGTGAAAACGCAGCGCGCCCTCCGCGTTCTCCGACGTGCGCAGCCGGGTGAACGTGAAGCTTGCGCCGCCGGTGCTCTGGTCCCGCCCGGGCGACAGGCCCTTCGGCACTATGCCGATCCGGTACTTCTCCTCCGTGGAGATGAGGGCGCCGGTCTTGCCCTTCAGGATCGCCTCGAGCCCGTCGGTTCCGCCTCCGTACAGGCTGTGGTACAGGCCGACGTCGTCCTTGATCAGCTTGTCGACGTCGACGTCGAACCGGTACCAGCGGTTCCAGCCGGTGCCGTCGAGGAACTCCGACGTCGGGATCGGCTCGTAGCCGGCCGCCTTGGTCAATTTCTTCTTCAGGCTCTTCTCCCACGCGGCCTTCATCCGCTTGATGTTCTTCTGCGTGGACTCGGCCGGGTTGAACAAGAACGCCGCCTTGCCGGCCTTCTCGTGCCCGGCGGCGCGCGCGACCTTGACCAGGTACAGCAGCTCGAGGTCGTCCTTGTCGGCCAGCTTCGACCCGAGTCCCAGCCTCTCCAGCTGGTCGACGGCGTTCTGGATGTCCCTCGCCGCGACCTTGTCCACGCCCTTCTCGACGACGAGCCGCAGCTTGCCCTGCTTGCTGAACTTGTTGCCGTCGCCGTGCCGGACGTACACGGCCTTGACCCCCTTGCCGAAGTCGATCTCGTACACCTCGCCGCTGAACTGGTTGCCGACGCCGGCCTCCTCGAATATCTCGCCGGCGCGCAGCGCCTTCGCGCCCTCGTCGAACGTCGACACGCGCGTCACCTTCGGCGCGCCAGCCGGCAGGTTCGCGATCTTCTGCGGCCGCGCCTTCCACTTCTGGATACGGTACCCGACGCCAGCCTTCTTCACGTTGTTGTTGGAGCCGATGACTCGCGACAGCTCCTTCTTGTAGTACCTGAACTGCTCAAGGCTGCCGGCGGAGACCTGGCCCTCCGGCATCTTGACGTAGCTCTCCGACAGGTACTTGATCCACTTCTTCGTGTCCTTCGGCAGCTTCCCGTCGCCCCCGGGCCCGAGGTGGAAGTTGATAGACTTCATCGTGCGCTCTATGCCGGCCCACGCCTCGTCGGCGGACGACTGCACCTCCGAGCCCAGCGCGCGGCGCGCGAAGGCGAGGAGCTTCTCGTCGCCGACCGGCCGCAGCTTCGTCTCGAGGATCGTCCGCCGGTTCGTGCCGTACGTCAGGAACTGCATCCCCTCGTAGTCCTCGCCGGCGACGTGCACCGCCTTGCCGGCCCAGCCCGCCTTGCGCACGTCGCGCACTAGCTCCGCGTTGACCGGCGTGACCGCCTTGCCCGGCGCCGCCTCGGCGACCTCGCGCACGGCGGGCGCCGCCTCGCGCCTGGCCTTCTCGAGGTCGTCGTAGAACTTCTCGAGCGTCTTGCGCAGGCCGCGCTTCCGCCTTAGCGCCGCGTCGAGGAACCGCTTCTCGCTCCACTTGGCGAACGGCCCGACCTTCGACTTCGCCGCGCGCGAGCTGTACGGCCGGAGCATCGCGAGGAAGTCCTCCTCCGGCATGTCCTCAACCCGCTTCAGGAACCCCTGCAGTTCGCCCACGTTGAAGTCGAGTCCCCAGGAAGGGCGGATCTCGCCCTTCGCGTACCGCTCGAACTGCTGGTTGTAGTACGAGACCTCGCCGAAGCCGGCCTTGTTCGGGTTGTACGTGAAGGCGATCTTGTCCTTGTCGTAGAACTTGAACAGCTGGCCCTTGTCGATGCCGCGGATCTCGCCGTCCTTCATCAGGAGGAGGTTCTTGCCGTGGCCGTCGTGGTTGCCGATCAGCCAGTCGAACGCGTGCTCCCGCTGGACTATCGCGGCCTGCCGCTTGGTCAGCGACTCGATCGGGACGCCGCCGCCGGCCTTGAGGTCGCCGGTCACGTTCTTGAACAGCCGCTGGATCGAGCCCGTCTGCCCGTCGATCGTGACGACGTGCAGCCTGGCTTGCGGCACCTGCAGCTCCCTGCCGAGCCGGTACGCGACCTCGTCGCCGTACGCGCGGAACTCCTCGCTGACCGGCTTGAACAGCCACTCGCTCCCGTCGGGCGCCTTGTACGACCACTTGCGGTGCGCGCCCTCGAAGACCCTGCTCGTCCGCTTCAGCTGTCTCGCCTCCCAGGGGAACTCCGACTTGCCGACGACGGCGACGCTGTCCTCGGGGCTGACCGGCGCGGTCGGCGGTGGCGGCTTCTCCATGACGGGCGCGGCCTTCGGCTTCGGCGTCGGCTTCGGCACCTTCTTGGGCTTCGCGAGCTGCTTCGCCTTGGACTCGAGGAGCGCGGGGCTGAACACCGGCGTCTGCACCTTCGGCCCGCCGCCGATGTCCGTCTCGAACGGCAGCAGCATCTCGTCCTTCGTGATGTCGACGTCGCACCGGCACTTGAGGTGGAACGGCGGCAGCGCGTTGCCCGACTTGACCAGCGCGCCGGTCTTCTCAGGGCCGGCGGGCCCGACCTTGCCGCCGGTCAGCGCGCGGGCCTTGGCCGGCGCCAGGAACGGCTGGACCTTCTTGACGCCCAGCGGGGACTTCGCGCCGACGACCTTGCCCACCAGCGCGGCGCCGTCCTTGGTGTAGAACTCCTTGCCGTCCAGGAGGTTGCACGTCTCGCAGGTCCGGTGGTCGCCGGGGTTGACGACGGTGTACTTGTTGTGCCCGACCTTCTCGAACGATCGCAGGTGGCCGGTCGCGCGCGCGACCGTCGTGGCGTTGGCGACAAGCCCCTCGAAGTACGAGGTCGCCGTGCCGCGGAACCCGCCAGGCACCGAGACGTTGGCGAGGCCCGCCTCGACCAGCTTCCGCATCTCCTTGCCGGCGGCGACGCGGCCCATCCCCGCCTTGACCTGTTCCTTCGCCGCGGCCGCGATCGTCGGCGAGACGTTGCCCTTGTAGTGCTGGCCGATCCAGAACACCTGGTGGTCGTCGAACGCGTCGAGCGCCGCCTCGTCGACAAGGTCGAACGAGACCTTGACCGTCGCCTGCATCGGCTTCTTCGGCACGTACTTCTCGACTGTCTGGTCGGGGAGCTTGGGCGTGTCGTACCGCAGCTCGGCTTCCACCGTGCGCATCGCCCTGTCGAAGCCCGACTGGCGGGCGAGGCGGTAGGCCTCGCGCATGTCGGCAAGGAACCTGTCGGTCACGCGCCCTGGCCACTGCTCCATCGTCCGGTCGACCACGGCCAGCGCGCGGCCGACGTCGCCGGCGCGGACCGTGTCGCCGGGCCCGCGCGCCAGCATCTCGGACGCCTGTCGCGCCGCCTGCCGCGCGAGGTCGGCCCACTGCGCGGCGACGAACCGCCGCAGCCTCGTCTCGATCGCGGCGGTCTGCGCCTGCTCGTCGACCCTCAGCGCCTTGAACACGATGTCGTCCGCCGCGTGCAGGCCGTCGTACAGCAGGTCGATGTGCTGCGCCCGGAACACCCGCTACTCCTCCTCGCGTCCCTCGTCGTGCTCCAGCGCGGCCTCCTCCTCGAGGGCGGCCGCGAACCGCCCGCGGATCTCGAGCAGCGTCTTGACGACGTCCGCCGGCGCGGTGTCCGGGCCCATCAGCCCGGCCAGCCGCTTGAGCGCGGTCACCGACTGCCCGACCTCCGCCGCGTCGCCCTGGTTCTTGACGGCCTCCGCCATCGACAGGCTGAACGGCAGGTCGAGGTTGAACCGCTCGTCCTCCGCGAAGTCCGGCAGGTCCTGGCCGAGGATGTCTGCGAGGATCAGATCGGCGCGCCGCGGCGTCATGCCGCCCGTCTTCTCCGCGCCGGCCAGGATCCTCACCAGCTCGGAGTTGTCCGTCGTGTTGGGGCTGTTCGACTTGTAGTCGTGGTACAGCACGCCCATCTCGGGGAACAGGATCCGGTTGATCCAGTCGTCGAAGTCGTCCCGCTCCGGCGCGAACACCTGCTCGTCGGCGAGGCGCCTCGACGTGTCGGCCGTCGCGCGCGTGTAGTCCTCCGACCTGCCGACGAAGATCGGCGGCAGCCGGTACGACACTCGCACCTTCTCGCGCGCGCTCCTCGAGTAGTTCTGGAACAGCGCGTCCTTGATCTGCTCCGACGTCATCGGCTTGATGTCGATCTTGATGTGGCCGCTGTCCTCCCCCTCCTCGCCCGTCGACTCCGCCTCGATGACCAGGACCTTGCTGCGGTTGTCGTCGCCCTGCAGCTTCTCGATGAACTCGGTGACCCGGTCGACGGTGTCCTGCGTCAGCTGGCCGTTGGCGACGGCGATGACCATGCTCGGGATGTTGTTGTTGCAGAACGTGACGTAGTTGACCTCGCTGGCCTTGCGGTCGCCGAACATGTCTAGCAGCGCGCCGATGTAGCGCGGCAGGCCGTACGGCGAGCGCGTCGAGTAGATCTTCCAGTGGACGACCTCGTTGGCCCGCTTCGCCTCCGGGAAGTCGGCGAGGTCCTTCTTCGGCACGAGCTCGCCGGTCTCGCAGTCGTAGACGCGCGGGTCGCCGAACTCCTTGAACCACCGCTTCTTGAAGCCGGCAGTCTGGGTCGACCTCGTGCGGATCACCGAGCTCACCTGCACGAACTTGCGGAACCGCTCGCGCACCTTGATCCTCTCGATGGCCAGCCCGCCGCCCTCGCGAATCTCGAGGATCGGCATCTCGACCAGGACCGACCGCTCCTCCAGCGGCGTGAGCCTGACCTGGTAGGACCGCATGTGCTTGAAGTACTGGACCTTGCCGTCGGCGCCGCGCACCACCTCCCAGTACCCGTTGCCCGTCGCCTCGATGTCGCGGCGCGTCTTGCGGCGCAGCGCGCGGAACGAGTCCTTCATGCCCGCGTACAGGAAGAAGTTCTTCAGCCGGACCTTCTCGGCGGCGACCCGCTCCACCACGCCGGCCGGCGCCTTCTTGGCCTCGACGCGGGCGACGAGGCGGTGGCCGAAGCCGTCGATGTTCTTCTCCATCGCGTCGACGCAAGGGCCTAGCTCGCTGTTCGTCTCGGTCATCGTCGTGAGGACGAACAGGTCGAACGGCGGGCTGATGACCCGGCCCTTTGAGATCAGGTCGGACCAGGGGTCCTCGTCCGGGACCTGCTTCGACTCGCCGTACTCCTCGCCGGCCTGCTTCTCGACCGGCGCCTGGATCACGAGCGCGCGCAGCTTCGGCAGGCGCGGCGACGGCGCCACGATCGTCTTGGCCTGTGACTCTTCTCCCATGTCCCTAGCCTCCTATCAGTCCGAACTTCTTCCGCTCCGGCCGCTTGCGGCCGGCCTTCCGCCGCGCCGCGCGGATCGCGTTGTCCAGCGAGTCGAAGTAGTCCTTCGTCCCCCTGCCGTTGGGGAACCTCACGAGGTGGTCGATCGGCCGCGCGTGGACGCCGTCTCCGAGGAAGAACATGCGGTGGCCCTCGACGAGCGGCGCCAGCTTCCAGGCGCGCGTAGTCTTGTCGAGCTGCGTATGAATCGGATAGACCACCATACCCGGCCGCTTCTCCTTCAGCGTCTGCCGCAGGATGTCCTGGTACTGGTTGATCTCGACCCCGGTCCGCAGCGGCTTCCACTTGTCGTAGAACTCGAGCACCTTCGCCTCCTGCCGCGACGCGCGAAGGTGCTCGAGGTAGTAGTCCAGCAGGTACGAGAAGAAGTCGTCCTTGCGGATCGAGCCCAGGATGCCGACGACGGAGATCGCGAAGAAGTCGTTCTTCTCCTTGTCGCCGACCGCCATGTCCACGCCCATGTAGACCTTGAGCCGCGTGAGCGCGGGGTACTCCTCGGCGTCGAGCTGGATGCAGTCGTTGTGCTGGAACACCTCGCCGCGCATCGCCTCGACGTCCTGCTGGTACTGCGCGCCGAACCGCAGCACGCCCATCTTCCGCCGCTGCTTCTTGAAGAACGCCGGCGGGTACAGCTTCGGGTACGGCGAGTTCTCGCGCTCGTCCAGCGCGGGGATCGTCTGGGCGTGCTCCTTGAGCTCGTTCTCCTGGAGGTGCTCGTACAGGTCCTCCGGGCACTGGCGCGTGCCGAGGATGTGGTGCTCGCCGCAGTGCTCGACGCCCGGGCGCGGCGGCATGATTAGCGGCGTGTACGTGTGGTAGAACCAGTTCTTTACCTGCTCGCGCGTCGCCTCGGTGCGGCTGTTCTTCTCCACGACCAGGTCGTCCGTCAGCGCGACCTCGAAGTGCTTGGACGTGATGGACGCGTCGACGCCGATGCAGGTGACGCTCGCCTCCTTCGAGCCGGTCGCCTTGCCGACGACGTCGATCTCGTAGGTGTCCCACTTCGCCACGACCTTCGGGTCGTAGAACGGGCCGAACACCTCGATCAGCCGCTCGTTCCCCTCGAGGTGGCCCTTGATCTCCCGAAGAAACCCGGACGCCGTGCCCTTGCTCTCCGACGCGAGCAGGATGTGGAGGTCGCGGTTCTTGCACAGGTAGTGGATCGCCTTGGCGACGGTGCAGACCGTCGTCTTGCCGCCGCCGCGGAACGAGAGCTGCAGCGACTCGGGGTGGAGGAACTGCCACTGCATCATCGCGAGGTGGAAGGGCTCGACGTCGTAGCCCAGGACCACGCTCGCGAGGATGTCGATCCGGTTGTTCTCTACGATCTGGCGGCGCAGCCACTCGTTGGAGGCGGTGCGGTACTGCTCGTAGACGGTCTCGAGCTGCGACCGCTCCAGCTTGTCGAGCTTCTTCGCCGCCCCCCGCACGAGGGGTATGACCTCCGCGCCGCGCACACCCGGTCTACCTGCCGCGGTCGAGCTGGTCGCCCGCCACGAGCACGTCGACCCGGTCGCCGGACGCCCCGACGATAGTGCCCGTCACCTTGACGAAAATAATCCGGCCGCGGACTGGGACGCGCAGGTCGTACGGCGTCTTGGCCGCCGGCGCCGCCTGCGAGATGGTCGTCGCCTCCTGGATGAACGCGCCGGCCTCCTCTGACCAGAACAGCACCTCGATGTTCGGCGACGGGCTGCCGCCCGTCCAAGACGGGACGACGCGCACGACCGCGTACTCGAACCCGGCCATGTTCATCCCGAGCCTGCGGTCGGCGATCGCGCCGGCGCCGTCGACAGCGGCGAGCTGCTTGCGGTGCACCGTGAACTTCGGGGCCTGGTGCGGCGAGCCGCCCTGCTGGACAGTGTCGAACATCCGGATGTTCGACAACGGTGTGTACGGTGAGAATGGCATGCTCTCCTCCTGGTGCCGACCCCCGGCGCGGCGAGAGGCTCAGGCGTCGTACCGTCCGTGCCGAGCCGCGCCGGGGCCGACGAGCTTGCTGCCTAGTCGTGGGCCTCGTAGTAGACCTGCTCGCCCGACACGTTCATGTCAGCGTCAGCCCCAACCGTGAAGCCGTTGGCCAGCGGGGTAATCCCGTTGCTGGTGATGAAGGACCGCTGGGCGGTGTCGTGGTTCGCTTCCTTCCACGCCGACGCGTCCGGCATCTCCTTGTTCCAGTAGAACGTGCACAGCCCGCCTGACGCCACGTTCATCAGCTTCACGACCCGAGGCCTGAAGCCGAGCTTCGTGATGTTCAGCGCGCTCCCCGTCCCGAGGAACGACCCTGTCGCTACGATACGGTCTGACATTGCTCACCTCCCTGGTTGAGTGCGCTCTTGACAGCTGCCGAGACGTCAGAAACCCGGCAGCCTGCTCCGACATGGCGCTGGAGCGCGGAAGTCACTGATCCCCCTCGCCGTCCCGCAGGACGCGCCGGCCGCCGTAGACCTTGGTCCTCGCGTGCGGGCGGGCGCGTGCGACAGGCTGCTTCGCCACCTTCTCCGGCACGTGGAGCGGGCCCGGGTCCAGGTCGAGCAGCGAGCCGTCGCCGTGCCGGACGACTAGCGTCTGGAACACTTTCATCTCGTTGACGATGTACTGGCGGAACTGCGAGCTGTTCAGCTTCTTGACTGCCTCGCCGGCGGCGAGCCCGCCAGCGGCCGCGCGCTTCCTGACCAGCCCGAGCTCCTGCCCGCTCTTGAGGACCCGGTCCAGGATGTCGGACTTGGCGCGGACGGCGCCGACGATCGCCGAGACGTTCTTCTCCTTCTCGTAGTCGTCGATGATGGTGTCGAGCTCCTTGATGCACTGGCGCTGGTCGAGGACGTACCTAGCGTAGGTGTGCTCGGTCGGCTCGGCGCGCGCCGCCTCGGCCTCCGCGTCGAGCAGCTTGCGCTTCAGCTCGGCGACCTCCTCCCACGCGATGCCGACGCGCTCGGCGATCTCGTCGTCGTTGAGGCCCTCGACCATCGCGCCGCGCAGGCGCGCGAGCGCCATGCGCAGGTCCTTCCCCGTCAGCTTGGCGGCCATGCCTTCGAGACTAACCGCGCCGGCAGGCGTTGTCCACCCGGCACCCTGGGTTGAAGTGCCAGGCCGCCAGGGGGTTGAAGTGCGCAGAAAAGAAAACCGCCCCGAGCCGTAGGCCCAGGGCGGTCGGTGGTCCGCTTCTCCCTAGCGGGCCGCTACTGTACCTCGTTCCCCCACGATGTCCAACCGTCGCGGAGGGACCGCGCGAACATCTCCAGGCGAGGCGGCGGGCTGACCAGCTCGACCCGCTCGTAGAACTCCGCGGGCTTCGCGCTGTGCCTGCCGCGCGGCGCGACGACGACGCTTGGTAGGCGGTTCGCCGGCGGCGGCACCATCGCCCTGCCGCGCACGCCGAACAGGAGCAGTTCGTGCGCGCCGCGGAAGTACTGGCCGAGCCCGATCTGCAGCATGCCGCTCGCCAGTCCGATCAGGTAGGTCGGGACCGGTACGACGCTCAGCTCGAGCTCGGCCATCTTCACCCACGCCAGGTTCGTCACGTACCGGAACCCGAGAAGCGGGAACAGCGCGACCGCGTGCGGCAGGTAGTTGTTCGTCGTCCACACCCACAGGTGCGAGTCGTCCGCCGGCCGGAACGCCGGGCTCGACCCGATCACCCGCGGGATGTCGTGCGTGGACAGCAGCGAGTAGTGGCGGTCCGCGCCGCGCTTGACCTTCCCGGCGCCGCGCTCCGGCCACGGCGGGTCGATGATGATCGTGCCGAACTCAGTCCCGGACGACAATGGTCCCGTCCTCTCCGACGCAGGCCTCGACGCGCGACGCGCCCTTGAGCCGGCGGCGCAGCTCGCCGAGCCCCTGGAAGTACCCGGTCAGCGCCCAGTCCACCGCGACCGGCAGCGGCAGCGGGCGCGGGTCGACCCGCAGCTCGGAAGCGACCCGCTCCACGGCACGCGCCGTCAGCTCGTCGACGTCGCGGGTGTCGAGGCACTTGACGCGCCTCTCCGGGACCGTGCACTGGTCCGGGCCGCCGTCGACGACGAGGTAGGTGCGGCAGACGACGGGGCGGAGCCGGTACACGACGCAGCGGTCGTCCTTGTCGAGGAACGCGCACCGGATCCCGCGCTTGAACCACCCGACGTTGGACATGCCGGGCTCGGCCGACATGTTCCTCTGCCGCTGGATCTCCGCGAGCCCGACGTCCCGCAGCCACCCGATCCCGTCCGGGAGCTGGACCAGGTCGGAGACGACGAGCAGCGCCTCCGGGATCGACGTCATCACCATCTGCCGGCAGCAGTGCGCGCAGCCGGCGCCCTCCCTGAGGCACGGCGACGACGCGCGCAGGTCCTCGGGTATCGTCTCGACCCACCTGTCGACGACCGCGTTGTGCGCGACCAGCGGCTTGAGCGCCTCGCGTATCCGGCTGCCCGGCGGCTTGGCCGCGCTCCTGAAGTTGCTACCCCACATGCTTCACCTCCTCGACCGGGACCAAGCTGATGAACAAGTCGCTCCGGTCCGCCAGGGTGACGCACGGGTCCAGGACGATGCTGATGAAGCCGTCCCTCTCCCAAGCGGCGCCGACCCTGAACGACGGCCCGACCGCGGACGGGGCGCCGTCGGCGACGGTCTTCCTCCTGACCACCAGCGTGTGCGTCGGCTTCGCGCCTCTCATCACGTCGCCTCCGAGATGTCCAACTCCTCGAGCCGCACCGCGCGCTTCATCGCGCGGGCGAACGCCCACACGCCGGCCGGCGCCTCGTCGGTCACGACCACCACGAAGTACGGCCTGCCGGTGCCGTCGACGCACGACTCGTCGAAGTCGCCGCGGCCGAGCTCGGCCCGGAACGCGTCGACCTCCTCGTCAGTCGCCTCGCGCATCCACGAGACGCCATCCTGGTTGAGCTCGGCGAAGCCCTCCGCGCCGAGCAGCAGTGTCGTTGTCCTCATCTCGCCACCTCCATTTCATCGACCAAGCGACGAAGATGCATCTTGTCGCTCTCCTCGCGCTCGATCACCATGTCCATCGCCTTGCGGTCGACTACCTCGTCGAACGCCGCCTCGATAACCTCGTGAAGCACCGCTGGCTCGAGGGCGTCGACCTCCCAGCACTCGTGGCCGTACCTCTCGACGAACCCGCCGGCGCGGCTGTCCGTCAGCTTCGTCGGGTTTGGCGGCGGGTCGTACTCTTGGACCTGCTCGATCGTCAGCGCGACCTTTCGCACCTCGAGATCAAGCACGCCGCACGTAAACAGCTCGAGCCGCTCCTCGATGTCGCGCACCATGTCCTCGCCCGACGGGTCGAGGTCGCCCAGGTAGAAGACGAAGACGCGCCGCGCGCGGCGGCCCCGCTTCCGCAGGCGCTTCGCGCTCTCGTACATGGCACTGGACGACGAGTACCCCTTGTTGACCATCAACGTCGCATGGTAACGCTCCGCGATCGGTTCGAGCACGCCGGCCAAGGCCTCCTTCTCGACCCACAGTTCCGCGTAGTTCGGCTGGCCGCCCCACCGCGGGAGGCGGAACTGAGACAGCGCCGCCTCGACCAGGTCGGCGACGCTGTCCCACTCGCTCGGCGTGTTGGGCTGGCGGCCGCGGTCCTCGATCGCGTCCCAGTCTAGCATCCCGGCCAGCCGCGCCTTGGACACGATGGAGCCGAGGTTCTTGTAGGACCTCTCCGTGTTGGGGACCAGGCCGCGAGCGACGAACTGGTAGTACAGCTGCCGAAGCGTCAGCTTGTAGCCCTGCTCCATGTACTCGTTGACGATCGCGTCGCACTGCGCGACGCGGTCGGCCGTCTCGCGCGTCGGGTTCCAGCAAACGAACGCCTGCTTCATCGCGTCCTCCTCTCGTTGCCGTTGGTCCTGATGCCGTCGACGAACACGCCCGGCGGAGGCGGCGCCTCGCCCGAGCCGTCATCCTTCACGGCCGTCAAGATCGTCACCTTCACCCAAGCCGCCGTCCCGCCGTCGCCCTCGCAGGCGAACGGCATCCTCCCGATCGTGGACGCGGCCACCACGTAGCCGAGCTTGCGCAGCTCGACCGCGCGGCGCTTCGCGTCGTACGAGTCCTTGAGGTACCACTCCTGCACACAGGTCGACCAGCGCACCTGGCCGAGGCACTGGATCGGCCCCTTCTTGCGGGACATCCGCGCGATCCGCTCGTCCTGCTCCTTGACGCGCTCCCGCAGGTACTCCAGCTCGTGCGCGTCGCCGCAGCAGTACTTGTCGTCGCCGCGGCTCGCGGGCACGACGCGCCCGCAGACCGGGCACACGCGCTGCTCGTCCTCGTCGACCCTGACTCGTCGTCTCGTCATCTCGCCCGTCCCTCCTCGCTGGCTTTGGTGAAGTTGTCGATGAACGCGTCGGCCTCCTCCGGGCCGCCGACCGGGACCAGCATCCCGTCGCCGACCACGTACCAGCCGTCGGACCGCTTGACCTTGCGGAGCTCGCCGCTCGTGTCGAACTCCATCCCGTCGGTGAACCTAATCGTCACGGTCGGCCTCCTCCACGAGCTCGAGGTACTGGCGGAGAATCTTCCACACCCCGAGGTACGCGTTGTGGCGGCCGAGGCGCCTGTCCTCGACCGCGTTCTTGAAGTCCTGGTAGTTGACGTCCGTGACCACCAGCACCATCGCGGCGGCAAGAGCGCGCTCGCTCGCCTCCGCACGGTACCGGTAGTCCGTCCCGCCGAGCTCGATCGTCTCGCCCAGCGACGGGCAGTACTTCTCGCGGAACTTGTCGATGTCCTCGCGCACTCGCGCGCGGAGCTGGAGCCGCTCGCCGTCGGGCGTGCGGTTGATCGAGTAGAAGCCCTGCGTCGTGAACACCCACATCAGAACCCCCTCTCGACACGACGGTCGAACTCGTCGCTCGCCCGCTCGAAGTCGGAGTAGTAGTGGCCCCACGTCCACTCCGCGTCGCCGTAGTAGTGCAGCGCGGTCACGTACCGCTGGAACCGCGGCAGGCCCGCCGGCCGTTCGCGGTCGCCGCGGTCGACCAGCACGATCCGGCTTCTTCGCACGCGCTCCCTTAGCGACAGGTCCCGAGACCTGACGACCTGGTACCCGTGCAGCAGGTCGAAGTTCTCGGACGGCCGCGCGTCCTCTCGCTCGAACGCCGGCGCGCCAGTGCGCCTCTCGTCGAGGCGCGCCAGGCCCTCGACGAAGCTTCGCGACAGCGAGCGGTCGGGCGCGCAGTACCCGTCGGGCTCGTCGCCGAGCAGCGCGCTCAGCTCGTCACGCAGGCCGAAGCACCCGTCGCACTCGCAGTCGCTGCCGTGGTGCGCCATCACCAGCGCCCGGTCCAGCAGGTTGCGCGCCGCGATCAGCGCGCGCGCCAGTTCCTTGTCTCTGTTCATCCTAGCCTCCTTGTCTCGTGGTTGTCCTCGCGAAGCAGGCGCGACACCTGCTTCGCCCTCCACCTCCCGCTCGCGCGGGGGAAGAACCCGTCGGCCTCGAGGGCGCGCCCAATCTGCCGCAGCGACAGGCCGCGGCCGGCGTGCGCCCGCGCCTCGTCGATCGCGCGCGCCTCCCACATGTTGCGGCGCAGCCGCCCTGCGTGGTCGAGGCGGAACCCGAACGGCACGCCGCCGCCCGTGTACTCGCCCTGCGACCGCTTGAACGCGAGCGCGGCCTTGGTCCGCTCGCTGATCGTCTCGCGCTCCCACTGCGCCACCGCGCCCAGGATGTTCATCACCAGGCGGCCGCTCGCCGTGCGCGGGTCGAGCTGCTCGGCGACGCTCAGCAGCGTGAACCGCTCCCCGAAGTACTCGTCGATCAGCGACAGCAGGTGGGGGAGCGACCTGGTGAGGCGGTCTAGCTTCGCCACGACCAGCGCCTCCGCGTGCCCGTCCTCTAGCGCGTTGGTCGCCATGCGGAGCCCCGGCCTCTCGGCCGCCGACCCGCTGACGCCCTCGTCGACGAGCACGTTGACGAGCTCGAGGTCGTACAGGCGCGCGTACGCGGCGATCCTGTCTCGCTGCGCCTCCACGCCGACGCCGTGCTCGGCCTGCTCGTCGGTGCTCACTCGGATGTAGCCGACCGCCCTCACGCCCGCCTCCTCTCCCGCCGCAGCGCCGCGGCGAACCCCTCGAGGCCGTCCTCGCCGAACAGCTCGGCCGCGATCGCGGCGTCGCTCACCATGCGCTCGACCTCAGTCGTCGACAGCTGCCGCGCGTCCTCGCGCTCCCGCGCCCGCTGCCGGCGCCTAACCCTGTTCCTCCGCTCCTCGTTCGTCACGTCGTCCTCCTTGTCCGCGGCACCGTGCCGCTTGGCCCCCGCCGCGCCGGCCAAGGTCGCGGCGGGGCAACGGTCGCTCGCGCGACTCGCGCTGCTAGAACGCCATCTCGAGCACGCGGCCGGCGGCGCGGTCGAGGCCGAGCCGCTCGTTGGCGAACGCCGTCTCCTGGCTCAGCTCGGTCAGCCCGGATGAGATGGCCCACGGCGTGTTCGGGGCGCCGTACCGGTCGGCCTCGACGGCCCGGTCGTACGCCGCCTTGATCCGCTTCTCGCTCAGCTCGCCCACGCGCTTCTTGCGGGCGAACTCGAACACGGCCTCGACGACCTCGTCCCGCGTCGCGCCGAGCTCGAGGGTCGCGGCCCGCTTCAGCCCTGCCTCGTCGAGCGACGCCGCGCTGTCGGCGTACTCGCGCAGCTCGCACACGACCTTGCCGACGCCGTCCTCGAACGAGCCCTCGCCGACGTGGCGCACCCGGATCTCCTTGACGCCCTGCGCGCCCCACACGATGTGGTTCCCGCAGACGTGGTCGAAGTACCCGAAGGTGAAGCCCCACGACCCGGTGCCGATCTCGTTGTTGAACAGGAAGGCGAACCGCGACAGGCCGCCGCTCGGCCCGTCGATGGCGTTCTTGTTCACGACGAACACGAACATGTCCTTGTCGGACACGTACGCGCCGGCGGGCCCGATCGTGTCGCCGACCCCGATGGAGGTCAGCCCCTCAATCCCGCGGATGTCGTCCTCGGTGGCCGGCCGGATCCGCGGGTCGGCGCACCGCGAGGGCGAAGGGCGAGCGGGCGGCACGCGCCAGCCGGAGCCGAGCATCGACCTGGTGCGCGCGAGCAGGTCGGAGTGCCACAGCCGCTCGTACTTCTCGCTGGTCATGGCGCGCAGCCCGAGGCGCTCGTCCCCCTTGTGGAGGAGGAGCACGCAGCTGTCGCCGTTCTCGTCGCCGCTCCTGGCCTTGAGCCGCTCCCCGAGGCCCCAGTTGATGTTGTCGGCCGCGAGCTGAGCGGGCTGGCGCGCCGCGACCGAGTGGGGGAACCTCGCCCGGGCGCACAGCTGCCCCGTCGCGCTGAAGGTCGGGAACGCCGGCTTCCCCGACTGCCCGACCAGCGCGAGCTCCCCGTCGATCGCCTCGACGTGAAGCGCGTCGTACGGCACGTCCTTCGCCTCGCGCGCCGCGTTCTTCATAGCCAGCGCCGCCACCTGCGCGTCGTCGAGGCCCCAAAAGGTCTCGTCGGCCGGCCGGCTCGACCACTGGTTGCTTGCCTTCATCAGATCCATCTTCTTGTCCTTTCCGCCGCGGCTAGCCGGCGTGCGTCGTCAGGCCGGGAGCCACCCGGCGACCGCCCCGTGGCGGGGCGGTTTCTGCGTCAGTCCGCGTGCTCGAACAGCCCGGCGTCCACCATCGCGTCGACGAACCTCTCGGCCTTGTCGGCGTCGCAGCCGTCGCCGACCTCCAGGTCGACGCCGCGCAGGCGCTTGACGCTCGCCACGAGCTCGTCGACGTACTCGCCGACAGTGCGCGAGGTCGTGAACGCCTCTCCGCGCATCGACTCGACGATCTCGACAGCGGTGCCGCCGAACACGCGGCCGTCCTCCGTGCTTCTAATGAACAAGCCGCACCTCCTCTCCTCCGCGCCGCTCCCTGCGGCGCCAGTTTCCCGTCGCGACCCGCTCGCGGTCCGCGACGTGGTGGTCCTGCAACAGGTAGGTCTCGACCACGTCGCCGTCCTCCAGCCGGATCGTCGTCCGGCGGTAGAACCGCGGGTGGCCCTCGAGGCGGTCGAGGCTAGCCAGCGTCAGCGTGTCGACCTCGTACACCTCGCCGGCGACCTGCCCGGTCGTCCCCCGCGCGACCATGCCCGGGTACGCGCCGAGGTCGAACAGCTCGAACCCCGGCGCGGTCCGCGCCTTCCCGACCAGGTACGAGCCGCGGAGGAACCCGTCGTTGCCCTCGCCCCGGAGGAGCGAGCCGTAGACGAACACCCGGTGGGTGTCCTCCGCGATCAGATCGTCGACCTCGCGGTCGTGCTCGAGGCGGGCGCGCGCCAGCGGCGACACGTTGAAGCCGAGCCGCCGGTAGGCGTCGTACATCCGCTTGTAGTACACGCGCGACACGCGCGACGTGAACATCGCGAGCCCCGTCTGCGCGTAGACGAACGCCTTGACGCGCCGGCCGCGCGGCGTCGCCACGGCGAGCTGGCGCCGCAGGTACGCGTAGGGGTGGCCCTCGAAGGCGTCGAGCGCGTAGACGTCGGCGGCCGACAGCTCGTACAGCACGCCGTCGACCCACGCCCCGGCCTCGCGGACGACGTCGGCGACCGCGCCGTCCCACGACCCGGAGTGGCCGCCGAACGCGATCCGCCACCCGTCGAGGCGCGCCCGCGACACCGGGCGCGACGACGGGCACCTCTCGCGCATCTGCCGCGCGACGAGGTTCGACCCGAAGGCGAAGTACAGCTGCCGGCCCTCGAGCGGCTTCTTGCCGTTCCTCCGTCCCATCCTACGCCTCCCTGAAGTACGCGCGGCCCAGCGTCAGGCCGCCGCCGGCGGGGACGCGCGCGTCGTCCTTCGCCATCTCCAGGCCGAGCCGCACGCCGACCTGCCCGGCCTTCGCCACCGACCGCACGCACCACGTCTTCGCGTTGGCGCGCTCGGCCTCCCGGTACACCTTGTCCATGATCCGCAGCGCCTTGCCCCGGCGGACGCCGAGCAGCCGCGCGACCCACGCGACCTCGAGGCGGCGGAACTTCCGCCGCTCTACCGTCTGCTGTCTCTGTTGCCTCGACATCTCCGTTCCTCCTTGTCCTGTTGGCTGTCTCGTCAGGGGCACGTTGCCAACGTGCCCGACGCGGCGACACTCTGCCGCGTTTCGACTTCAGTTAGCCTCGATCTTCTCCACGCCGTCCGTCACGCTCCGTCCGAAGGCGCACGGCGTGCCGTTGACAGGCGGGTAAAAATTGCGCTGCTCCGCTTCGACCTCCTTGCCGCCGAACACGCGCCGGGTCGCCCGGATCACGTACCGCGTGCGACCCTCAATCCGCCTAAACTCCACGACCTCTCCCTCGACGTAGCACGCGTCCTCGCCAACCTCGCTCCGGTTGAGCGTCGGAAAATCAAAACTGCGCACCATGTCACCTACCTGGATGTTGTCGTTCCTGTTCGTCATCGCTGTCTCCTTGTCCGTTCAGCGGGCTTGTCACGCCCACGGCCGCGCCGGCTTGAGGTCATCGCCGCCGGCGCGCCGGCCGCGACCGCGACCTCACCACCGTCAGCTGGAACTCGCGGCCGTCGCCGAAGCTCACGACCAGCCCGCGGTCCCTCGTCAGCACGCCCTTCTCCTCGAACGTGTCCCACCGGAAGTCGCGCAGCACAGCCGACGCCTCGACCGCGGAGTCGCCGCCGCTCTCGCCGTCGGCGTACAGCGCGCCGGCGAGGATCTCCGGCAGCTCGTCGCTCTCGCCGAACGCGAGCGCCTCGAACACGCCGTACAGGAAGGACTCCATCTTCTTCTCGGTCATCATCGCGCGCCTCTCTCGGCTCCAAGCGCCGACTGGTAGTCGGCCTCTGTCAGCCGAGAGCCGTCAGCGTACCGGACCTCGCGGTCGGAGTACCCGCCTTGCCGCCGACACCCCGCGCGATCCCGCTCGAGGCACCGCACCGCCGCCTCGATGGTGCGGTGGTAGTGGCCGCACGATCCTCTGACGGGGCCGCTCGTCGTGTATCGAGGTCGGCCGGCCTCGATCTCGTCGTCGATCGAGTCGAGCACGTCATCCAGGTCCGCGCCGGCCCAATCGTCGCGTAGCATCATCGCCACGCCGTCTCGCCACCCGCACCGCGTGTACCCCGCTCGGTCGTCGTCGCTCATCTGGCCCACGATCTCCCGCGCAATCCATACGATCTCCTTGCGTGTCATTGCTCTCGCCTCCTTGTCCGTGCCGGGCGCCGTGCCCGGGCTTTGGCCCGCGCCGCACCAAGGTGCGACGCAGTCGGTCTCGACGCGCCCGACCGGCCGGCAGCCGGGACGGGCTGAATGATGGCGCAGTCAGCGAGATCCGCTCCGCCGACCGGTCGCGCGCGTCGAGACGTCTGCACTACCTCTTCTCCTCTACCGCGACGAAGCCGCCGCCGTTGTTGTTGACGCTCGCCGACCAGTCGGCGGCCGGCGTCGCGCTCGCCACCGCGAAGCGGACGAGCACGAAGACCGTCGTGAGGAACCTACGGGTCACCGCGCCACCCGAGCCGGCCCGCGGCGGTACTCGACGCCGTTGCCCACGGCGTTGATGTTGCGCTGCCCATCGAAGGTCGGCGCGTGCGTGTCGCCGGCGCGGTACACGCGGCGCGACACCCGGTTGTGGTTGTGGTCCCGGCCCGACCAGCCGCGGACCGCGCTCGTCACGCTGACCACGACGGAGGTGCGGTGCCGCCGCTCCGTCGTCTCGACCCGGAAGCCGAGCCCGTTGGCGCGCTCCCAGCCGAAGGCCTCCGCCGCGCCGAGCCACGCGCGCCGCATGACGCGGAAAGCGGTCGCGCGGTCGACGCCGAGTTGCCGGGCGACCCACGCGACCTCGTCCCTCTTGAACTTCCGGCGGACCGTCTCGTTCCTCGACGGCATCAGACCGCCCTCCGCGACACGCCGATCCGCCCCTCGGTCGCGTCGGCCGCGTCGACGAGCTGGCGCGCCAGCTTGCGCGCGTCGCGCGGCGTGAACGACGTGCGCGCGAACTGCCCCGGCATCGTCGCCGTGCCGAGCAGGCTGCGGATCGCCAGCTCAATCCGGCCGCGGTCCGCCACCACCGTCGTCTCCCGTCCTCTGATCTCCCACTTTCCGAATAGCAGCATCTCGCTCCTCCTTGTCCGTGCTTCGTTGGCCCCGCGCGGCGGAGTCGAACCGCCGTCCCGCACCGTGCCGCGGGGGCGCCGCGCCCCTACGCGGCCGCGGCCGCGCTCCCGTTCTGCGTCCGCTTCTTGCTCGTCCCCTTGAGGTGCGAGGTGAGGTGGTGGCGGCAGACCTTGAACTCGTCGCCGACCAGGCCGAGCTCGTGCAGGAACCACCAGAGCTCGTAGCGCGCGTTCTCGGGGTCGAACTCGTAGCCGCGCTTCGCGCTCGCCGACCGCGCGTTGATCGCCTTGGCCGCGATGGCGAGGCAGAACTGGACGTACGACTTGACCTTGCCGGCGTGGAGCACCGAGTTGAAGAGCCGGAACTCGACGGTGCCGCGGTACCACACGTTGTGCAGGTTGAGCGCGTGGTAGCGCGACGAGTTGTAGTGGTCGCTGCAGCGGGCCGGGTCGTAGACGGCGCGCTGGCCGTACCACACGCGGTTGAGCTCGTCGAGGGTCTTGGGCGGCCGCGACCGCGAGAGGAGGCGGTCCATGAAGCCGCGCGCGTTCATGTCCCACGCGTACCGGTCGCCGCGGGAGCGGATGACCTCGAGCGCGTGCTTCAGCATCCGCTCCTTCCGGTAGAAGAGCTTCGCGAGCCTCACGATCGCCTTGGTGTCGAACGCGGCCGCGTCGACGTGGATGTGGATGCCGCACGTCGAGTCGACGCGCGCGCCGGCCCGGCGGACGGCCCGGACGACGGCCTGCAGCGTGTCCATGTCGGAGTACTCGAGGACCGGGCTGACGACCTCCGCGCCGTTGTAGGACAGCGACGCGTCTGTCACGACTTTCCAGTCGCGGCCGCGGTCGTCGCGCACCGTGCAGTGGTAGTCGACGCGCGCGGTCCAGCCCATCGCGCCGGCGATCCCGCGGGCGACGCGCTCGCGACCCGCGCCCACCGTCTCGATCTCGATTCCGAACTTGATCTCTTTCATTCCCGTCACCGTCTCGCTCCTTGTCGTTGACTGCGCCATAAGTATTATTATGACCAGACAAGCGCGTGTGTACACAGCGACTTGTCAAGAGATTTACAAACTATCGTAACCACTAGCTTTCTCGTCCGCGTCGCGAGCGCCAGCGAGAGCCAATCTAGAAGCGAAAACCGCTACTTTCGGCAAGCTATTGTAATAACTAGCGAAAACTTGCCACTCCCGCGCGCGCACGTCGCGCTCGTCGCGCGCCACCGCCAACCGGGCCGCGAAAACAAGCGGTTTCCGCGCTGCCGCGCGACGGGTGGCCACGAGCGCCCGTGTCCGCCGCGGGCGACCCGGCGGCGGAACGTACGCCCGCCCGGGCCGGAGGCGGCACGGGCCGACGTCGCCGCCCCGCCGGCGCCGAACCGCCCTTCCCGCCGGCCGGCCGGCGCGCCGCCCCGGGACCGGCCGCGCGCTATGCCGCACCTGCCGCACCCCGCCGCCCTTGGCACCGCCACGCACCGCCACGCACCGCCGCGGCCGCCCTCGCGCCGCCGACGCGCCGCCGCCTCGAGGCTGGAGGCCGGCGCCGCGCGCCGGGACCGGCGGCCGACGCCGCGGGGCCCGCGCCACGGACGGAGCCAGCGATTCCAGGCACTTGCGCCCCGCCCCTCCAGGCCGGCGCTCGCAGCACTCGCAGCACCTCTGGCCTCGCGGCCAGACGGCGCCCCGCCGGCGCCCCGCCGGCGCACCGGCCCGCCAACGCCACGCGCACGCCTTTCGCCCACGAAAACAAGCACTTGCGTCGCCACAGGCCCGCCCGCCGCGCGCCCGGCCAGCGGCCCCGCCTGGGGACGCCCCCCCCCCTGGGGCGCGCCCGGGGCGCGCCACCGGGACGTCGCGCGAGCCGCCGCCGGCCCGCCACGGACCCGCCGCCCCGCGCCGCTCGCCGCCGCAAGTGCGCGCAACCTCTCGCTCTCTCCGTCCCGCGACCCAATCTCCGCGCGACCAGTCCTGCTCGCCGCGCGGGGCAGGCACGGCATCAATCCGAGGTCGCGCCGCGCTTCCCTGGGCACTGGGGGGGGGGGCGTGCTGGCGCGTGTTGCTGCAGGTAGCGCCACGAGGACCACGAACTTCGTCGGCGACGCGTGACCGCGCGCTCGCGGCGTCACAGAACCGCGCCCGTCGCGCCGCCGTCGCGGCTGGACGGGAAAGCGCAACGGTTACGAGGGCTTGCGCCGCGCCCTCCGAGCCGGAGGCGGGCGGCGGCTCCGAGCGCCCGACGCGTCGCGGCTGGCGACGTCGGCGTCGACGACGCGCCGGAGGCCTGGCCCCTGGCCTGGCTCCGGGCCGGAGCCGGTCCTGTCCCGGTCGATATTCGCCCCCCGCGGCTGCCGTCGCGTCCAGGCGGCGTGTGTGTCGTGGGAGTCGCGGCGTACGTGGTGTCGGCGCGTGGTGCGGGTAGGAGTCGCGCGTTGTCGGGCGTGTGGCGGCCGGCGCGAGGCTGGCCGGCAGGCGGGGGTTCGAGTGCCGCCGTGTGCCGTGCCCGGTGTCGCGTTCGTCGCTGTGCGCGCGGCGTGCCGCGCTCCTTCGTCGCGGTCGCTCTCGGCTTCTCGCTGGCGCGGCGAGGTTGGCCTCAGGGGCGCCCTGTTGCCGGGCGGCGTGTCTAGCGGGCGCCGGCGCCCGGCGGCGGCGTGGGCGGGCGTCGCTCGCCCGGGGCCGACGTCGGCGTGTTCGTGTCGGTCGCGGGCGTGGCGGTGCCTCGCAGGCGTCGCACTGCGGCCCGGCGGTCGGGCGGCTCGTCGTAGGCGCCGGCGGTCGCGCGGCCCCGCGCGCGGCCGCGGCCCTGCTGGCGGCAGCCGGCCGCCGCGTCGAGCAGCGCGGCCGTCGCGCGCCCGTCCTGGCAGTGGAAGCCGCCCGCCCGGGCCTGCCGCGCCAGCTCCTCGCCGGCGGCGCCCGGCAGGTTCGCGCGCAGCTCCGCCGCCAGCAGCTCGCGGCCCCGGAGCGGGCCGCGCCTCGCGGCCGTCGCGCGCCCCTCCTTGGCGGCGGTTTCCCGCGTGGCGCCCGCCGTCACGGCCACACCTCGCGGATCGCGCGGTCGGCGGCGGCTCCCGCCCTCTCCTCGAGGCCGTCCGAGTGCCGGAGGCCGCGCCGGCGCAGCACGCCGATCGCGGCGCGCACGGCGTCGGCGCGCACCTCCGACTTCAGCCGCGGGGTGACGACGCGGCCGACGTACCGGCGCAGGGACTCCGCGATCTCCCACTCGATCTCGACCCTCAGCTCCCGCTCGTCGACCGTCACGCCGCGTCCCCGCCGTCTCCGCCGCCGTCTCCGCCGCCGTCCTCGAGGTCCAGCTCCGGCGACAGGTCCGCGCGCGACATCGTCTCGCGGTCGGCGACCGCGCCGCTGTCCAGCCGCTTCAGCAGCCACTCCTTCGCCGTCCAGTCCGGCCGCCACTCGCACTCGACCTCCTTCTCCTCCTCGCCGGCGCGGACCTCCTTGCGCAGCCGGTTCTTCTTCTCGACCGCGTCCGCGATCAGCTCGTTGTACCGCGCGCCCTCCTCCTTCTTCTCGCCGGCTAGCCGGTCGATCTCCTCGTCCGCCTCCGCGAACTCGTCCGCCCGCTTGGCCCGCTCCTTCGCCGACAGCTTCACCGTCAGCGTCCTGAGCTCCCTCTCGCCCTCTCTGCTCATCGTAGACACCGTCCTTTCGTCGTCCGTCGTCCTCAGTTCGCCAGCCGCCCCTCGCGGAACACCACGAGGCGCGAGCCGCTCCAAACCCATGCGCCGCATGTCGCGCAGACCAGCGCGTGCCTCCAGGCGCGCGTGTCGATGTGCGCCCGGATCGGCGCCGGCCGCTCGCCGAGCTCGCAGCACCGGCGGCACGCGACGGCCAGGCCGGGGCCGGCGCGCAGCCACAGCCACGGCCCGTCGAGCGCGTAGCTCTCGACCGGCAGCGCGAACCTCGCGTCTCCCGCATTGCGCGCCGTCACTCGGCGTCCTCGTCCCTCAGCGCCCTCTCGAGGTCGACCCGCTTCTTGAATGTCGGGTCGCTCCAGCGCCGCACCGCCTTCAGCATCTCGTGCGACGCGCCGGCCAGCCTCAGCGCGTAGTCCGCCATCCACGACACGTCGGCGACCGGGAGCTCCTCGCCGGCCTCCGCGCGGCCGCGTATCGAGACGATCCTCGCGGCCGCCGCTGCGACCCTGTCGCGCGTGAGCCGCTCGTCCGCCAGCTGCCTGCCTACCATGTCCTCTCCTCCTCGCCCGAACTCAGCCGCCAGCCCGGCGGCCTCCCTCGCCATCCGCTCGCGCGCCGACGCCGGCAGGTCCCGCCACGGTAGGACCCGGTAGCACGACGGCAGGACCCCCTGCAGCCGCGCCCACATCGACTCCGCGAGGTGCTCGCTCACCTTGCTCCTCCAGCGCCGCCCGCAGCGCCTCCTCCTGCCGCCCGTCCAGTCTCCACAGCCCCTGCCTCCCGCTCGCCAGCACCGGTTCCCGCAGCGCGACGGTGTCCCGCAGGACCCAGCAGCACGGGCCCGCCGCCCAGCGACTCTCCCTGGCTTCGGCGATCAGTGTAGCGCCTCCGGCGCTTCTCGTCACGCGCCCGCCCTTGAGCTTGAACCAGCCGGCGATCGTGGCCACCGCGACGAGGCCTCCGCGCCGGAACGACGAGCGATATGGCAGGCTCCCGACGCCGACGATCCGCGCCAGCGCGAGCATGTCCTCGTCGGCCTCGTAGTAGTAGCCCGCGTGGATCGCGACGCGCTGGCCGACAGCGTCGCGGTTCGGGGCGCGCGTCCGGTTCTCGACGTCCTTGCCGAGGTGCGCGATCGCGTGCGCCCACGGCTGCCTGACCGTCAGGGCGTACACGCCAGGAGCCTCCGCGCCTTGTCGACGACGCGGCGCCACCAGGAGCGCAGCGGCGCCTCGCCCCCGCAGGACGGGCAGCACCAGAAGTCCTTGCCCGGCAACCCGTATGCCGAAAGCCAGCGCATCGCCGCCCCGCACCTCCGGCACCTTGGCGCGCCGCTCACAGCCTCTTCTCCTTGAGAACCGCGCGCACGGCCCCGCACTCGCAGCGCCAGACGTCGTTCCCGTCCTCCACGCTCTCGTACCTCATCCGCTTGCCGCAGTCGCACGTCTGCGGCGACGGGTCGAGCATCTGGTCGACGGCGTCATGCGGCGGGGCGTCGCGCCGCTCGCCGCCGAAGTCGGCCCTGATCCGGTCGGCCGCGACGTCCACATTGCGCGCGCCGCGGTCGTGCAGGTAGTAGACCGTCTGCGTCAGGTCCAGGAACGACGGGGCGAACGGCGGCGCGTCGTCGTCCTCCGACTTCAACCTCGCCTCCGCCGGCGCCTCGCCCACTTCAACCCTATCCGCCCACACGGCCTTCAGCTCCGCGAGTTCGCGCGCTCCGACGATCTCGAACCCGCCGCGCGTCGCCTCACCGAGCATGCCGCGATGCAGCTCCGCCAGCGTCTCGGCCAGGTTCCGGTGGCCGCGCGCGCCGGCCAGTGCCGACAGCAGCGTGGCGACCTCGTCGTCGGCCAGCTCGCCAGCCCTGTCGACTAGCGACTCGCACAGCGGCGCGACGACGTCGACCAGGTCGTCGACCACCGCTGCTCGGTCGCTCGCGCCCATCCGGTCCCACCGGCCGGCGAGCGGCCCGTTCTCGCTGATCCAGCCGACAACCGCCAAGACCGCACGCCTAGCCGTCGCCTTCGCCATTTTTGACTGTCCCATCCTTGCCTCCTTGTCTCTTCCGCTCGAGCGAGCGGACCGTGTCCCTCATCTTGTGGACCTTCGCCGCCAGGCCAGCGAACGCCTTGTGCCTGACCGCCATGCGCGCGTCGCCGCCGCGCAGCAGCGTGTCTACGACGAACGCGAGAATCTGCACCTGGTCCTTCGTGAAGCTGTTAGCCGCCTGTATCCGCTTCGCCATCTATTGTCCCTCCAAGCCCTCGAACGACTCTGGCGGCATCGTCTCCACAGCCAGGTCTCGGAGCAGCTCCTCGACGAGCTCGACCACGCGCTCGCACTCCTCGCAGCCCATCGTCTTCATGTGCGCCTCGTCGACGCCCATCTCGCGCGACAGCCAGGCGTACGCCGCCGGCCGGCTCATGTACCCGCGCCGCCACAGCACGTCGAACGCGTCGTGCGCCCGTATCCGCGCGAGCTTCACGTGCCGGCGCGGCAGGCCGTCGCGGTACCGCCTCACGCGCTCAAGGTCCACCGGAGCCTCCCGCCGACAGGCGGATCGCGCGCAGCGTCCCCGCCACGGTGTCGAACTGCCACGCGTACTCCGGCGCCCGCGCGCCCTCCGGGATCGGGTCGAAGTCCGGCGAGTACGCGACGTACTTGAACACGCGCTCGTGGTACGAGTACTCGCACCGCAGCACGACGCAGCGCGCCATGACGCGGAGCACGTCGCGGGTATTCTCCTCCATGAACACGCTGATCACCTCGAACCGGCCGAGGCGGTCGAGCAGGTCGTCGACCTTCTCTTCGCTCTTCTCTTCGCTCATCGCAGACCTCCACACAGGAACCGCTCCAGCCGCTCCAGCTTGTCGGCGAGCGACCGCACCAGCTCCGCGTGCCTCGGCTCCTCGCCCGCGTCCAGGTACTCCCAGCGCCTCGCGTGGAACTTCAGCTCGAAGGCGAGGCGCCCGATCGTCGCGCGTATCGGAATCTGCCAGTGCGGGCACGTCCACACGGCCTTGATGTCCCGCAGCACCTTCGACTCGTCGCAAGCCAGCTCGATGAACCGGTCCGCCTGCTCCTCCGTCAGCTTCCCGCCTTCCTTCATCGCGCCCTTCCTTCCACCTTGCCGCCGATCGAGAACGCCCCCACGCGACGTCCGTGGATAGGCGGCAAGCGAAACAGCCACCGGAAAAAGTTGACCACTCGTAGCCACCACGGTCGGTACTCTCCCTTGATTATCTTCCACAACCGGTCGTCGTGGACTCGAATCTTCAGAGTCCAACGACCATCGGTGAGGTCCGACTCCAACACCTCGACGTCGCCTCGCTCCTTCATCGCGCCCTCCTCGGCCCGTACTGCCTGTGCCGCCACGACTTCGGCTTGCCCCAGTCGCGGCGGCGCGGTTTCTTTGGCTCGCCCCTCTCCATCAGCCGCGGCCACTCGACGATGATCCCGCGGTCGCGGGCGAACCGCTTGAGCCGGTCCGGCAGCGGCCCCAGCCTCTCCGCGAGCCTGCGGAACTCCTCGCGCTCCTTCGCGCTCAGGTAAGCGTTCCACCATACCTTCAGCGCGCGCTGCAGCTGGCCGACCATCGCCGGGTACTTCCGCCGTACCGGCTGCGGCAGCGCGGCGGCCGCGTACTCCCTCAGCAGCTTAGCCGTCTTGGCGTTCATCTCCCACCTCCGTCACCCGCAGGCGCCCGCGCTCCGGCAGCTTCTCGCCGCACCACGGGCAGTAGACGACGATCGGGTCCTGCGCGCCCGACCGCACGCGGACGAACGGATCGACGAAGTGCCACGTCCACTGGAGCGAGTCGCACGAGGTCCGCAGGTACCGCCTCGCGGCGACGCAACAGCCGTGCAGCTCCGGCTTGCTGCCGATCGCGCGCCTGACGCTAGACTCCATTCGCTCGCGGCTCACTCCGACACCCCGCGCCTCTCCATCTCCTCGCGCCTCCGGCGGTCGCGCTCGCGCAGCAGCTTGTCGAACTCGAACGCGACCAGCAACATCAGCAGGAACACCACGACGCCGTCGCTTGTCACCTCGCCGTGCAGCGCGTAGTCAAGGAGGTAGCCGACCGCGACCGCGAGCGACATGCAGCTCACGGCCTTCAGCCAGCGCGTGTTCATCTCGGCGTCGACGCTCACAGCCAGCCCCGCTTCTCCGCGAGCCAGTCGGTCACGATAAGCGTGCCCTCCGTCCCGCGCTTGTAGACCTCGCTGTCGTCGTCGATCTGCGACTGCGGGATCCACTCGGGCTCGTCAAAGTCTGGCGCCTCGACTAGGATCGCGTCGCCCTTCTCGTGGATGCACCGCGCGCCCTCGATCTCGAAGGCCATCAGCGCACCTCGCCCAGGTCGTCGTCGTCGCCGGCCCGCCCGGACACGCCGGACGCGGCGTCCTTGGCCGAGATCGTGACGCCGGCGACGACCGGCTCGTCGAGCTCGGACAGCGCGGCGATCGCGACGCGGAACCCGTGCAAGCGCCCCGCGCAATGAGTCGCCGAGCGCGTCGCCTCGTGCATCGCGTTCATGTTCGCGAGCGAGACCCGGCCCTCGCCGGCCAACGCCTCGGTCGCGCCAGCGACCACCCGCCCGAGGCACGCTCTCAGCTTCGACTCCTCGAGCTCCGCGAGCGTCGACAGCTTCGCGACGCTCTTGGATATCCGCTTGCGGCGGGCCATCACTCCAGTCCCTCGGTGCCGCGCTCGAGCTGGTCTCGCAGCTCGCGCCGGCACAGCTCGAACGCCCTGCGGTGCGCCTCGCCGCTGGTCGCGTCCTCGACCGAGCACGGCAGCCTCACGCCGACCTCGACCTTCAGCGCCTCGAACTGCGCGGGCTGCACGGTCCGGCCTACGCTGCAGCTCGCCTCCGCGACCGCCCCTTCGATCTCCTCGGGCGTCGTCGACTGCGAGCCGCTATCCGCTCCGGCGTTCCGCCCACTGCGCTTCAGCGACCTGGTCACGCTCGTCTCGCCCGCCGCCGTCGTCTTCCCCGTCTTCTTTCCCGTCTTCATGGTCTCCACCTCCTTGTCCGTTGTCCAGCCCGTAGAACGTGTTGCGCGTGTCGCCGCACGCCACGGGAACCATCTTGCCGCGGGCGGGGTCGATGTACCCGCCCCAGTGCCACGCCAAGCCGCGGCACGGGTCGCGGAACTTGCCGCGCGACCAGTCGTGCGACCGCTGAAGCGCGGCCCTCCAGAGCGGCTTGTGGCGCCTCCAAGACGCCTTCTTCGGCCACGCCTCAGGCTGCGCGAAGTCGAACGACAGCGAGCGCAGCCACCGCTGACGTCGCGTCGGCGAGTGCAGCCCCGGCTCCAGCCCCGCGCAGTACGCCCGGATGATGTCGACGAACCTTATGCGCGGGTACCTCCTCACGCGAGCGTTCCACCGCCGCGCCAGCACGTACGCGATAGCCACGTGGTCCCGCTCCGCCAGCCAGCCGGCCTCGGCAACCATCCCCCGCGCGAGCCACACGTGCGCCCTCGGCGTCCACTGGTCGAGCGGCAGCGGCGTCGGCCGCGCGGCCGCGGTCGACGCGACGAGCGCGGCCAGTATCAACAAAGCTAAGCACCTCACAGCCAGGCCCCTTTCAGGTCGGCGCCTCCGGCATCTCGAGCGAGTAGCTCAGGTCGTCGACCTTGTCGTGCCTCGGCACAAGCGTCCGCGCGATCTCCTGCGTCGCCGGTGCCGAGTCGAAGTCCCTGCAGGAGTATACGTCGAACACGGCGTACCCGCGGTGCGGCCACGTGTGAACCGCGACGTGCGACGTCGACAGGACGACGATTCCGGTCACACCCTCCGGCTCGTCCGGGTCCGGCTCCTCGCCCCGCGTTTCCAGCTGTTCCCTGATGTCGTACACCCACGGCTCGTCGAGCTCGCGCATCCCGGTCGCGCGGACCAGGTCGACGAGCAGCCGCTCCATCAGCGCGACGTCCTTCAGCTTCCCGAACTCGACGCCGTACACCTGGATCTTGATGTGCTTGCCGTGCTCGCGCATCGCCGTCTCCCGAAGTAAGGGGGCGCCGCGCCTCTCTTTTCGACGGGCGGTGGGGTTGCCCGGCTAGAGGGACGTGGCGACGCCCCTTGGACAAGAAGGCGAGAAGGCTCGGCGCCCGTCCTGCAATATACAGCATCAGCTCTCGCCCTCCAAGTCCGGCGACCACCGCTTCACGCCGCGGAAGTGCTTGCCGAGGTACGGGACCGGCTCCTCGAGAAGCTCGAGCTCCGTCACGTCGGCGTAGTACCCGGCCCTCAGCTCGCCGCCCAGACGCGGCATCGACGCCGACTCCGCCAGCGCGACGTACCGGACGCCGGGCTCGTCGCCCGGGATTCCGACGGCCAGGACCTCCGGCCTGAACCTCGCGAACACCAGGCCCTGCGGGATCGACCCGCGCCCGCCGCACTCGCGGCAGTACGACACCTCTCCGATCTCGTGCTCGTCGTCCCAGAACGGGTGCGACGTGTGCCGCTTCAGCTTGATGTACCGTACGTAGAACCACCGCTCGCCGTCGACGACCGCGTACCCGCCGGTGCCGACCTCGACCGCGCCGAGCCCGCGGCACCGGCGACAGTCCTCGCCTCCGTCGCCCTTGCAGAACGGGCACGGGACCTGCTCGGCGCAGGCCAGGCACACGCGCCCGACGCCCTGCGAATGCGCGAGGTACATAACCGCGCCGTCCTTGGCGAGCCCGCGCGCGACGCCGAGGTTCGGCAGCCGCTTGGCCGCTCCGACCTCCCCGGCCTCGCGCACGAAGTCCGCGATCGTCGGCGCGTACTCGACGCCGACCCACGCCAGGTACGACCTCTCTGTCACGCCACCTCCGCCCCGTCGTCCGCGGCGTCTCGGTCCAGGACCTCCGCGCTCTTGAGCAGGTGGAGCTCGACGCCGTCGACCTCGCCCTGGTCGAAGAACAGCGTGACGGGGAACCTGACCGTCTCGCCGTTGAACTCGATCTCCTTCCAGCCGACCGAGTAGACGGTCTCGATCCGGGTAGACCCGTCCGTCGTCTCCAGCCTGCACGTGCTGCCGAGCAACTGCTCGACCAAGTTCTCGATGTAGTCTCCCATGTCAGTCTCCTTTCAAGTAGCTGTCCGCGGCCAGCGACCAAGCCTCTCTGATGTCCGCAGCCACCGCCCTGTTCAGCCGCGCGTCGCGCGTCCTCAGCAGGAACCCCGGGTGCAGCGTCGGCACCGCGGGGATCTCAATCTTACCCCCCTTCCACGGGAACGACACGCGCACCTGCCGCCCACGCCACTCTGTGATCCTGCGGTGCGGCGTCAGGAACTCGAGCGGCGACGCGCCGAGCAGGAGCGCAGCGTTTGGCCGGACCGCCGCGAGCATCGCGTACAGTCTGGCGCGGCAGGCCCGAAACTCGTCCGGCCTTGGCTTGCGGTTGCCTGGCGGCCGGCAGCCGACCGTGTTGCAGACGAACATGTCCCACGGCTCCGGCCCGAGCACGCTCTCGCAGAGCTCGTCGAACAGCGCGCCGGCGTCGCCGAGGAACGGCTCGCCCCTCTCGTCCTCGACCGCGCCCGGCGCCTCGCCGACCACGGCCAGCTTGCCGATGTGGTTGCCGCGCCAGAACACGACGCGTGTCCGCTCCTTGCACAGCCGGCACGCCTCGCAGTTCCGCCAGCGGCGGACGACTCTGTCCAGCTTGGAAGCCGCGTCGCTCACAGCGCGTCCCTCCTCTGCAGCCAGTCGCGGTCGAGCAGGTTGGACTGCCACCGGTGGGTCACGCGGTTGAACACCTGCACCTCCTTCGGGTGGAGGTCGCCCAGCCTGGCGCGACCGTCGCGCAGGCGCACCTCCAGCCAGACGAGCTCGGCCAGCGCGAACGCCTCGCACAGGTCCTCCTCCGTCGTGGTGTGCCTGCCTTTCGGCGTGTCGTACGAGAACCGCTCGAACGTACGGCAGTCGTGCCACCGCTCCTTCGCGAAGTGCGCGACTTCGCGCTTGTCCGCCGTGCCGTCGTGCGCGACGAACATCTTGAGGCTGGACGGGTCGTGCAGCCGTAGTCTGACGCCGCGCCGCCAGGCGAGGAGCCGCAGCAGCCCGCCGACCTCGCCGATCTGGTGCGCGTTCCGCCCCGCGCCGTAGGCGTAGTCCTCGATCCCGACGTACTCCGGCTCGCAGTCGACGAGCACCCGCTGGAGATAGTCCCACCAGAACGCGACACGCCGACACCCGCGCTCGTGGAGGTCCTTGACCTTCGAGAAGTCGACATAGGCGCCGAGCGCCTTCGACTTCTTCGCGACAGCCTGCCGCTCGGCCACGTACCGGTAGTGGGTCGGCTCGCCGTCGCTCAGTAGGACGAACCCCGCGTGGTTCGGCGAGATGTCGACGCCGAGCACCCTGTTGCCGACGCGCGCCATCACTCGAACACCTTGTGCGTCCGGCCGCACTGCTCGCACATCACCCGCTGGTTCTCGCCGAGCGGGCCCGGCACCTTGGTCATCGGCACGTCGCAGTCCGGGCAGAACTCCGTGTAGCGTCGCCGCTTGTTCCTGCGGTACGCGCGCCAGGCCGCCCACCCGAACAGGCGGAGCGACCAGTACATCTTCCCGGCCAGGTACTCCGGCACGCCGTCCTCGAGCAGCATCTCGCGGAACAGCGCGTCGGCGAGCTGCCGCGAGATCGCCCCGTGCTGGTACATGAAGTCGTGGATGACCGCCGCCCGGATGTGGCGCGGGTCGAACGGCGTGCCGGTCGTGAACCACGCGAACCGCGGGATCGACGCGCCGTCGGTCTTGAACCCCTTGGGTATGTGGTACAGCCGGTCGCCGACCTGGAACGACACCGGCAGGTGCAGCGCGTACATGCCATCGGCCGGCAGCGGCTCTAACAAGATTGACCTCGGCATCAGAGCCTCCGAATCGCCCAACCGACGGCGACGACCGTCAAGACCGCGACTCCGACCAGCGTAGTCCCGATCGCGACTATCCCCACGAGAATCTCCGTCATCAGCTAACCTCCTTCAGCGTCGAGGCTCCGCCCGACTTGACGACGTGTACCACGCGCTCGAACGACTCCGCGAGCCCCGGCTCGTGCGTGACGACGAGCACGCTCCCGCGCTTGGCCCGGAGCTGCTGCAGGAGCTGGAGCACGCGCGCCACCCCCTCGCGGTCGAGGCCGTCGAGGACCTCGTCCATCAGCAGCAGGTCGAGCTCGCCCTCGCGCGACGAGACCAGGTCCATCAGCGCGAGGTCGGTTGCGACCTCGAGCTTCCGCTTCTGCCCGTTGCTCGGCGTCGCGCCGGGCACGCCCTCGATCGTCCACGCGATCTCCAGCTCGTCGCGCTTCTCGCCCTTCTTCGACTTCAGCTCGCGCTGCGTGTCGAAGCAGACCGCGATGTCGCCGTCCGACAGCGTCTCGAGGTAGTGGTTCGCGCGCTCCGTCAGGTACGGCATCGTGCCGTCCAGCAGGATCGACGGCAGGCCCTGCACGCCGAAGCCGCGCACCCAGAACTCGTGGTGCGCCACGTCGAGCTGCGCCGCGTCGCGCTTGGACGTCGCCTCGTGGAGCAGGCGCGACAGCTCCTTCGCGCGCTCGTGCGCCTGGTCGAGCGACCGCCTGTGCGGGTTCTCCTTCTTCGCGAGGGCCCCCGCCGCGGCGAGCGCCTCGGCGGCCTGCCGCTTCAGCGAGGCTTTCTCCGTCTTGGCCTCCGCGCCCAGGGCGGCGATGTCCGCCTTCACGTCGGCTAGCTTGCCGTCGGGCACGGCGTTCTCGTAGAGCCAGTCGCGGATACCGTCGCGCTCCCTCGTCAGCCGCTCGACCTCGCCGTCCAGCCGCTCGACCTCGATGCTCGCGGCCTCGAGCTCGCCGGCCAGCTGCCCGCTCCGCGTCTTGAGCTGCTTGGCGAACTTGGCCGGCGCGCCGCGCGCGAGCGGCGCCGTGCAGGTCGGGCATCTGTCGCCGTCTAGGAGGGCGAGCTGGCGCTGCGCGGACTTAAGCTCCTCGTCCTTCGCGTTGCGCGCGCGGCCGGCGGCGGTCAGCTTCTCCTGCGCCTCCTCCCGCAGGCCGACCACCTTGTCGAGCTCGGCGTCCTTCTCGGCGGCGGCGGCGAGCGCCGCCTCGAGCTCGGCCCGCTCGGCCTCCAGCTCCTCCCGCCTCGCCGCTGCGGCGTCGTCGACGGCGCGCGCGCGCCTCGTCAGGTCGATGACCTCGTCGGCCCTCTCCTTGACCTCGCGGTCGTGCTCCGCCTCCCACTCGTCGAACGCGCGCTCGATCTCCTCGACGTCGTGCTCCTCGTACCTTGCGTCGGCCTTGTCGAGGTCGCGCTGGGCGCCCTCGACCTTCGGCCTAAGCGACTTGTTCAGGACGTCGCGCAGCCAGAGCTCGGCCTTGCGGTAGACGTCGGTGCGGAGCGCGCGGTGCAGCGTCTCCTTCTGCGCCGTGTCCGTCGACGAGAAGAACCTGTCGACGTCGCCCTGGCCGTAGAGCACCGTGTTGCAGAAGCCGCGAAAATCCAGACCGACGAGCTCAACGACCTTGGCCTGCACCGCCTTGGTGTCGCCGGGCCACGGCTCCTCGACCGTGGACACGCGGCGCTCGCCGTCCTTCTTCGACCGCATGATGTGGAGCGACAGGCCGGGCTTGCCCTTCGTCCTCCAGCGCCGGACGATCCACGTCTCGTCGCCCGCGGCCAGCAGCACGGCGACCTCCGCCCGCTTGGCGCCCCACCGGATCACCTCGTCGTACCGGTCGCCGTCGATCGTCTCGCCGAACAGGCACCACGTCACGGCCTTGAAGATCGTGGACTTGCCAGCGCCGTTGTTATCGGCCGCGTCAGTGTCGCGGTTCTCGCCGATGACGAGGACCAAGCCGATCCGGTACAAGCCGAGCGACACCTCCTTGAGGCAACAGAAGTCGGTGGCCTTCAGGTGGACGACGTTCGCAGCCGCGCCCATCGCCGCGCCCGGCTCGTTGCGGCCGACCTCCCGCAGCGCGCCGAGCGCGATCTCCTTCAGCTTGTCGTCGCTCAGCCCGTCGGTATTCGCGATCGCCAGGTACTTCGACACGGCCTCCTCCGGCAAGATTACCCCGCCGTCCGTGTCAAGCCGGACCTCGTGGTGGTAGACCGGCTTGTGCAGCGGCAGGACGCGGACGTTCCGCTCGTCCGCCAGCTCCTTGCACCGGACCTCGATCTCCTTCGACATCGCGGTCCACTCGGAGTGCGTCATCTCCGCGACCACTCGGATGTAGTCGCCTTCATCCGCCTGCTCGGCGCACTCGACCAGGTGCGGCAGCTCCCACTTCGCGATGTGGAACTTCGGCGACTCCAGCTCGTGGAACTTGCCGTTGAACTGACCGCCCTTCTCGAACTCGTAGATCCACACCCCGCGATCCGGCGAGTCCGCATCGCGGAAGTCGTGCTGCATCGGGGCGCCGACGTACCGGCCGGGAACCGACTCGCCGAACCGCTGCGGGTCGTGGAAGTGCCCGGCCAGGACCAGCTCCCACCCGACGCACAGCCGCTCCGCGTCGACGCCGTCGTCGCACACCCAGCCCTGGTGCCGGCAGCCGACGACGCTGTTGTGCAGGAGCAGGACGTTCGTCTCGCCCTTCTTCGCCGCCGCGCGCAAGTCCTCGACCCTCGGCATCACCTCGCCAGGCGGGCGCCACGGCAGCGGGTGGAACGCGACCTTGACCTGCCCGCTCGGGCGCAGCACCTCCTTGCCTCCGAGGAACTTAATGTCCGCGCCGATCTCGTCGAACACCTCCGGCGTGAACCGCACGCCGGCCGAGCCGTGCGCGTCGTGGTTCCCGGGCAGGACGTAGACCGGGCAGACCTTCGACAGGTTGACGACGGCGCCGACCCCGTGGGTCAGCGTGACCGCGTCGAGCAGCGACTTCTCGAATAGGTCCCCGAGGAAGAACACCGCGTCGACCTTCTCCTTCTGCGCGAGCACCTCGATCTGCGCGACAACGTCGAGCTGGTCGCAGAACCTGTCCGTCAGTCCGGGCTTCGCCGAGAGCTCCGCGTCGAGCGACCTGGGCTTAGAGTGCGGCAGCGAGTTGCACAGCTGCCAGTCCGCGGTGAACAGCGCGCGGTACGTGTGCGCGCCAGCCTTCTTCTTCCGAGCCGTCACGGCGACACCTCCTCCAGTATCCGCGCGGCCCACTCCGGGTTGCCGCGCAGCGTGCTCGCCGCGTTCGCCGCGCCCTGCCCGAGCCGCTCGCCCTTGTGGCTGAACCACGCGCCGGCCTTCTCAACGACGCCGGCGCGCAGCGCCTCCTGCAGGAGCGAGTCCTCGTAGTCGATGCCCCTGCCCCACACGAGCTTGAACTCGGCGTGCTTGAAGGGCGGGGCGATCTGGTTCTTGCTGCACCGCACGTTCGTCAGGTTGCCGATCTCCCTGTCTCCGTCCTTGACGGCGCCGGTCCGCGTGGTCTCGAGGATCAGCGACGAGTAGAACTTCGGCGCGTTGCCGCCGCCCGTCCGCTCCTTCGACCCGAACATCACCCCGACCTTCTCGCGGACCTGCGACACGAACACCAGCGCGACGTCCTCCCGCTTCAGTATCGGCATCAGCTTCTTCAGCTTGGAGCTGTACGCCCTCGCGTCGGGCGCGACGTGGTGGTCCTCCCAACCAGCCTCGAACTCCTCCTTCGTCGGCAGCGCGTTGATAGAGTCGAGCACGAACAGGATCGGGAACGGCTCGCCCTGCTCGCGGTACTTCTTCGCGATAGCGACGGCCTTCTCCACCATCGGGAACATCTTCTCGACGTAGTCTGGCTGCACCAGCAGCAGCCGCGCGATGTCGACGCCGATGCGCTCGGCGTAGTCGGGGTCGAGCTTGTGCTCGGCGTCGATGTAGACGCAGAGGCCGCCGCGCTTCTGGGCCTCCGCGATCAGGTGCAGCGCGATAGTCGTCTTGCCGCTGCCCTCCTTGCCGTGCAGCAGGGTGAGGCGGCCGAGCGGCACGCCGCCGCGCCCTATCGCGCGGTCGAGCGTGACGCACTGCGTGGAGATGACGCCGCGGATCTTGAGCGCCTGGAGGTCGCTGCCGAGGAACTGCGCGGGCGCGTTGTCCTCGCCCTTGTTCAGCTCCTCGAGCAGCTCCCTCTCGCGCCCGGCCGCAGCGGCCCGCTTCTTCGCGGGCGTGCTTCCGGACTTCGCCACGGTTACTTCCCCTTGCCGGACTTGCCAGTCTTACCGCGAGTTCCCGCCTTGCCTCTGCCGCCACGCTTCTCGGAGGCGAGGCGCGCGGCCTCCTCCTCCATGCGGGCCAGCGCCGGATCCTCGCCTTCTCCGCCGGTCGGCTCGGGCTCGGGCTCGTCGCCGTCCGCGGCCCCGGCCATGTCGGCCTGCTCCGCGTCCGCGTTCTGGGTCGCGACCTCGCAGTCGCCGGCGATCTCGCACCTCCGGCAGCCGGTATCGTCGGCCTCGTAGTCGCCGTAACAGGGCGGGCGCTCGCGGTCGCCGTCGTCCCCGCCCGCGTCGTCGTCCGCCGACTCGTCGTCGGCCGGCTCCCGGTCGTTGGCAGGCTCGGCGCCGCCGGCGCCCTTGCCGGCACCGCCGCACGCCTCCCTGCACTCGTCGCTGTCCGGGCAGGCGCGGCACTCGTCGTCGTCCGCCCAGTCCTGCCCGAAGCAGTCGCGCTTGCCGTCGTCGGCGTCCTCGGACGCGTCGCTCTCGTCGACGGCCACGCCCGCCATCTGCGCCTTGAGCGCGGTGGGCGACGACATCAGGTTGGCCAGGACGCGGAACAGGTCGCACGACCCGCCCGGCTTCGTGGCCTCCTCGACCGCCTTGCGCTGCGCCTTGTCCAAGCGGAGCGGCTCGCGCACCGTCGGCGTGTGCACGTCGATCTCGTACTCGGTGTCGCCGAAGCCGCTGCCCGTCCGCACGACCTTGAACAGCGTCGCCGCGTTAGGGTCGGTCGGGTCGGCCGGCGCCATGTCGATGATCTTCCCCGTCAGCTGGTTGAAGATCTGGATGCCGGCGATCAGGACGCGAGGCTCGAACTTCACTTTCGCCCAGTCGTCGTTGCTGTCGGCGCGGAAGAACATCGGCGTCACGCCGAACAGCCACTTGGTCTGACCGGTCTGCCGCTCTGCGTCGGCCCCGGAGATCTCGCCGGCGCTGATGCCGTCGTCGACGGGGCAGCGCGTGTCCTCCGTGACCTTGAAGGAGTTCTTCCGCTTGGCGAGGAACTCCTGCACAATCGGGTGCAAGATCGCCGGGTTCACCGTCGGGTCCAGGCACATGCGCCCGCCGCGCTTGCCGCCGACGCCGTAGTGCTGCACCACCTCGATGAAGTTGTACCCGCGCGTCAGCTCGTTGTCGTCGTCGGGGTACGTCTGCCCGTGTACGAACACGAGCCACTCGCCCTCCTTGATGGTCCACAGGTCGCCGCCGGCGCCGCGTCCGGACGTGCGCCGAACCTGCTCCCGCTTCTGGTTCATTCTCTTGGTGTCCATTGGCATGTCGTTCCCTCCTATCGGGACTTGGTTGCTTGGTTGCGGGGCCTAGCGGCCCCCATCTTTCTGCGACCGCAGCTGTCGCTTGTGGCCGGCAGCCGTCCTATCGGACGGGGTGCTCATGTCGGTAGCGTCGAGCTCGGCGCGCTCGCGCGCCCCCTTGCTCCGAAGGTTTGGCGACTTCTCCATCAGCGCCCGGATCAGGTAGTTCAGAGTGGCGACGTTGTGCTCGGCGCGCGCCGACGCCTCCTTGTACTGCATGAAAGTCTTGTCCGCCTCGATGGTGGCCTTGACTTTCCACTCCGCGATCTTCGGGTCCTCCTCTAGCGCGGCCGTGTTGATCTTCGCGCGCCACGCCCGGTAGCGCGCCTCGCACAGATCGCGCTCCTCGATAGCGGCGCCGAGCACCGCGCCCCAGTAGGCGATCCGCGCCGCGACCTCCGCCATGTCCTTGTCGAGATCGGTGATCCTACACTCCGCCACCACATCAATCTCGAACGTCTCCTCGCCGATGGTCAGCTTCTCGACCGACGGCATCCCCTTCTTGCCAGTCTTCATTTCGTCGCCTCCTTGTCCTTGTCCTCTGCCTGCGCCTGGTTGACGAGCGCCTTCGCCCGCGCCGACGCCCTAAACCGGATGATCCGCTTGTCCGCGGTCAGCCGGACGTTGCCCTTCAACCCCCGCACCTTGCGGCCCTTCACGACCGGCGCGCGGAACGCGCCGAACCCCTCGACCTCTACACGCTCGCCGCGGCCCAGGGCCCGGAGCATTCGGCGGAACAGCTCGACGCCGAAGTCGCTCAGGTCCAGCGACCTCGCGCAGTACGGGCACCGGGCCCGCACGTCCTGGCACATCTGTCTCACTCCCGGCATGTCGCCTCCTTCTCGTAAAGCCTCACCGATCCCGGCCTGTCCTCGAGGACGACCGTCCCGTCGTCCAGCTTCTTCAGCCGCAGCTTGACGAGCGCGCCGCGCTTGATGTGCGCGCGGTACTCCGGCCAGGCCGAGCCGAAGCAGACCACGTCGATGTAGTCGCGCGGCCCGGAGATCCCCAGCCAAGCCATCAGCCGCCGCCGCTTGTCCCGCCGCTCGAACAGGCGGGACACCACGCCGATGACCGAGAACCAGCCGGTCGCCCGCCTCGCCGCCCCGACCAAGTTCTTCTGCGCGAGGCGCCGGTCCGCCTTGCTGTCGAACGGGTACGTCTCGGCGGGGTGGCTGACGAACATCCGCTCCCACAGCGTCAGTCCGTCGAGCGCGGCCACGCCGTCGCCGTCCGCCAGCCGGTCGAGGCCGGCGACGAAGTGCGCGTCGAGGTTCTGCCAGTCCGGCCGCGTGCGCGCGCTCACGAGCACGACCGGCGCCTCGCGCCCCGGCCGGTCGACCGCGTCGCGGAACTCGTCGACGAGCTGCCAGTCGAGCTTCACCCAGCACGAGAAGTTCAGGCCGGCCAGCGTCAGCCGCAGCCACGGCTTGCCCCACCCGATCGCCTCGCGGACCTCCTCGTCGGGGAACTCGTCGAGGGACTTGGTGTCGCCGACCTCGCGCTCCTCCAGCTCCGTCACCGCGCCGGCGACGAACACGGAACGCTGCTCGGCGAGCAGCTCCGCGCTCAGCTCGGAGAGCGGAACCTTCACGTTCCTCCGCAGCCACGGCTCCCAGTCTATTAGCGGGTGCGGCGGCGTCGCGAGCGGGTTCACCTCCGCCGCCTCGATCAGCCGCTGCTTCTCCGTCCACTGGTGCGCGCTCGCCGACCGCTCCATCGCCATGCGGACCTGCTCGGACCGGCCGCGCTCGAAGTGCTTCCACTGCTCGCCGAGCCGCTGCGCGAACCACCGCGGGTTCGGCACGAGCGAGTCGAGCGCGCCCGACCTGGCGAGCGCGTCGACGGTCCGCTTGGTGACCTTCTTGCTGCGGCACCGCGCGACGAAGTCGACCGCGTCCTTGAACGGCCCGCCCCTCTCGCGCTCCTCCACGATCGCGCCGACCGCCGCCTCGCCCAGGCCCTTGATCTCTATCAGCGACCCGCGCACGGCGCTCGCCCCGTAGTCGACCGAGAACCCCGCGCCGGACACGTTGACGTCCGGCAGGAGCGTGTCAACGCCGTGCCCCTTCGCGTCCTTCGCGTACCGCTGGATCTTCTGCGCGTCGCTCTCCCTCCGCATCAGCGCGCAGTAGAACTCGATTGGGTGGTGCCGCTTCAGGTACATCGTCCAGTACGCGAGCATCGAGTAGCAGACGGCGTGCGCGCGGTTGAAGCCGTACCGCCCGAACTTGACGATCGCGTCGAACAGCCGCTCCGCCGTGTCGCGGTCCATGTCCTTCGTCGTCTCGCGGCACCCCTGCGTGAACACCCCGCGCTCGACCTCGAGCGCGGCCTCGCCCTCGCTCTTGCCGATCTTCTTGCGCAGCTTGTCCGCGTCGGCCGGCGAGTACCCGGCCACGTCGGTCAGGACCCGGATGACGTGCTCCTGGTAGATCATCAGGCCGAGGCTGTCCCTCGTGATCTCGCTGACCTTCGGGTGGAACACGTCGCGCCTGGCCAGGGCCGCGTCCTTCCGCCGCTTCTTGAACTCGTCCGCGAAGGCGAGCGCCCCCGGCCGGTTGATGGCGTTCACCGCCGCGATGTCGTCGAACACCTCGAACTTCATTCCGTCGCAGACGGAGTGGGACGAGGGCGTGTCGAACTGGAACACGCCGACGAAGTCCCGCGCGGTGAAGGCGTCGAGGGTCTCGCGGTCGTCGAGCGGCAGGTCGAGCAGGTCCCACTCGCGGCCGGTCCGCGACTCGACCATCCGCCGCGCGTCCTCGAGGAGCGTGACCGTCTTGAGCCCGAGCACGTCGATCTTCAGCAGGCCGATCCCCTCGACGCCCCTCATGTCGAACGCCGTGACGCGGACCTCGCCGCCGGGCGGGCGGCGCACCTCCACCGGCACCACGTCGACGAGCGGGACCGGCGAGGTGACGACGCCGGCGGCGTGCTGCGCGATCGTCTTGGTTATCCCCTCTAGCGCGGCCGCGTGGCGCACCACGGTCGGGTACTCCTCGCGGAACTTGCGGAAGTGCTCGGACCGCTGCACCGCCTCCTCGATCGCGCTATCGCCACCGGGCTCATCGGGTATCGCGCCGGCCGCGACCGCCGCCCGCTGGAACGGGATCTCGTACACGCGCGCCACGTCTCTCAGCGCCTGCCTCCCCTTCATCTCGCCCATCGTCGAGATGCCGGCGACCTTGTCCTCGCCGTACTTCTCGCGGAGGTACTCGACGATCTCGGCGCGCCGGTCGTCCGCGAAGTCGCAGTCGATGTCGGGCATGTTGATCCGGCCCGGCGCGATGAACCGCTCGAACAGCAGGCGGTGCTCGATCGGGTCGACGTCGGTTATGCCGAGCAGGAAGGCGACGAGCGAGCCGGCCGCGCTACCGCGCCCCGGCCCGCGCGCGATCCCCTCCTTGCGCACCCACTGGTAGAGGTCGCGCAGGATCAGGAAGTACGCGACGAAGCCGGACTTGCGCAGGACGTTCAGCTCGTGGCCGGCGCGCTCCACGTACCGGCGGTGCGCGTGCCGGTACGACACGCCCTCCCTCTCAGCCAGCCGCTTCACCCGCTCCGACATGCCGCGCTCCGACTTCCCGAGCACGACCAGGTGCTCGAGGTACTTGTACTCGTCGGCGAACCCGTCGGGCAGCTCGACCGGCGGGAGCAGGCACTTCAGCGGGTTGATCCCGATCAGCGCGTCGCACCGCCCGGCCAGCTCGACCGTCGACTCGAGCGCCTCCTCCAGCTCCGAGGGCTCGATGTACGGGTGGTCGCGCGCGAACGACTGCGCCATCTCCTCGCGCGTCTTGAACCAGAACTGCGAGCCGTCGAACCGGAACCGCTCCGGGTCGCCGAGCACGTCGTGCGTGCCGATCGCCAGCAGGACGTCGTGGTGGCGCGCGTCCTTCTGCGCAATGTAGTGCGCGTCCTGGGTGGCGAGCAGCCGGTGCTTCGCGAACTGCCGGAGGAACAGCGCGTGCCGGTTCGCCTTGTGCTGGCGGTAGTCGCGGAGGCTGTGCGGCATCACCTCGAGGTACAGCCTGTCGCCGAAAGCGTCGTCAAGCTTGCCGAAGATCGCGTCGGCCTTGCGCGGCCTCTTCTCGAACACGGCCCCGTAGATCGCCGAGCCGACGCAGCCCGTGCCGACCGCGACGCCGTCGGCGTGCGCGCAGATCGCGTCGACGTCGACGCGCGGCCGGTAGTAGTAGCCGCCGTCCCACGCCTTGCTCGTCAGCCGGTACAGGTTGCGCAGCCCCTCGTTGGTCAGCGCCCACGCGGTCAGGTGCGCGGTGCGACGCACGCCGGCCCGCTCCTCCTCCGCCTTGATCAGCTCGCGACGCCGCGCCTTGTTCTGCTCGCCGCCGGCGACCGCGTTCTTCTCCGCGTCAGTAAGGCCCCTACGCGCCATGTCGTCGCAGACGTAGAGCTCGACCCCGTAGACCGGCTTGACGCCGCGCTTCTTGCACGACTCGGTCAGGGCGAACGCGCCGCGCATCGTGCCGTGGTCGGTCAGCGCCACCGCCGGGTTGCCGCGCTCCGCCGCCGCCTTGACGTAGTCGTCCACCTTCGCGCAGCCGTCCAAAGTGCTGTAATCCGAATGCGTATGGAGGTGCACAAAACCTTCGGGCGATCGCTTCGTGGTCACGCTAACCTCCCGTCGATTCGTTCTCTTGCCGCAGTTCGCCTCCTCGCCGCCTCTCTAGCCTCCTTATCCCACACTCGTTGACGATTACGCTCTGCAAGATCAGGTCGCGCCTTGCCTTCCATCGGGTTGCCGTGCTTCGCCTGGTGCGCTTTCTGCGTCAGCGACAACTTACGCTTCGTTTCTTCCGACACAATGTGTCCATTCAGCGATCGACTAAGACGGCCTCTCCACTCCTCGCTCCGAGGAACTTCCTGATTATGTTTCTTCAGCGACGCACTCAACTTAACTTTCGCCTCTGCGCTCGACTCCTTCCCGCGCCGATAGGTGTTACCCTTCATCGATTCGCTTATGCTCGCCCGGTGCTGCGGAGACAACGGCTCGCCTGGCGGATTTACCGGCTTCCCTTTCTGCGAGTCCCAGTACGGCCGCAGCTTCTCGCGCTGCGCCTTCGACATCTTCCGCCCGCGTAACGGCGGTCCGGCGTTGGGCGAGATGTTCAACTCCGGACTACGCTCGTCAATCCACGCCTGCTCGCGGTTCTGAAGATCCGCTGGCGCGCACTTCTCCAAAACCTCCAACCTAAAACCTCGCTCCCCATACTTGTCCCATGCTCGTTGTAAGTGCGGATTCGCGTGGTATCCGCCGCGCAAGTCTGTCCGATGCTGGCTCCACCGCCTACCGACGCTTTCGGAACTGCCGACGTACTCTTTACCGGTTATCGTGCAAAGGATTCGATACACCCCGGACGTTTTACGAGAGAACATCACTAGCGCCTCCCGTCGCTCTCAGCGGCCATGCGGCAGACCTTGCAGTCGGCGAACAGACGCCGTCCCCGGCCGTCCTTCTTCAGCTTGCCAGGGTAGTAGAACTGTCTCCCGCACCGCGTCGTCACGCTGTAGACGACCGTGCTTTGTTCCAGCATGGTGACGATCGTGGCGAGGTGGTTCTTCGGGTCCTGCCTGCTGGTCGGGTAGATCGTTGTCCAGTCACCTTGCTTCATCGCTCGCCTCGTATCTCGCGCACAAGAAACAACGGCAACCTGCGATCGGCCGCAGCCAGTGGGCCTCCAGCTGCTCGCGAAGAACGGCCGGGGGTCCAGCGGTATGAAGTACGCGGCCTGCAGGAACGCCCCCTTGAGACCGTCGCGCGACGGGTGCGGGTCGTGCGTGACGCGGAACTCCTCGCCGGTCCACTCGCCGACGACGGCGTGGTCGAAGTCGCCGCGCGGCGACTTGCCAGACAGGATGCAGACCTGCCCCGGGTTCGGCCTCCACTCCGACGTCACCCACAGCTCGACCGCCGACAGGCCGCGCTCGGCTAGCCAGCCGAGGAACTCGTCGAACCACTCCTCGTTCCACCCCTCGCAGAAGTTCGGCACCTCATCGATCGGCAACTCGAGCACCGACGCGACGCACGCCGCGAAACAGTTGCCGTGGCCGTCGCCGAACCTGTCTTGATCCACTGGCTTCATTCCTACCCCTCGTACTTCGGCAGCTCGTAGTCGCCGCGCTCGACTAGCTTCTGGACGACGCCGACCGCCAGCCCGACGCCCTCGTGGCCGAGCCTCCGGCAGATCGTCTTGAACTGCCCGTCCGGCTTCCCCTCCGGCCGGAGCTTCGACAGCGTCGCGGCGCTGAGCCTCTTGCGCAGCAGCTCCTCGTCGAACGGCAGCTGGATCGCGACGTCGCGGAACGTGGCGACCAGGTGCACGACCGCCAGCCCGACGTCGAGCCCGCGCTCGGCCTTGCAATACCAGACCACGTACCGCGAGCGGGCGGCGCGGTCGACCGGGTAGAACGAGCCCGGCGTCACGACGACCTTGGGGATCCCCTGCCGGTGGAGGTGCGAGTACACGCGAGCGTCTCCGAACCGGTCGCGGAGTAGGTTCTCCCAGTGCAGGTGCAGCTGCCAGCACTCGACGGGGATCTCGACGGCGCGCGCCTCCTCGCGCGCGAACACCTGAGCGAGCGTGCCCTTCGCCTGCCCCGTCTCCTCGTCGAGGTCGACGCCGCGCATCCGCGCCTCGAGCGCCTCGATCGACTCGCACCCCGCGACCGCCTCCTCGCGGTCGACGTCCTGGTCCGCGCACCAGTCCTTGAAGTCCCGGCAGCCGTCGCGCCAGGCGCACGGCTTCTCCCTCTTGCGCCCGCCGCCGTCGCAGTCCACGTTGCCGGGCTCGTACGTCCCGGCGCAGCTCGGAACCTTCACGCCTGCCTCCTTGTCCCCGGACCGTAGCCCGGATCGTCTAATCTACCACCGCCGCGTCGGCGAGTAAACTCCGAAGCGACAGCCCGAAGCTTCCTGCCGATCGAGGCGGCGCGCCCCGCCAGCGACGCCCTGTACCGCTCGGCGCCGCGGAACGCGGACCACGCCTGTTCCCGCGTGCTTTCGCCGGGGTCGACGCCGTCCGGCAGCCGCGCGACGAGCACCTCGCCGGCGACACCGACGAGCGCGGCCGCCATCCCCTGCGCCTCTGTCTCGACACCCGCGTCAAGCATCAGCGTCACTGACGACGGACGCAGCTGTGCCAACAAGGACCGCTGCGCGCCGCTCAGCGACAGGCCCATCACCGCGAGCGACGCCAGCCCGTGCGACGCGAGGCGGATCGTGTCGAACGGCCCCTCGACCAGCACGACGTCCGCGCCGGGCTCGACGAGCGGCCAGCCGTAGAGCAGCCGCCCCTTCGGCCCGGGCGGGTTGAGGTACTTAGGCTCGACGTCGGGTGCCGTCGACCTGGTCGTGAAGCTGCGCCCGTTAGGGCAAGAGAACGGCAGCACGATCCGGTGCGCGTACCGGCAGCGGTCCTGCTCAACGCAGTCTCGCGTCCCCTCCGGGAACTCGCACGCGGACGGCGCCTCCGCGCACAGGCCGGCTCCGCACCAGCCGAGGCCGAGCCGGCGCGCCAGCCTGCGCGACACGCCGCGGTCCGACAGGTAGCGCGGCATCCGCCAGCGCGCCCCGTCCCACACGAGGTTGAGCGTCGCCGGCGGCGGGATGTCGACGCTCCCCTCGGGCTCGCGGCCGCGCAACGCGGCCAGCCGCCCGCCCACCTCGGCCGCCGACTCGGGGCGCCGCTTGAACTTGACGGCGTCGCGGAACATCCGTCGCCGCGCCTCCCTCGCGGTGATCCCCTCGACCTCCGCGATCAGCTTGACCAGGTCGCGCCCGCTCTCGCCGCACTTGAAGCAGGTGAAGTAGCCCTCCTCGCCGTTGACGTACAGGTGGCCGGCCTTCCCGCAGAACGGGCACGTCGCCTCGTACGAGCCGCCGCGCCTGCGCGCGCCGTCGAGGTTCTCCTCCACCCACGACGAGGGGTCAATCGGCATCCACGCCCTCGTCGTCGAGGTTGACGATCTCGACGAGCCGGACCTGCGCGTCGCGCATCACGACGGTCCCCGGCGGCAGGCGAGGGTTCGGCACCAGGGCGATCGACCCGATCAGCGACTTCGCCATCCTGGTCGGCGCCGCTCGGCACAGCCTCAGGTAGTCGCGCGCGCTGCCCTGTATCTCGGCGACCGACGACAGCCGGCCGAAGTCGAACACCCTGCCCGTCACTCCGCGCCACCCATCGCGTCGAACTCCTTGATCAGCATCCGCTTGAGGTCGGTCTCGATCGGGATGAAGAACTTGCTCTCGTCGTCCCGGTACTTCGCGACGAACAGCTCGAGGTCCGCGCGGTGCGTGGGCGCCGGCACGTCCGCGCTGTCCGACGTCACGGCGGCGACACGCGACCGCTCGCCGGGCTCGTTGATAGAGATGAGCAAGTCCACGATCTGCGACTTGGCGTACGCGCCGCCGGACGCGCGCGTCGTCGCGAGCTTGGTCTCGAACTCCTGCTTCGCCTGCAGCGTCACCCAGACCGGGATCTCCAGGTCCTCCGCCAAGTCCTTCAGGTCCCAGAAGTTCGAGCCCTCCGCCTCGTACTTCTTCTCGAACCGGCCGCGCGCCTGCAGGTGGTCGCCGCTGTCGACGACGACCATGTCGACGCTCGGCATCTCGACGCGCATGTCCTCGACCACCCCGCGTATCAGGTCGATGTCGCAGGAGCGCAGCGGCGTCGAGATGATCCGCAGCCGGCCGCGGTACTTCCGCGTGCTGCGCGCGACCATCTCGTCGATCTTGGCCAGGTCCTCGTCGGTGAAGTCGAACCGCTTGAACTTGCGGTACTCGTACTGCGTGAACCGGCTGTCGTACCGCTGCGCCACCTTCAGGTGCCCCATCTCCGTCGAGAAGTGCACGACGTTGTACCCGCGGGAGATCGCGTTGAACCCGAGGTTGACCGCCATCGCGGACTTGCCGCGGTTGGTCGTGGCCATCACGCCGCACAGCTCGCCCTCCTGCGCGCCGGTGATGACGCGGTCCAGCGCGCGGAACCCGGTCGGGATGGAGCGGTACATCTCCGGGTGCTCGCGCCGGTGGCGCCGCTGCCGCTGCCGCTCGTCGAACTCCTCGATCCAGCGCGACACGCGGTAGCCCGTGCGGCGCACGTCCGTCCGGACCAGGCTCCGTATCGGGTCCCACGCCTCGTCCCACTCGCCGCGCTCCTGCAGCTTGACCGACTCCTCGATGGCGATCTGCAGGTCGGCGGTGCGGACGAACCGCCGCAGCTCCTCCAGCGCGGTGCGCGGCGCCGGCGTGTCGTGGCGGAACATCGCGACCACCACGTCGAAGTACCCGCGCCGCTCGTCGGTGTCTCGGAAGTCCGCGTCGGCGCGCGCCTTGAACAGCGCGGGCTTCGGCACCTCGCTCGCGGCCGCCCAGGTCTCCTTGATCAGCCGCCACACCCACGCGTGCTCCGGCACGACGAAGTGCCGGCGGTCCAGCACCCGCGACGCCTCGCGCAGGTACTTCGGGTCCTTGAGGCACTGCGCCAGGACCTCGAGCTCGAAGTCGCGGTCGTAGTCAGCCATCGCACTCCCGCGCCTCGTAGCCGTCCGCGTACATCGGCGACGACATCTGCCGGCGTACCCACGCGCGGACGATCTCGACCGCCTCCGCAGCGTCGCGCGCCAGCACGACGCGCGTCCCGCTGTACGCGCCGGCGTAGTAGTCGACCGCGAACCTGCGCCGCCCCTCACTCATAGCCCATGTCCTCCCGCATCCGCGACCTCAGCCGGTCCCGGTAGTCGCCGGCGTCGAACACGACGTGCTGGTACTTCCCGGCCAGGACCGACGCGACGGTCGCGCCGTAGGCCTGCCCGACCTTCTTCGCGCTGGCGTTCGACGCCACCAGCGTCGGCATGTTGTTGTCGTGCCTCCGCTTCAGCACGCGCTCGACCTGCGTCCGGATCCACGAGTCGCCCGACCTGAACTGCTCCTTGCTCAGCTCGTCCAGCGCGAGGAAGTCGGAGTCGAGCAGCTGGTCCATCCGGCCCATGATCTCGCGGTCGCCGAACCCGCGCTTAAGGTCGAAGTCCAGGTCGAGGACCGTCGTGTAGTACGCGAGGTACCCGCGCTCGACCGCGTAGCCCAGGACGTACGACAGGAACATCGTCTTGCCGACCCCGTTGTCGCCCTCGAAGAACAGGCCGTAGCCGCTGGCCCGCGCGCGGTCCAGCCGCGTGCAGTACGGCACGACGTACGACCGGAACGCCTCGACGTTGTGGGCGACGTCGTCGGGCCGCACGTCCCAGAAGTCGCGCGGCACGCAGGCGCGGTACAGCGAGACGTGCTTCGCCCGGGTGAAGGTGTCGCCATCCTTCTTCGTCCGGACCTTGAAGTCCTCGACCTCGTCGTGGGTCCTCACCTCTTCTCCTCGGTGCCGACCGCCTCACCGGGGGCGGCGAGTTCGGAGGCGAGGTAACCGTAATCCTCCAGCAAACTCCGCAACTCATTCATCGCGCTCGTCGTACCCATGACCGGCTCCAACAATACGCTAACACTTGGTTTCACAGCACCATCCCTCCCCACGGGGCCTGTCCGCGCGTGAGCGGCTCCAGTTCTTCCGCCGTCGGTCTACGAAGGGTACCGCCTGAGAGGTGAACCCACCAGAACTCCTCGTCGTCCTCATCGTCGGATACGCCCTCCTCATCGTACTCCACCTCGTAGACGTGCATCCCGTTCGGCCTCACATCCTTGGAGCCCGGGCGTAGCAGCCCGTTCTCGATGCTCGACAGGCCCAGGTACGCGAAGAACTCCTCCACGTCGGCCGTGGCTTCCCAACACGCGGCGAAACCCGCCTCGGCGTGCACCCGGCCGTCATCTCCTTCCCACGACGCGTGCGAAAACGCGATCGGCAGGCAATGGTTCTGCATGATTATCCCGGCAGGGCGGTCGCCCACCAAGCCCAGGTGCACAGCAAACAATAGTTTCTCTTTCATCTGTCTATCCTCCTTGTTCCAACCTCTCCAACAACTTCACCTCGGCCGACCAGGCCGGAGACCTGTACCTCTCGACAGCGGCGCGCAGAGCCTCTACCGGCGTCTTGCCCGACATCGGCCCGTTACCGACAACCGGCTCGGCGGGCTCCATCACCCGCACCGTCCAGCGCCCGGGCCAGCCCGACAGTGGGGACCAGCTGAACGTCAAGCCCGACTCGTGCAAGGCATAGACCTCCTCGACCTCGAGACCGCCTCGATGCTGCACCGTGCAGATCTCGATAACCAACGACGACCAGGTGGTGTCACCGCGCCGCCTCAATAGTCGCGTTCCAGGTGCCGGCCTGGTTGGTCCGTCGTCTGGTTCGCCGGTACGCAGCTCGCGGCACGGGTCGTTCAAATAGCTCCCACGCATTACACATCCTCCACTTCCACCGTGGCGCGCACCATGATCTCGATCGTGGGCAACAATAGCCCGGCCGCGTTTCGAACGGGCTTGCCTCCCTGCGCCTGGAAGGCGATGTGCCGCATGGTCTCGGCTGTGTCGCGTTCGACCCCGGCGGCGTCCGGCTCTCCATCGTCGTCGAGCGCCTGGGCGTAGCTCTCCAGGCACTCGGCTGCGCTCAGCAACTCGCTGTTGTCCAGGTAAAATCGTCTGGTCTTCTCTTTCATCGATCTATCCTCCGGGCAGCACGGCCCGCCGCGCCGCCGCCTCGTGCGAGGCGCGGAGGTTGGTGAGGTCATCCCTGAGTTCCTTCTCCGTCGTGATGTACCTGTTCGCCACTAGCTCTCCTCTTCGGGCGTCAACCCGATGTCCGTGTTCTCGTCGGACCGCGGGTCGTAGACGCACCAGTCCGTCTCGGCCTTGTCGCCCGACGACACGCGGCCGTCCAGGTCGGTGTCGGCCCGCTTCCAGTACATCACCTTCGTCGCCGTGCGGTAGATGCCGCAACGATCGTCACACGCCGCCTTCGCTTCCTCGTAGGTCATTGCTCACTCCTTTCCTTGTTCTTCGTTACCCGGTCCTGCCTATTCGGCTTGCCGCCGCTCTCGTCGCTTCGCCGCGTCAGCCCTCCTCCTTCCGACCGTCCCTCAAGTCGTAGTACGTGTGGTAGCCGCACGCCGGGCACGTCTGCCGGAACCTGCCGACGCCGTCCGGGTACTCGGTGTCGAGCGGCTCTCCTCCCGTCGCCTCGCCGCAGTTGAAGCACTCCACGTCGCCGTGCGACCCGTACGACGGGAACTCGCGCACCGTCGCTCGCCTCTGCCAGTCGTAGTTGCCTCTCGTCACGTCAGCCTCCCTCCTTGAACAGGTGGACGACCGCCTCCGCCTGCCTGCGCAGGAAGTGGCTCATCCCCGGGTCGCGGCCCTCGAGGACCGCGAGCGCCGCGTTCTGCACCGTCATCAGCTCGCGGTTCGTCGTCGACCGCGCGACCTCGAGCAGGCCGGCCTCGACCAGCGCCTCGCGCAGCCGCGGGTGCAGCTCGCCGCCGTCGTCGTAGCTGTGCCCGCGCCTCGCCGCCGTCGACCGCCCGGCCCTCGCCGGCTTGAGCGCCGCCGCCGCCCGCTCGATGTTCTTCTCGCCGCCCATGAACGAGAGCGACGGGAACGCCATGTTGGTGAAGTTGTTCTCCGGGTCCTGCCAGTACGCGACCACCTGCTCGGGCGCCAGGCCGTGCCCGACGCACGCTACTCCGATCGCGCGCGCCGCCTTCCGCCCGGCCTCGCCGAGCTTCACGTAGTCGTTGCCCGTCGCGCGCCACCTCGCGGCGCGGTACACGCGGACGACTTCGTCCTCGATCTTCGCGAGCAGCGTTCTCTGCCGCCGCAGGTCCGCGCCCTTCGCGTATTCGGACTCCAGGAACCGGATCAGCTTGGATCGATCCTTGAACCGCAGGCCGAACAGCTCGGGGTTTGACGGGCTATCGTCGACGGGCGCCGGCCGGCCGGTCGACTTCTTCCCCTTCGCGGCGACGAGCGCCTCTCGCAGGCGGGAGTGGTCGACGCCGGCCTGCCGAGGTTTCTCCTCACGCGCTTGCGCCTGCGCCTCGCGCGTACGCGCGTCACCGCGCATAGCGCGGTGTGTCTGCGTCTGTGTCTGCGTCTGTGTCTGTGTCTGTGTCTGAGTGTTACATGGTCGGCGACATGCTTCTGCAAAAGCATGTGACATGGCATGTGACATGCAATTTCTAAGTGCTTGATACGCTTCAAGTTTCAGCTCGCAGTCGGGCAGCTCGTCCCACGAGTTCTGCCACGACTTGACTGTGTTGACAGACTGCGGCCGGTCGTCGTCGACGGCGTCGGGGATCCACACGAGCCCCGCGTCCCAGTCGGCGAGCGCCAGCGGCGGCGACGTCGACGACAGCGACTTGAACTCCCGCTTGAAGTCGTCGACGCTCCAGCCGAGCCGATCCGCCAAGCCCGGCGCCCGCGCCTCGAACAGGCCCGGCACGATGCTCGCCTGCGGCCCCGTCCGCAGGAACCAGTAGAGGAACTGCCCGCTCGGTCCGGGCAGCGATAGCGACCTGAACCTCGGGTCGTTCCACAGCCGCGCGCTGACTTTCCGGTACTTCCTCGACTGCCTCTCGCGCACGCCGCCCTCCTAGAACCTGACGAACCTGTCAGCGCCGACCAGCACCGGCTTCTTGACGATCTCGATCGCCGCCTTCTGCCCCGGCCGCGGCGGGGTGACCACTCGCAGGTACCCCTTGTTGCGCAGCTCGCGCAGGACCTCGCGGAACCCGCGCTCCTTGTACCGGAACACCCGCGCGAGCCCAGCCAGGCCGGCGCCCTCCAGCGACGACGACGGCACCAGCATCATCCTGACCCACACCGCGTACGCCTCTCGCGTCAGCGCGTCGTACGCCTCGTCCAGCCGGACCCACTCGTCCGGCCGCTTGCGCTTAGCCACGTCCCACCTCCTCGAGTTGGAGCCGCCCGCCCCTCGCTTCGCGCGCAGCCGAAGAACGGGACCCGGGACCAACCGGAACCGGTCTAACTGCCGCGAGGGGCGGGGGTAGTTTGATTGTAGGCACGTTCCCGTTCTTCTCCAAACAGCGCGCGAGCCGGTATAATACCGCCGCCGGCCGGCCGGAGTAAACAGGAAAGCTCAGCGGACCGCGACGCGGAACTCGGGCTCGGACCGGTACACGGCCAGCCGCTTGAGCGAGTGCGCCGCGAAGTACGGGTGCGTCAGGTCGACGAAGTCGTCGACGTACGCGCGCGCCTTGCCTGGGTGCGGCGTCAGGCAGCGCAGGCGCTGGTACGTGGTCTTGTCGTCGGCGCCGCCCTCGGCGTTGACCACCGCGTCGACCTCGGGGATGTCGACGCCCTCGTCCAGCACAGTGCCGACGAGCGCGTCGAGCTCGCCGCGCCGCAGGCGCGAGACCTGTCGGTCGCGTGTCGACTGAGGCGTCTGCCCGACCACGCGCGCAAAGCGGACACGCGTCTGTCCAAGCAAGCGCGTGATGGCGCCGACCTGCTCGAGCCTGCTGGTGACGACGACGGTCCGCCGGCCGGCGGCCGCGTGCCCGCACGCGAGCTCGGCGATCTTCCGGTTGCGGTGCTCGTTCCTGTAGATCGCGTCGCGGTGCAGCTTCGTGCTCCAGCCGCGCCGCCGGAGGTCGGGCTCGCGGATCGCGTGGACGCGGATCTCCGGGCGGACGAGGTAGCCCTGCCTGATCAGGTCGCTGCACGACAGGTCGACCAGGACCTCGCCCGTGCAGGCGCGCAGCCAGATCACGCCAAGCTCCGCCTCCTCCTCGCGGTCGACGAACGCGGTCGCGCTCAGCCCGATCTTGTACGGCGCGTCGCTCTCGCGCACGACCTTGCGCCACTCGTCGGACGAGAGGTGGTGGCAGTTGTGGACTACGAAGCCGTCGGCCGTGTACGTGTGGAACCGGTCGACTTCGAGGTTGTAGACGTGACCGTCCGGACACACGCCTCCAAACCTTCCGTCACTTCCCGGTTCGAGAACCTCAACACGGTCCACCCGCGACCAGCTAAGAACCGCTCCTTTTTCCGGTCCGACGCTTGAGCTTTGAGCGTGCAGTGGCTTCCGCCGTCCACCTCCACCGCCGTCTTGCTCGCCTCGTGCGCCAGGTCCACGTAGACGCACCTCGGTAGCCCCGAGACTCCTCTGACGCCGATCGGCAGCTCGGCCGTCCACCCGTCTTGGATTCTCGTTAGCGCCGCTAGAAGCGCTCGCTGCGGTCGTGTCGTCCCTCGCCCCTTGCCGCCGGTCCACGGCGGACGGTGTCCGATGAGTCGCAGCGTTCGCGATATCTTCGCTCGCACATCCGGTCTCCTTGACGGGTTGTTCTTCTTCATCCGAGCTGACGCGTGCTTCCGGTTCGTCGCCGCCATCGTTTCCGACCAGCGCCGCTTCATCCACTTCTTTTTGCACTGTTTCGAGCAGTACCCCCGTCCCCGATTCGCCGCTTGCAGACCGAGGCGCCCGCTCAACTGGATCTGCGCCCCGCACCAGGCGCACTCGGTTTGGACCTTCTTTCGCCGGGCCAATCGCCGCGCCGCCTGGCACGCTTCGCAATAGGCGGTCGGTCTCTTTCTGGTCTTGATCACCGGCTGTCCGCAGCCGGTGCACGCCATCGTTGTCATCGACACGCAGCACCTCCGATCCTTCAGTCAAGCTGTCGGCGCGGACCCACCCGCGCGACGAGTACAAGGGGTGGTTAGGAGTGCAGACCAGCGACCTCCCGCAGATAAAACGAACCCTGACCAACTCGACGCACCGCTTCTTGAACAGGCGTACGACCCGCCCGCTCACTGCTCGTCGGCTACCTTCGTCGAAGGACGGGACTTCGTCCCCGATTCGGATCTTTTCGATTCGCTTGTCGCCGACTATGGTCCCCGCCGGGAAGCACTCGTCGAACACGACCAGGTCGGAGCGAGCGAGCAGCTCGGTGTACTCCGGCGCGGCCGGCTCCCTCTTGGTGTTCTTCCCGCGCCGGCTGCACAGCGTCTGTACCGTCGCGACCGTCACGTCGCGCGGCTCCCACTCGCCGTCGCCCGCCTGCCCCACCTCGGCCTGGAGCGCGTCGCCGATGGCGGCCCTCGCCTGGTGCAGCAGGTACTTTGACGGGACGATGAACAGCGCGCGGGCGCCCAGCTCGCGGACGATGGCGGCGGTGACCAGCGTCTTGCCACTGCGCGGCGGCAGCTTCAGGATCCCGCGGCCGACCAGGCCGAGCGTGCCGCGCGGCGTCGTCGCGAGCGCGACCGCCCGCTCCTGGTACGGGCGCAGCGAGCACCCCGGGTCCCAGCCGTAGGCCACGCTGCGCTCCTGGCGGCGGCGCTCGTCGACCGTCCGCACGGGCACGCCCTCGTCGCACAGCGTGTCGGCCACCGCCTGCGCCAGCCCGGCCGGGACCTTGATTCGCCCGTCCTTCAGCATCGACGCCAGCTTCCGCTTGCCGTCCCACCGCTTCGTCTTGAACCCGGCGGTGTGCTTGTACCCGGCCTGCAGGTAGCTGGTCTCGCGCGCGATCGCGCGCTGCGCGTGGAGCGGGGCGCCCTCCACGTACGCGTGCCTGTTGTCTACTGTCAGCGTCGCCATCGTCCGGGTATTGTACCCGGAACTCCGGCGTCAGGACACCCGGTTCCCCGCGCTCAGTCGCATACGAGCGAGGCGCACGGCTCCCGCTTGTTCTTCAGCCGCTCCATGTTCGTCCGGCGCAGCCGCTCCCGCTGGTAGTCCTTCCGCTCCTGGCACTCGTCGTCGTTGCGCCGGCACGCGACCTCCTCGTCGACCACGCGCCTTGCCTCGCGGATCGCGATGTCGCTGTGCTGGACGTGCTGCAGGTCGCCGATCGTCGCCTTCAGCCCGGCGGGCCCGCTGATCTCGGTCTTGAGCACCTCGACCTTGTCGTCCACCGCCTTGACCTCCCTGGTGGTCCTGCTCTCGCTGGCGACGATCTTCTGGTTCACTTGCGCCTCGGTCACCAGCCGGAAGGAGGCGTAGCCGCCGGTCCCGGCGAACGCGGCGAAGATCGCCCCGACGGCCACCGACGTGTACCGCCAGTTCATGGAGATGCCGGACGGGTCCACGCGGAACGACCGCGGCTTGTGCTCGTCCGGGTACTGCGAGTCGTGCGCGGGCATCGGTTAGCCTCCTTCGTCGTCGAGGATCTTGAAGCCGAGCCAGCCGACGGCGACCGCGGCCACGACCCCGACCGCGGTCCCGATCCAGAAGCTCGGTCCGAAGAACGACTCCTCCTCCACCTGGAGGCACGCGCTCAGGACCTTCTCGAGGTCCGCCTGCGCCCTGGCCGCTTGCCGCGCCCGGAACTCGGCGTCGTTCACCAGCAGCTCGGCGTCCTTCAGCTCGGCGTACCTCTCGTCGCGCAGCAGGAGGCCGCCAAACGGCGCCGTGTCGCCGCGGGCGACGACGACGAGCGGTCCGTCGCCTCCGCCGGCGGCGGGCGTCCTGGGCCCGCCTGGCGCCTCCGTCGCGGCAGAACCGCCGTCCGCCTCGACTCCCGCCGCGGGCTCCCCGCCGGCGGCGGGCTGGGCCCGGGCCGACATGGCCAGGATCGACCAGCTGGCGAGCGTTGTCACAACCACGTACAGCAGGAGAACGAGGGCCGCCCTCTTCGCGTGCGACATAGTGCCCAACATAACTACACCTCCCGACTTGTCACCTCGGACGGGGGCGGCGCCCGCGCTCGTCGAACTCGACCAGCCTGCGCCGCCGCTCGTCGACGTCCTTGACCCGCATGATGTCCGCCAGCTCCAGCCGGTCGCGCGCGCCCAGGACCCCGGCTCTCAGCGCCGCCTCGTGCTTGGCGAGGATCTCGTCCGCGCGACGCCTCAGCTCCTCCTTCTTGCGGCGCTCCGCCTTCGCCTTGTCCCACCTCTCGAGGACGCGGTCGAGCAGGCCACGCAGCGCGCTGAAGTCAGGTCGTTTCACGTGCAACCTCTCCTCGTCAGGCTACCACACAGGAGCGTCAGCTCCTAATGGTCTGGGCGAACTGCGCGGCGAACATCGAGAGCAGGTCAAGGCCCGGATCGCTCTTGCGCTTGGTGATGTGGAAGTGGCCGAGGTGTCCGGCGAAGTGCTGCGCCTCCTCCGGTTCGAGGGTGTTCGGGTTGACCACCTGCCCGCCGATCGTCGGCACGCTGCGCGGCACCGGACACGCGTTGGACATCGCGTCGGCCAGCGCCATCGCGGCGGCGAACTGCGCAGGCCAGAAGTGGGCGAACTCCCGGCGCCGTCCGTTGAGCTTGCAGAGGTAGGTCGGGCGCCCTCGTCCCCTCTTCGGCGGCAGCACGCCGCGACGTCGGAAGCCGTAGTTGGCGATCTCCACGCCGAACGAGCGTGAGTTCATCCACCCAGCATCGAAGGTGTCGACGAGCGCGGGATCGCAGAACTGCCAGATGGTTCCCGCTTGGTCGATGTAGAACTCGACGCCGTACCCCTTGTTGCGAAGGACGCGGAACAGTCCGGCCGCTCCTCCTTCCCCGCCGGTCCAATGCCATACGCCGACGGTGATCGAGCGACGGCGTTTGCGGGCGCCGCGCCACGGTACGACCTCCAGCCCCGTCTCGTCCCACAGCTTCACCGGCACGTTCACCGGATAGCACTTCCCGTTGACTATGATCGCGTTGCTCATGAAGCCTCCTTGCCGAGTTAGAAGTTCGTGTTGCCCGAGAACGCCGTCCAGAGCTTGTCGTCGGTAAAGTCCACCTCGTAGCCGAGCCACGCGTAGCCGTCATGCGCCACGCGCGCCGGGGCATTCGTCTCGTCGCCCGCCCGATGCGGATAGTGCGGCAAGCGTTGCCAGGTGTCGCCGTCGTCAAGCGAGGCGAAGAACTGCGCACCGGTCGATCCGAGGAATACATGGTTCAGCGTGTCGCCCTCGACGTTGTTGAGGTCGCCCCACTGGTCGTGGATGAACGCCCAAGTCTGCCCGTCGGCGCTATTCATCATGTCGCCGCTGTCGCCGCCGACCACGAACTTGCGCCCGTTCCAGGCAATGGTCTTGCACGGGTCGGCGAAGGACCCCGGCACGGTAGCCGAGCTCCAGGACGAACCGCCGTCAATGCTGTACCAAACTTTCGGCGTCGAACCGTTCCGCCCGCAGACCACCCAGGTCGGCACGCCGCCCGGCTCGCCGTAGGCAATGTCGTTGCCGACGTCTCCAGAGCCGCCGAGGGACAGCTCGCTGAACGAGGTGCCGTTCGTCGTCTTCAACGCGTAGACGTCCGAACCGTCGTTCGCGCCGACCGCGATCGAGGTGCCCGAACCGTCCGTGGCGATCTTGTTCAGGGACACGTTCTTGGCGTTCGCGCGCTCGGTCCACGTCTGGTTCGGCGACGACGGACATGTGATGATGTAAGCGTCGGCGCCGTCTGCGTCGCCAACGGAAATCCAGATGTCGTTGGAGGGATCGTAGACGACGCCGTTGAGGTCGTACGCCTTCGGGTTCGCCTTCTCCGTCCACTCGCGTCCGCGGTTCGAGTAAAACAACAAAGCGTCCGACCCGTCGTCGTCGCCGACGACGACCCAGTAAGTCCCGCCAGCGGTCGTGGCGCTACCGGTGCGACCACCCGCCGCGTCGTTCGCGCTGTAGTCGCCGCCGGACGCGGCCTCGGCGCCGAGGAACCAGTTGCCGATCGACGCCGCTTGCCGCACGCCGAAGTTCCCCTCGGACAGCGCTTTGTTCGTGTCCACTTGCGCGATCCAGTCGGAGAGCGAGTACTCGATCAACCGCTGGTTTGCCACCGAAGGGCTTGTCGGCGGGTTGCCAGCCCCGGCGCCGACGATCTGCCCCACATACCACGTGTTGCTTTCGCTCTGGAGCGGCGTCTCGCTCTGCCGCGTCACGCGCGGGCCGAGAAGGCAGACGCGGTAGTTCGCGGCCGTGGAGTCCTTCGAGTCGCCTCCGAAGAAGTCGTTGGAAAGAACGCGGTTCACGCTGCCCGTGAACTCGACGGTGAGCAACTGGATCGCGACGGCCTCCTCGCTCGACAGCGGGTCGACCTTCCACGCCAAGACCTTCCGGCCAGCGTGCGTGCGGTCGTTGTCGCAGATGGAGGCGGGGAGGTTGAGGTACACGTTGGACGAGAGACCGGTGCCAATGCTGTCGGGGGTTCCGACTTTCCCGATGCGCTCCTGCCACCGCTTGTACTCCGGCACGCCAGAGCGCGAGCCGTTGTGAACGCCGATGGGCACAAGGGCGCGCCGAAGGCCGATGTCATAGATGACGGTGTTGGTATTCTCGAACGGCACGTTCTGCTCGTAGTCGACCGAGCTGTACAGCAGCCCGCTCTCCAGGAACCAGCCTCGCCCGTCGGTCCCTTGCTGCGACGACAGATCGAACTCATCGTTGCCGCTCGCCGCGATCGTGACTTTCGTGCTGCCGAACGTGCCGTCCTTGTCGTAGACGCGAGCGAAGGCGGCGCGCAGCTCGTCCATCATGTAGTCGAAGAGGTAGGCCCCGAGGTGGTCCCAATCGAGCAGCCGCTTGAGGATTATATTGGTGTACTCATTCTTTGTCGCCATCGTCGTCTCCTACGGGTTGATGCCGATGTAGTCGTAGTCGGCGGGCAGCCTCGCCACCTCCGCCTCGCTGCACTCCACGTAACGGTTGGTAGCGTCCTCGTGGAAGACACCGATTGTGCCGCCCGAGTGAGGCGCGGTAGTCCAGAGGAACGAGAACACGAGCGACCCGTCCAGGTAGACCCGGAAGCGCCGCTTCGTCGTCTCCTCGATCGTGGAGGTGACGCGGTAGCCGTACCAGACGCGGCCGTAGTACGCCTCCCCGGCCAGGTTCGCCTCGCCGAACCAGACCGGCGTCGCCCCGCTCATGTAGTAGAAGCTGATCTTCTTCGACCCCGGCGCGCAGCGCGCGAAGTACCGCCCGACCCCGGACGTCGGGTCCACATTCCACTCGAAGCCGAAGCCTTTGGTCGTGTTGCCGACGCCGCGTAGTCGGAAGAACGCGGAGAACTCGTTGCCGAACGTCCCGGCGGCGGCGCGTGTCCGCTCGACCTGGGAGCTGTCGGTCATAGACATGACGCCGCCCTCTACGGCGAGCGTCGGGCAGTCGGTCGCGTCGACACGCCACTGGGTAATGTCGCCGTCCTGCAGGAACTGGTCGAGGAAGTGCAGGTACGTGATCTCCCACTTCTCGTTAGCCGCCCGCATGAGCTTGAGGAGGTTGGCCACAAGGGCGCGGTTCAGCGCGCCATCGTCGACGATGCGAAGGTTGGACTCCGTCTCCTCGTCCGTGCCGACGATCCAAGGGTCCCACCCCTGGTGGTCCTCCGCGAGCGACGTCTCGCCGACGATCCAGCGGAAGTCGAACCAGTTCCACGTCCGGTTGCGCGCCCCGGTGGCGAAGAACATCACGTCCACGATCGCGCTCTCCGCGCCGCGCTCCTTCCACAGCCGGCCGGAGATCGAGATCAGCCGGCGCAGCTCGTCGAAGCCTAGCTCCCGCGTGACGTAGTCGAGCGCGCTCGTCCAGCCGACGATCCACTTCAAGTACTTCAGCTGCTCGTCCGGGCAGTCCTCGACCGACCAGAGGTCCGTGACCGAGTGGATCTTCTCGTGCAGCGTCTCCCACACGTGCTGGTGCCCGCGCAGGTAACGCTGCAGGAACTGGTGCCCCTTGCGCTGGTCCTCGCGCCGGATCGGCTCGATGAAGAAGTCGTAGATGTCTCGGGGTACGGTCATCGCCTACGCCGCCGTGATGGTGACAGTCCCGGCCACCGGGAGCTCGCGGCTGCCAAGCGGTACGTTGGCCGCTACCCAGCTCGTGCCGTCGTGGAGCTCGAGGTTCTCGACTCGCGTCACGCCGGGGTCGGCCGCGAATATCTCGTGCGTTATGCGACTCAGGAATATGTCGCCGCCGAACTCCCACTCGAAGCTGACGCCGTCCTCCTGCCTGGTCTCTGGCTGGAGCAGCGCCTCGAGCGCGTCTTCGATCGCGCTCGTGCTGCTCGCGCCGTAGACGTCGGCCCGCACGCCGATCGTCCGCGGCGCGAAGTTCGTCGACGTCACTTCCTGGTTGGCGACCACCCGGCTGCGCACTGGCGGCGATGCGTACTTGTCGCCGTTGAGCCACAGGTCGAGGGCGGCCAGCTGCGCCGCAGTCGCAGGGTTCCCGCCCGCGCCGACCACCACGTTCTCCATCGTCTTCGGGCCGAAGGACCCCTCGATCACGGTCGAGCGGGTGAACGGCTTGGCGCCAGTGTCGGGGTCGGTGTACCTGTTGACCGTGAAGTCCTCGACGTCCTCCGGCCCCAGCGCGACCTCGCCCGACCGCAGGGACGCCGGCCCCGCAACCTTGGCGCGCTCGCGCGTCGCCTCCGTCGCGCTCTCCGCCTGCTGCCAGCCGACCGCCGGCCGCGGGTTCCAGAGCGAGGCTACGCTCGCCAGCCCCGACTTGTCCTGCGTGATTGTTCCCGCGCCCACGTTGCCGTCGGTCTCGACGCCGTACCGATAGACCGACGCGACTTGGCCGGACGGGATCGCGCCGTTCACGCCGTTGCCGAACTTGTAGGACGCGCGGTCGCGCTCGCCGAGGGCGACCTTGTAGTGCCGGTCTGTCGGCTTGCTCTGCAGGAAGTTCGACACGCGCGTCCACACGGTGCCGCCGACCGTGACCGTCTCGCTGCCGTCGATGAAGCCGTCGCGCGTGGTCTCGAACGACTGGTTCGGCGTGACTCCGTCCGCCGTCCCGAGGTTCGGGTCGTTCTGCGTCTGACCCTGCACCGCGGTCGTCTTGACGTACTGTCCGCCCTGGTCGATCCGCAGCCTGTCGATGACCGGGGTGGTCGGTGTTCCGTTCGCGACGACGCGCATCCTGACCCAGTACGCCTCGACCTCCTCAATCGTGGTCTTCTGCCACTTGTCGACCAGCGACTCGGGCAGCGAGAACTTGACGTCGCCCGGCTGGCTTAGGGGCGTCTGCATCCCGCCGGTCCCGGCGTCGGTCCCGTCGTCGAGGTCGGGCACCTCGTTCCACTCGCTGCCGACCGTGTAGTCCGCGACGCTCGTCAGGTCGGCCTCGCCGATCGTCTGCCCGAGCAGGGTGGAGGTGACAATGTAGTTCACGTCGCCGGATCCGAGATCGCCCCACTGCGAGACGCAGTCCTCGTACGCGCCGGTCTTGTCGAGCTGCACGCGCACGACCAGCCCCAGCGCCTCCGACACCCCGACCACCCCGTTCACGACGAAGCGAAGCGTCGAGCCGACCCGCTCGACAGAGTCGGGCTTCCCGTCTAGGACCTCGCCGTTGTAGTACTCCCAGCGCCCGTCGTAGTCGTCGCCGTTCGTGTCCAGCTCCACGCCGATCTGGTCGAACATCACGTCGGCGTGCCCGATGTACAGCATGTCGCCGCCGTCCGGCGGGGCCGGCCAGGGGGCGAAGTCGTCTCCCGGCGCGCTGTTCGCCTCCGCCGTGTAGTCGGTGAAAGCCGACGTCACGTTGTACAGCGCCAGCACTTTCGTGATGTGCCCGAGGTCGCTGCGCGTCGCGGCCAGCTCCTCCAGCACCTCGAACACGACCGCGGCCTCGTCCGCCGTCCGCCTGGTCGACACCTGCGACCGCTCGAACACGACAGTGGTCGCGGCCGCGAGCGCGGCCCGCAGTTTGAGCACCACGTCGGCCTCCGACGGCGACGCCGACGCCATCTCGTAGTCGATCAGCCGCAGCATGTTCCGGACGTTCTCGGGGAGCCGCGAGGTCGGCAGCGTGTTCTCGTTGCCGAGCACGTCGAGGTCGCAGCTGTTCAGGTGGCCGACACAGGCGTAGGCGCGCAGCGCCTGGATCAGCGGGTCCTGCGGCGACTCGTCGGTGAACTCCGGCGCGTGAACGCGCTTGAAGGCCAGCAGCGCCTCGAGGATCTCGCCGTAGTAGTAGGCCGACCAGTCGAACGAGGGAATCTCAATCTGCCCCATGTCACGCTCCCGTGGTGAAGGTCTTGCGGAAGGTCCGCGGCTCGTCGGTCTCGAGGTCGATGTACCGGAGCTCCAGGGTGAGCTCGCCATCCTGCTCCCTCGACCACTCGATCGAGTCGCGGTCTAGCTGGTACAGCTTGTTGGCCTCGAACGCCTCGAATATCTGGTACAGCCTGCGGAGGATAGTCGTGCGCAGCGTCGACTCGTCCAGGCCGAAGATCATGTCCTCCCCGAGGTTGACCTCCTGCTGCCAGGCGTTCGCGCTCTCGCTGCTCGACAGGGACGTGCCGATCAGCTGGAGGTTGTGCTCCTCCCCCTCGACTGCCGCGGTGCCGCCTGTGGCTGTCACTCCGACCGGTATCTTCAGTCCCTTTGCCATGTCACTCGATCGTCTGCACTACGGGTCCTGGGAAGGTTGCGGTTCCGCCGGTGTTGGCCGTGTCGATGTCTGTCGCGATCGCGTCGTACGCCTCCGACGCCGACGCCTCGCTCGAGACGTTAGCCGCAAAGGTAGCAGCCAGCGCGGCCGCTAGTCCAGTCAGCGCGGCCGGCGGAGTGATGGCGGTGGCTCCTGTAAAGTAGACCGCGGGCGAGGCCGCCATCGCGCCCCAGAACGCGGTTATGCCCGCCGCGATCTTCGCGGCCGCCTGCCCCGCGTTCGACAGGCCCGCCATCGCGCCGGCCATCGCGGTCTCTGGCGCGCCGAGCGCGGCCGTGTTGATCGGCACGCCGCCCAGCGGCGCCTCGGCGTCCGCCATGTACGCGCGGAACGCAGCCGCCCAGGCCGCGATCGCGGGCGCTTCTTCGCCGAACAGCCCCATGCCGACCAGCTCGTCCTTCAGTGTGCCCTGGCTCATTGTCACGGCGTCACCTCAGTCCAGCGGGCACGGCGGCAGCTGCGGCATCGCGGGCAGCGCCGGCAGCGGCGGCGGGAACGGCGGGACAGGCGGTGCCAGCGACGGCAGCACCGGCAGGTCGATGTCGATGTCCGGGTCGATCGGCGGGAGCGACGGCAGCGACGGCAGCGCCGGCAGCGGCGGCGGGAACGGCGGGATCGGCGCGCCAAGGGTCGGTAGCGTCGGCAGCGGGATCGGCACGTCGAGGACCGGCAGCGACGGCATGGTCGGCAGCGACGGGACCGGCGGCGGGAACGGCGGCACCGGGATGCCCGGTGTCGGCAGGGTCGGGAACGTGCACTTGCTTGTCATCGGTCATTTCAGTTGCAGTACTGCGGACTTCATGGAGTCGAACGCGAGCGGCGGCGTCTCGGTCGGCGGGCCGCTCGGCCCCGTCCCGGTCGGGTGGACGTGCGCCCGGAAGTGGGTGAGCAGCTGGCCCGCCAGCACGCCGGGCTCGGTGCCGGTCAGCCCGCCCAGGTACACGGTCCCCTGCATCACCTGGATCAGCTTGTTCTTCGCGTCGAGGTCGACGAAGCCGCCGGCGTGGTCGACCAGCTTCATCCCGTCCTTGTTGCTTGAGAGCGAGTTGCCGTGCTCGTCGACGAACGACGTCTCGCCCAGCGCGGCGTTCAGGTAGATCAGCGAGCCCTTCTTGTTGGCGACGACGACGGACCCGTCCTCGTCGAACGAGAGCACGCAGAACCCGTCGTCCGCGCTGTGCCAGACGAGGTTGACCTTCTCCTGCCCCTCGGTGTCGTCCCACATCAGGATGTGGCCGCGCGGCGTGACGAACCCGCGCCGCTTGCCGTAGTTGCTCGACGAGAACATCGACTCGTACGCGCCCGGCCCCTGGTACCTCTTCCCCGTCCACCGGATGTCGAGGTTCTCGAGGAACGACTGGCCGGGGACCTCGTCGGTGTCGCCCTGCGTCGGGACCTCGATCTCGATCTGCTCGCCCTCGTCCGGCACCACGACGAAGCCCCACGGCAGCTTCGGCGTCACCCACCGGTTCAGCACCACGTCCTCGGTGCCGAGCAGCGCGGCGCACTTCACCTTGACGCGGAACCTCTGCTCCGGGTCGGCAGTGTCCGCCACCACCGCGTCGTACTTCTCGTACGAGATCACGACGGCGTCTCCTTCCTGGCGTTCACGTCGCAGACGTACCCGTCGGTGCCGTTGAACACGTGCCGCACGCGCGGGAAGTAGTAGTCGCCGGTCAGGCTGGCCACGGGCAGGACTAGGCGGTGCGTCTGCCGCGCGAACAGGTCCTCGACGCCGACCGTCTTGCCGCGGCCGACGACGAAGTTCTCCCGCTTGCGGCGCCACCACTGCTGCGCCCAGATCTTCATGTCCGCGGCGCTCTGGAACTTCTTGTCGCTGACGACGTCGACGGCGTAGTCGCCGAAGAACAGCTTCACCACCGCGCCGGCGGTCGTGTACTGCTCGTCGACGGTCTTCGCCGGGTCGCCGGTGTACTTCGCGTCCGGCGCGTCCTCCGTGTCCTCGAACTCCTCGACGAACGACTCGCCGGTGTCGGGGTTCCGCGACTGGACCTGCAGCTTGGTGACGGCGCCCGTCAGCGCGAGCTCGGGGTAGAACTCGAGCAGCGAGCTCGCGTCGCCGGCGTTGTGCTCGAAGGTGTACTTCCTCTCTTGGACGTCGAGGTTCTCTGGGTCCTTGAAGTGCAGGGACCAGCCGCGGCCCTCGAGGTAGTCGACCCAGAACAGCCAGCCGAGGAGGTTCGCCAGCCCCTTGACGTAGTTGTAGTCTGACATGTCCGCCTTCTGCGGCGCGGCGAACCGGTTGCGCGGCGTCTCGTCGATGTCGAGGTGCTGGAAGGCGTAAACGCTCTCGCCGGTCGGCGACTGCCTGGCGGCGACGCGCTCGACCGCGTCGCGGATCGAGTCGACCTCGAAGTTCCGGGTGTCGGCCTTCTCGCGCGACGGCTTGTTCTGCATCATCAGCTGGTCCTTGGTGTAGCCCTTGAGCGTGATGGTCGGCAGCGCGCTCTGCATGAAGGCCGGCTCGGGCTTGACGGTGATGACGCGCCCGACGAAGCCGAGCTCCGCGCCGTACCCGAACCAGAGCGACATCTCGTTGCCGGGCTGCCAGAGCGGGGAGTTGCTCAGCGCGTAGTCGGGGTTGGCGATAGTCAGTCGCGCCTCGTCCGCGATGCCGTCGACGCTCTCGTACTCCAGCGACTGCACGAGCTCGGTCAGGCCCGCGCCGAGGCGGGAGCCCGCGATCTCGACCTCGAACCCGGGCGCGAGGTCCCTGTGCTCGTCGCGCCCCGGCACTACAGCCCCTCCGGCACCGTGCCCGACGCGTACGCCCGGTCGTTGCGGTCCTGCACCAGCTGGCGCAGCGCCTTCTGGTCGGAGGCCTTCTGCTTTGTCACGCCCTTGAACGTGGTGGACGTCGGCACGCGGGCGACCGTGCGGATCGCCGCGAGCGACGGCAGCGGCACGACGTCGCCGATCTCGAGCGACAGCTTCTCGGGGTTCCGCTTTCGGATCACGTCGCCGCGCGTCGTGTCGCGGTACTCGAACCAGGCGATGAGCTCGTAGTAGTCGCCCTGCTTCGCGCGGTGGTAGCGCGTCTCGGGCGCCGGCTCGGACGTCAGCGCCCACGGCGTGTACTCCCGCAGCGCCACGGCGGCCGTCACCCCGCGTATGCCGCCAGCGTCCTTCGGCGGGTCGAAGTAGGCGATCTCGCCAACCTTCAGGAACCACTCGCCCGGGAGGAGCGTGCCGTCGCCGACGGTGAACGACACCCGCGGCGGGCGCTGCAGGTCGGTGAACCGCCGGCCCCAGGACCTCAGGGTGCGTATCCGCTTCTCGGGCGTGTCGTCCGCCTCGAACACCGCGAACCACATGGCCGTGAAGGAGAACGAGTCCGCGCCCCCGTGGAGGAACTGCGTGATTGGCTTGTCGCGGTTGAGCGAGATATGCTCCGCGAACTCGGACCCTCCTGGCGTCTCGCGCGGGTTGATCGGCGCGAACTGCCCCTCGACCTTGCCTCCCGTGTCGAGGTTGGTGATGGTCCAGCGGTGGACCTTCTTCGCGCCGAGCGCGTTGATGATCGAGGCCAGGGGGCCGGCCGCGATCTGCGCCAGGTCTCGGACGAGCGTCATTCCGGCCGCCTACAGTGGGAGCCCGCCCCAGAAGCCCTTCTTCACCTCGCGGGACATCGACGCCCCGCACTTCGGGCACTTCTGGTCCAGGCACGTCTTGCCGGTCTCGTGGTCGACCTTCGTGCCGCATTTGGGGCACACGCACTTCCCGCCTGGCCCGAGGCCTAGCCCGCCAGCGCCAGCCCCCAGGTTTCCGTTCTCTTTGCTCATAGTCAGCTCCTTGTCACCGGTACGGCCCCGTGCTCGACCGCCATCCGCCGCTGCCACGGCGTCGCGGTGAAGCCGGACCGCTCCTTGATCTCATCCTCCGCCTTGCGGTTGGAGCGCGCGACCTCGCGGCCGTCGAGGTTGACGGACGCGCAAGGCTTCTTCTTGGCGGCGTCGGCGGCTGAGTGCGCTCCGTCCGCCGCGCTGTTCGCCGCGTTCTTGACCTCGTCGAGCACGGAGGCGAGCGCGCCGCGGTGCTCCTCCGCCGCGACCTTCTCCTCCGCCGACGCGCGGGCTTCGGCCTTGCCGAACTGCGCGACGCGCTCGCCCAGGCCGCGCGCCTGCCCGCCCCCGACCCCGCGGCCGGCCGCCCGCGGCGCGGCGCCGCCGCCGGCGTACGCGCGGATGGAGAACGGGACCTCCATCCCCGAGAACTCCATGAAGGCCACCAGCCCGCGGGCCAACGTGCGGAGCGGGCTCAGCGCCATGCTGACGATAATGCCGCCGAGCTCGCCGATCGCCTCGCCCACGGACTTGAACGCGACAGTACCCCAGACCCCGAGCTTCACAACGAACGCGGCGACTTTCGCCACGCTGGTCAGGATGGCGCCCAGCACCGCGCCGACCACCCGGCCGACCTCCCTCCAGTCCGCCTTGGCGGCGCCAGTGCCCTGGTCGAACTGGCCGGTGATGACGCCGAACGCGCGCATCACGGTGTCGACGAGGTCCCAGAATATCGCCTTGATGTCCTCGAACACCGGGCCGACCACCTCGAGCAGCCCCTGGAACGCGCTCCACAGCTGCTCGCGGAACACGATAACCGCGGCGATGGCGATGCCGATAGGCCCGAGGATCAGGCCGAACGCGCCGGAGATCACGGTGGCGAGGCCCGTCACAGCGGTGACGACCGCCGGGACGATGAAGCCGACGCCGGCGAGGGCGAGCCCGATCGGCGCGATGGCCGCGGCCGCGATGCCGAGGACAGTCCCGAACTTGGCGATCTTCTGCCACGCGTCGGGGCCGAGCACCTTCGTCAGCCAGCCGCCGGCTGATCGGAACGACGAGACGAGCGAGTCGACGCCGGCGTTGATCGCGTCGAAGGCGTCGCGCATCCCGCTCGCGATCGCGGCCGACGTCGGCCCGAGCCCCTTCATGTCGCCCGACTTCACGGCCTCCAGTATCCCGACGAAGCCCTCGAGGACGTCGGCCAGCGGCGCGGCCATCCGCACCAGCGATCCGGTCATGACCTGGCCAAGCACCGTCGACGCCACCACGCGCAGCGCGTTCAGCTTGCGCATCTGGAAGCCGGCGGTCCCCGCCATCTTCTGGAACGCCTTGTCCGCCGCGCCGGCGCGGTCCTCCATGGCGGCGACGATCTCGTTGAACTTCTGCCCCTCCGCGTTGGTCAGCGCCATGATGGCGCGCACGCCGCGGATCGACCCGAACAGCTTGGACAGCGCGACCTCGTCCCCGCCGGCCCTGTCGACGATCTCGCCCATGAACTGGACCAGCCCCTTCGACTTGAGCGCGGTCGAGGTGAACTCGATCCCCAGCCCCGCCGCCGCCTCTTTGGCCTGGTCGCTCGGCTTGATGATGTTGGCGAGGGCCGCGTTCAGGCCGGTCGTCGCCTGCGCGGTCACGATGCCCTGCGTGGTAATGGCCGCGACCGCCGCGTTCAGGTCGGAGAACTTGATGCCGAGCTGCGCCGCTGTCGGGATGACCTGCCCGAGGCCGGCTCCGAGCTCGTCGACCGTCGTCTTGCCCAGGCGAACCGCGGTGAACAGCGTGTCCGTCGCGTCCGTCGCCTCGAGCTCCTGCTGCTTGTACGCGTTCAGCGCCGTGGTCAGCACGTCGATGGACGTGAAGGTGTCGGACACGCCGCCGATCGCCAGCTTGTTCGCCGCGTCCAGCAGGCCGGTCGCCTCCGCCGCGGACGTCGCGCCGGCGGAGATCGCCTGGTACAGGCCCTTGGTCTGCTCGACCGGCGCCGTCCCGAAGGTCTTGGCCAGGTCGAGCGTCGTCGCCTCGATCTTCGAGATCGGGAACTCGGCCTCGTCCGCGATCGTCGCGACCTCCGACACGCCGCGCCCGAACTGGCGCGCGTGGTGGACGGCCAGGCCGAAGCCGACAGCGAGCGGCGCGAGGCCAAGCGCCGCCCGGCCGAAGGCGCCGCCCATCTTGCCCATCCCGCCGGTGACGCGGTTGGCGCTCGACTGCATCCTGCGGAAGCCGACCGAGGCCTTCCCCATGTTCGCCATCGCGCGCCCGACGTCGAACTCGAGGATCGCCTTCAGTAGCATGCTCCCGCCGGCCGGCATCGCCCTACCTCCTGAACCTCCTGGTCCGCGGCCTCCGCAGCTTCAGCCTCCTGCGCAGCCTCTCGGCCTCCCGCTCCTCCAGCTTCTGCTGCTCCTCCATCCGCCGCAAGTACTCCTCCTGGTCCTCGAGCGTCATGTCTAGGGCGTCGCCCCAGCCGACCGCGCCCTTAGAGTGAAAGGTGATCGCGAACATCCGGTCGAAGAGCTCCTTGGCGTCGGGGAGCGGGAAGAACTTCCGAAAAAAGATTGGTAGCTCCAGTCGATCGGGCGGAGGATCCGGCTGCGACAGCCCTTCCGCTCGCAGCGCGTCTCGATCCGCATGTCCGGCCCGACGTGGTGGTCGTCGAGCCGCGCGATGATCCCCTCGATGTCACGGCCCTCCAGCTCGTCGATCTCCGCGTCGGTCAGCGGCGTCTGCGCGTCGCGGCCTACGATCCCGTACACCGCGCCGGCGACAAGCGCGAGCTTGCCGCCCTCGAGGTCGAGGCTCCCCTCCACCTGGGCGCGCTCGACGTGGTGCCAGTACGGCGGCCCCATCGACAGCCTCTCGACGGCCTGCCCGCGCAGCTCGACCGGCGACAACAGCTCGTACTCCCACATGGCGTCCTCGACCCTCTCAGCCGTCGCGACCGTCAGCGTCTCGAGGTCGCCGGTCCACGGGAACTCGAGCCGGCAGGCTGGGCACGTCAAGTTCACGTGCAAGTCTGGGCCGAGCGACTTGAGCCGCGCGTAGCAGTACGCGTGGAACACGTCGCCCATGTACATCCGCGAGACGAACAGCTTCCGCTCCTTCGCCTGCAGCTTCGAGAAGTCCTGCCCGCCGAGGCGCGAGCACATCGACGACAGGACCAGCCCGATGTGCTCGGACATGTTCGCGTTCTCGTTCTCCTCGCGGAGCCTGCCGAGCTCGCGCATCTGCCTGCCCTTCCACGGTCGGAGCTCGATGTCACGCGCGAGCTTGCCGCCTGGGCCCGGCACGCCCATGGCGAGGACCGGCCCGCGCCCCCCGAGGGTCGTCTGGGCCAGGCCGGCCGCCTGCTCGGGACCGTCCTTCACGTTGCCGTCGTGGGACGGGATGCCGCCCACTGTCTCCGATTCTGTCACGGCGCACCTCCAATCGGCCTAGCGGCCTTGATAGGCCCCGCCGCCGGGGCTGTCGGTTTGACTGCTATACCGGCGTGACCTCGTCCGCCTGGAAGGTGAACGTGAGCATCGCCGGCTCTCCGTCGTTCTCCATGTCCCCGCCCGGTATGGTCCGGCCGGAGACCCAGAGGTTGATCAGCTCGAACGGCCTCGGGCTGCCGTCGTTCCGGTACCACATCATCGACCCCGCCTTGAGGTAGCCCTCCTGCACCGGGTCCTGGCCCTGCTTGTACCAGGCCTCGAGCGCCGCGACCTCGACGTCGTGGTGCATCGGGATCGTGCCGGTGAACTCGACCGCGGAGGTCTGCCCGCCGCTGCGCTTCGTCCGGTCGGGCATCTCGATCACGTTGATCGACTCCTCGATGTCGTCGGTGGTAATCAGCGTGATCTGCGGGAGCCCCGCCACCAGCAGCTCGAACTTGTTGAGCGGGATGTGGTTGTCCTTGATCTTTCCCTTCAGCGTCATGTCTCTGCTCCTTGCAGCTAGTTCGCCCCTTGACAGCGCCTATCGCTACCGCAGGCCGCGCGGCCTACGTCTCGACCGTGATGTCCGGCATGACCTCCGCGGTGGCGTCGAGCGCCGACCCGGCGGTGGGCGCGGCCGACACGACCAGCTCCACGAGGTCCCCGGCCGCGATCGCGACCGGCGTGTCCAGCGCGACCGCCTTCTTCGTGCCGTCCGCCTCGTCGTGCGCCGTACTCAGCTCCAGCCCGGTCACGGCCGCGCCGTTCTTGTGGACCTGCACGGTCGTCGAGTCGGCGGTGCCGCAGGTGCCGACCGAGGTGCGCAGCCCCGTCAGGAACCCGGCGCGCTTCGCCAGCATACCCGCGATAGTCGCGGTGGCGACCGTGTCCTGGTGCCCGTTCAGGTCGCGCGGACCGAGCGCCATCTCCACGAGCGAGTCGCGGAGCGCGCTGTTCAAGTACCCGCCGGACTCGTCCCCGAGGAACGCCCCGGCCTTCCCTAGATCCTTCTTCAGTGTTGCCGTCATTGTCTCCTCCTAGTGAACGGGGCGTTCTACCCCACAGACTCGAAGATCCCCTGCTTGCCGATGCTGATGATGAACCGCTCGACGGTCCCGACCAGCCGCAGCGCGATGTGGCACAGCATGTCGCCGGCCTCCTTGACGTCCTGCGTGTTGAGCTCCGCGTCGAGCTTGATGACCGCGGCCTCCGAGAAGTCGTAGTCGTTGTCCAGCGCCTGCCGCTTGTACTCCCGCCGGAAGAACTCGCGGATCGACTGGAGCCCGCGCTGACGCGTCTCGAGGTTGTGCAGCGCGAAGACGATCCAGTCGTAGCTCTCGATCAGAACCTGCTCGTAGTACGACAACTGCTCGCGCTGGTGCTTCCAGGTCCACGTCGGGTCTGACGCCGGAATGCGGTCGCCCCAGATGACGAAGTTGCCCTGTTTCTTCCGCAGGACCTGCAGGCCGCGCGGGTTGAGCAGCTCCTCGTCGATGATCCGCTCGCCCGTCGTCAGCTTCACGACGGACGGCAGGGTGGCGTCCACGCCGGCCGCGGCCTTGTGGTAGCCCTCGTTGTCGACGGCCATCCGCGCCTCGCGGCCGTGGATCTCGCCGGTCCTCGAGGTCAGCTTCAGCTTGACGGAGGTGCCGGCCTCGGGGTCGACCACGTACGAGTAGGACGGGAACGCGACCGCCTCGTAGTTGCTGCGCCCGATCGTCTCGTTGACGTAGGCGTCGGCCGCCTCGTCGGTCGTGACGTTGTCCGGGATCTCGATCCGGTACTGGTGGTTCTTGGCGTCGGCGTAGGCCAGCCCGGCCTTCTGCACCGCGGTCGCCGTGACGCCCGGCGTCGCCAGCTTGAGCAGGCCCATGCCGCGGTCCCGCACCCGGTTGAACAGGCAGGTGTCCGGATCCCACGCCTGGATGTACTCGGAGTCGCCCACGTCGGCGTTGCCGTCGCGGCCGCCCTCGAGCTCCAGCGGCGCCTCGACCAGGAACTCGTCGCCGATCGCGCCGCTCGCGGTCAGGTCGGAGCCGTCCGCCGCGGTCAGGCTCTCGTGGTCGTTGTCGACGATCCGGTACTTCTCCCGCTTCGAGTTGGGTTTGTCCGGGTAGACGTACCCGCCGATCAGCGCGTCCACGATGAACGGCTTGTAGTTGAAGACCAGCGTGTCGGTCGCGACGAGCGGCGAGGCACCAGCCGTCACGGTGAAGGGCGGGACCCACTTGTTCTTGTCCGCGCCGCCGGCGCCGCCAGGAGGGTCGAACAGCGTGCCCAGCGTGACGGTCCCCAGCGCGCCGAACTTGTCGCTGACGGCCACGCCGGTAGTGGCGTCCGACATGGTGACCGTGATCTTCTGCGCGACCATCTCGTCGGCGGTCGTGCCCAGCGCGAAAGTCGGATCGCCACCGCCGGGCGAGTTGACCGTGAAGTCGTACAGCTTGCGGGTCAGGACCGTCGCGGTGACGGTGTCGATGACCCCGTAAATGTTCGCCGGCCTCACGTCCGCGGTGTGGGCGCCGGTCCACAGGTCGACCGCCTCCACCTCGTAGTTCGCCGTGTCGTTGTTGATGACGTTGACCCAGTACCGCGCGTGGGTCGGGTCGGTGTGCAGGTTGGGGTACGAGCTGACAAGGGTGCCGTCGACGTAGATGTCGAGCGCCCACTCGCTGTCGGGGTTCTCGTCGCCGTCGCGGATGACGTAGCTGACGGCCTTCGCCTCGTTCTCGCGCACGAGGTAGTAGCGCAGGTCGGCCGGTGTGCCGGCGTTCAGGTCGTCGAGCATCGTCTGGTCCGACGCCACGGTGACGACGCCGTCGGCGGTGTTGCCGACGATCGGGTACTGTTTCGCGGGGTTCGCCCCGCCGCTGAGCTGGACGTAGCCGCCCTTCCACTCGTCCTTCTTGAACGAGGTGGTGTCCTCGGTGTCGAGCGTGGTGTTGGCGAGCTTGCCGATCGCCGAGAGGTCGGCAGAGTACCGCTTGAGCTTGCCGCCCCAGTTCCCGCCGTTGTGGGCCTTGAGCGTGCCCATCGGCGTGAGCAGCGAGCCGCGCCGCGAGTACAGCGTCGCCTGCGCCTGGACCTCGTTGCCGTCGGTCACGCGCTTGAGCAGCACGCCGCCGGCGCCCGCCCCGGTCCTGTACGAGTCGTAGACAGCGTCCGGCAGGAGCGAATCGGCGATGTAGCCCCCGACCCTCCGCTCCGCGATCTCCTTCGTCTTCGCCCAGATGAGCTCGTCGGGCGGCCCCTTCTCGAGGATGCCGGCGTACGCGCGCCAGCCGAGCTGGCCCTCAGAGACCGGCTTGTCGCCCGTGCGCTCCCTGATCTGCGTGCCTGCTCCACGTACCGGACCGTAAATCTTATCTGCCATGACCCTCTCCTTTTCCTTCCTACTGCACCGTGGCGTTCAGGTCGCCAGTGAGCTTGAAGCGTTGGACCAGGTAGCCGTCCTCGACTCCCCTCGCCCACACCCTGAAGTCCTCGATCCTAAAGGTTTTCCGCCAAGAGTGTAGATCCTCCGCGTTCGAGACGGCCCTGTGCTCGTGCTCGTCTACAAGCCACAGCCTATACGACTCGTCCAGCCCTGTCGAGACTATCGTGTGGTTGGCGCCGAAGAACTCTGTCACCTTCTTCTGGAGGCGGAGGTGGTCGACTAGCAGGGCCGCGACCCCCGTCATGTCGAACTCGAGACGCCCCTGCAGAGGGGCCGGGATGACCTTGGCGGTGCCGTCGCCCTTGTTCCCGACGTGGTCTTCGCCCCACAGCTCCCGCCCGGAGTAGACGATCGAGTCGATCAGGATCGACGGGACGTGCTCGACCTCGTGGTAGTCGCGGCTGGTCGAGACCGCCACGACCGGCTTGTACCTCATGCGAAGCCGCAGCCGCTTGCCGTCCGCGACGGCGCCCGTCAGCGTGATCTCGTCGATCGTACCGTCCGGGTTCGAGGTGTGGCTGGAGTACAGGTCGGTGTTGTGGTCCGGGTCGTCCGTCTCGTTGAAAACCGCGTCGACGTCGAGGAGCTCGTACCCGGTGTCGATCCGGTAGTCGCCGAGCTTGACCTTGTCGTCGGCGCCCGCCTTCTTGAGGTCCAGCCGCGTGACCGGCCGCAGCGCCTCCAGCGCCGGGGCCAGCGACCGGAGCACGATGTCCTCGATCTCGTCGTCCAGCAGCGCGCCGAACAGGACCTTGACGCAGACGAGCTCGGGCGTGGCCGACGAGTCGGTCGTCTTGAGGTTGACGACCACCTGCAGCTTGCGGGCCGTGGCGGGGAACGACGAGATGTTCGCCGCGACCTCGACCTCCGTGTTCCAGTCGCTCGCGCCGGCGACGGCCCAGGCGCCGCCGTCCCAGTAGTACTCGTCGGTGCCGTCGCCCAGGCGGAAGCCCGCCGACGTGACCGTCTCGCCGTCGATCCTCTTGTGCCGCACGTCCGCCTCGAAGCCCTGCCACTGGCGGACGGCCTGCGGGTTCGCCACCCAGGACTTGACGTGCAGGTCGTCGTCGGTCGGGTAGACGTCGCTGTCGTAGGAGCCGAGCTGCGCGCGGTGCGTGGCTGGGTTGATCCGCGTGCCGTCGCCGAGCGTGACACGGTCGCGGTCGCCCTCCTCCCAGGTGAAAAGCTTTATGAAGCTGCGCAGTTCCACCTAGACCTTCATCCCCTTCTCCGCCATCTCTTTCAGCGTGGCGGCTACCGCCCTGGTCCAGTTGGTGTCGAGGACCTGGTGCGTCGTCGGATCTTCTATCACGTCTTGCAGATACGGTCGCCTCGGGATGACGATAGCCTGCGTTGCCTTCGCGATCGGCTTGATTCCCTTGGCCCCGTCGGTCTGCTGGTAAATCTCGGCCGCGCGGCCCGTCAGCTTCTCGGGGCTGACGCGCCCTCGCGAGACCAGCCAGAGCAGCCAGAACATGCCGCGCATCTTGTCGGTGACCTTGATGACGCGGCCCTCGTGGACGATCTCGGCGATGTTGGCGTCGCCCTCCGCGCGGGTCGCGCCGACGTACGCGGTCCGCCAGTCGTGTACCACCGAGGCGATGGAGTTGAAGAGGTCGGCGCCGGGCGTCCCGGTGATCGGGTGGGTCGAGCCCTTCTTGAACAGCGCGGTCAGCGGCTTGTTCTCCGGCGGCACGCCCGCCTTGATGTACTGCCGGACGAGCTTGCGCACCGCGTGCCCGTTGCGCGCGGTGGCGCGGCCGACGTGCTTCTTGAGGATCGGGCCCGCGTGCTTCGGATCGATCGCCTTCGAGAAGCCCTTCCAGCCCTTTAGGAACAGCGTCGCCATCTCAGAGCGGCAGGTTGTCCCAGAGGCCGTCGACTTTCACGGTCTCGACCTCGTCGGCCGCGCCGCCCTCGCCGCCCTCGGACTTCGCCATCGGGACGAAGCTGACCTGCTCGCGCACGGCCACGAGCTCGCCGAAGTCGAAGGCGCCGTCGTCCTTCCGCGTGTAGGCCACGGAGAACAGGCGCTCGCTGGAGTCGCCGATCCCCAGCTCGTCCTTGTCGATGACCACCCGGTCCGCGAACACGGCGCGCGGCCAGACGTAGACCGACGCCTCGCTCTTCTTCGTCGGCTTCTTGCCGAACCGCTTCTGCAGGTCGGCGCGCAGCTTGCGCTCGTACATCTGGATCGTCTCGCCGTCCAGCAGCGGGATGTCCGCCTTGTGGACCTCGACGGTCCGGGTTGAAGTTGGTCCGATCATGCTGTCCTCCTCTGCTTCTCGGGTTTCCGGTCGGCGAAGTACGCCTTGACCAGGGTGTGCCCGAACTTCGGGTAGTGCCCCTTGGGCTCGAGCCTCGTGATGTAGACGTCGTGGTCGACGTTGCCGACCTTGGTGATCCGGTCGTTGGGTCGCAGCGCCACGCCGGCGGCCTCGAGGTCGGCGGTGCGGAACAGGACGTAGCCGCTCTCGTTCTCCCTCCGGCCGGCGCGCTCGAACGACAGGTCCGCGCTCGACCCGTAGCTCGCCTGCCCCTTGAGCGTGACGGCCGCGCTGTGCGCCGCCTGGAACACTGGCTCGCGCGCCTGGTCGTCCCACGCTGTCTCGCCGTCGTCGACCTGCTCGAGGACGACGTCGACAGGGTGGATCAGCTTCGGCCGGCGCATCACCATTAGGAACCTCTCTCCCTTAGTAGTACGACCAGTGCGACGGCATCGCGATGCCGAGAGGCGCGCGGTGCAGTTTGATAATATCTAGGATCTCGGGGTCGGACGTTATGCCGGACAGCCCCGGCCGCCGCGCGTTGTAGGTCACGCCGCCGCCGTACTTGATGCTGTGGCCATCCGTCTTCTCCTCGACGACGACGCCGGCGAAGGTCGTGGACGACGGCTCGGGCGCGTCGTCGCCGGGGACGATGGGCCTGGTCAGCTTCTCGCAGACCAGCTTCAGGAGCCCGCGCTGGATCAGCAGGGGCGCGCTGAGGTCCGGCTCGACGTAGCCGAAGATCCCCTTGACGACCTGGTTCTTGTAGCCCTTCCAGAACTTCAGCTCGCCGTAGGAGTAGGGCGCGACGTGAATGTCCGTGACCTGCGTCGAGTGCTTGAGCTTGATCCGAGGGTTGCGGCGGTGCATCGGGTAGCTGGCCGCGTTCCCGTATACTTCGTAGAGCGAGGCGTCCAGGTCGTTCGACGACCCGTTGATCCGCAGGTACTCGACGGAGACGACCGGCACTCCCAGGTGGACCACGTCGCTGTTGTTCCCGTCGAACTGGATCGTGAGCTCGCGCGGCAGGAACCACTGGCGGCAAGCGCGGTCGAAGAACTCCTGCCAGAGCAGGATCGAGGCGAGGACCTCGGAGTCGCTCGCCACGTCGACGGCGACGCCGGCCGCTCGCACGTCGGAGATGTCAATGTAGGTGTCGACGCCGCCGGCCTCGAGGACGACGTTGAAGTCCTCCTGCCCGTACCGGTACGGGCTGGTCTCCGCCGCCTTCCACCTCCACTTGACGCGGTACGACCCGATCCTGGCGTCGGCCGGTATCTGGTACCCGCGCGCCTCGGCGTTGTCGTAGGTGTAGAACTTGCCGGTGCCGAACCGGCCGCCGGCCGTGACGTCCTCCCACTCGTCCGGCGTGGCAGGGAATATCTGCGTGCCGCCGGTCGGGTCGTCGACGATGTCCCAGATCTGGTAGCTGATCTCGTACGGGTCGGTCAGCGTGCCGGCCACCTCGAGGTACCAGTTGAGGTCGTTCTGCGTCAGGATCTGCTCTCGCTCGAAGGCTGGCACGGTCTACTCCTCGCCCGGGCCGAACGGGCTCCCCTGCATCTCGGCCTCCTGCATGAACAGCTGAAGTCCCCATCCCGCTTGCGGCGCCTTGGCGAACTGGATCTCCGTAGTCGAGATGCGCGACCAGCCGAAGTACAGGTCGGACTCGTGGTACAGCACGCCGTTGACGATCGCGCGCTCGGTGCCCGCGATGAACTCCGCGGGAGTTGTGAAGTTCTTGTTGACCCCGTTCACCTCGCCGATCAGGTCGACGATCTTCTCATGCGATACCGCCACGCTTCCTCCTACGGCTCCCGCGCCGTCACAACGTCCTTCAGGGCATCTTCCAGTCGCGTCTCCTTGCCATCTGCGTCGCAGCACACGATGGTCGGCTGCGTGGACGGGTCGTCCTCGACGTACTCCCAGCCTGCCGCGAGCATCCTCGCGTGCATGTTATCTACGATGGACTGGTCACAGCCGTCCTTCAACTTGAGATCCTGCTCCACATAGGGTCCGTCGAAGGCGATGCCGGTGATCTCATCCGCACGAACATACTCGTCGAACTGACCGCGGACGATTTCCGACACCAGCGCGAGTCTCATCCTGTAACGCTTCACGATCATCAGCTGCTCCTGAACCGAAGGATAGGGGTGTGGTTGCCAGTATCTGCCGACGCGTCGGCAACCGGATCGAATAACGCAGGCGCGGTTGAACCGGCATCGATCGACGTCTCGAAGTTGCCAGGATAAACCTCCGCGGGCATGGTGGTGTTGATCATGTTGACAGCGCCGATGATGTAGCAGTCGATCCAGAAATAGACCAATGTGGTCATGCCAAATAGAAAGGCGAATCGCCCCTTGCGCAGCCTTACCGGACTGCCCGTGCTATGGACAATGACGCCGGTTCCAGCCCACGCGAAAGTGCCCTCGTAGACCTTGCTCCAGTCACCATCTATCGCCTCGCCATTCGGTGCCTGGTAGATAACCACGCGCATCGTCCCGGTCGCGGAGGTAGAGCGTCGCAAAGCTATCCTATTGAACTCGATGTCGCGGTCCGTCCTGTAAATGGCACCGCGCAGATCGTTCGGCGCAGGCGTGTTCTGGTACGCGCTGACGTCAATGTAACCGACCGGCTGCTCCGGCTGCGGGAGATGCTGCTCGCGCTCTATTGGCGCGGTCGGCACATGACCGATCGGCCTCCAGCGCGAAGTCGTCCCGTCATATTCCCAGGTAATGCTCTCGCCAGGCCCAAGCCAGATGTCGAAGCCGCCAGGACACAAGAACCGGTTAGCGGCCGTGGAGCTGGCATCCTCGTGCTTGAACGTGAGGACGTCAATGTCATCCACATTCACGATGCAGATGCGCAGGTTGCCGTCGCCAGCGACCAATCCGGTAATATCCTGGTCACCGGTCAGCGTAACCCGCAGCGTATCGGCGTAGTCAATGCCCGTTGGATTATAGTCATCGGCCTGCGCGGCGATCGTATCGCTGATCGCAAGCGGCTGCGTCCACAGGCCGATGGAGCGCCATCTAAGGCTAGTCGGGTCATAGAATATAACCGCTCCTGTCTGCGGCCTTATGACGTGATTTCCACCGCCTTCGTTGTAGATCCTATTTGCCGCAGACGAGCTACTGTCTTCGTGCTTCAGCATTATCGTATACGCGGTACTGATGTTGAACAATAGTTTCGGTTGCGGATATACCCTAGCAATAGCACCGAAGCCGGTTATCGCCATGTCCACAGATGGATTGAGCCTAGCTGCTACACACTCCGCCCATTGAGTGGAGTTGCCGGGTTCGTAATCGTCTTGATCTCCAGATGGCGAGTCGACAGCTACACGGGTTGGCGACTCCCGCTGCGGACATACCAGTAACGTGTCCGCGTCTACCGGTATCATCACTGGCTTAGTCCAGTTGATGTACGGAGTAGTAGAATCGTCACCGCTAGCCGTAGCGTAGTACAAAGCGCCTACTGTCTTGCCGTGCGATGGGCGGCTAACCAAACCGCCGAAACGGATCGTCAACGTGTCGGTCGTAACCGCTATGACAAGACCAATCGGTTGGTTTGACAAAATCGAAGCCGGTGTAATCGACTGTGTCCACGTTCCGGCGTTGTTGTAGACCCACTTCCATTGAGCGATGCCATGCGAGACCTGCGTGTAGGTGTCCTCGAAGGAACTGCCACCGCCAGCCGCCGCAAGCTGCGTCAGCGTCTTCTCGGCGTTATTCGGATCCTTGAACTTGAGGTCGTTGCCGTCGCGCTTGAGGTAGTGCGTCGTGCCCTTCCCGATGTTGAACTGATCGCGAAGGGTGCGAACTAGATTGGACAGTGTGAGATCTATCGCCACGCACTCACCTCATGCCGGGAGGAAGGAGCGAGCGACCTCCCGGCGGTTACAACGGCTACCCGACCAACGAGTACTCGATCTCCAACGCCACCGCGCCTTGTGTCGGCGTGCCGCCGATCGTGAGCGTGGCGGTCACCTGCGTCTGCGACCCGTACAGGTGCGCGACCTCGGTTTGGTACAGCCCGACCGTCTCCAGGTCGTTCTCCGCTTCCGTCATGTGTCGGTCGTCGTCGGAGGCGTCCCCGACCTTCAGCACCGGGGTGGTGCCGTCGAAGGTCTGCGTGACGTTCGCCTTGACCGACCGCACCCGCGCGTTCGCCGGAAGCGCGGAGCCGATGTTATTGACGCCCGTGTCGCCGAACGCCAACGTGACGCGCTCCGTCTTGACGGTTTTCGTGTTGTACGGCCCGATGTCGTTCCACGTCGAGGCGTCGGCGTCCCAGATGTAAACGTGGTCCGCGAGGTACTCCTGGTTGTACCCGGTCAGGGCGTCGGTAACGTGGATCGTCATTCCCTCGACGGGCACCTTCTCGATCCAGCTACCACCCTTGCCGTAATACAGATTCTTCTCGGTGTATGCCCCGCCGGTCTCGGTGCAGATGTAGAACGCACCGTCCACCACCGCAGGCGGCGAACTTCCGGGGATCTGCCCGGTGACCGGCGCACCAGAGCGGGTGTCGACGTACTCCCTCGTCGCGAAAGCGTTAGGGCCGGTCGGCGCCGCGCCCTCCACCTCCTGCAACGTCGCGCCGTCGTTCTGGTACGCCGTGAGCTTACCCGACTCGTCCTTGAGTTTGGGACCGCCCTTTCCGAACTCTACCTCGGAGGCGACCCCGGTCTGTCCATATTCCTTGTGCGCCACTGTCTCGCTCCTTCTAGGCTGCGATGCCTAGTCTAACCCTTCGGTAAACCAGCTTCGGGTTCTCCCCCACGCTGGAAGTGACGATGGTCACGCGCAACTCGCTGCCCGAGATGGTCGTGCCGAACGTCACGGAAGTTATCTCATCACCCAGCTCGTAGTAATAGTCCTCATCGATCGTGGGCGTGCTGCCGTCGTGCGATACCGTCAACGTCCCGTTCCGTTGCCGTCCCGAGATCGGAAGCTGAAAGGAGTAGTGGACGAGGACGACCTTGTCCGAGGTGATATCACCGACCACGATGTAGGTCGAGTCGTTGTCGAGGAGGTCGTGCTGCTCCTGCGCGCCACCGCTCTGCGGACCGGGCACCCATGCGGAGCCGTTCCAGACCAGGATCTCGTCGAGGCTTGCGCCGCCCGACTCTATCTGATCAGGATGTATGCGGCCCTCGTCGCTCACTCCTCCTCCTGTTCCTCGATCCACTCGATCATCTTGCTCACGCGCTCGTCCACCTCGTCCGGTGACAAGGGTAGCTGTTCGAGCATCCGCCGGAACTGCTCCGCTGCTTTATCCTTGTCTATCGCCATCGGCCTATCTTCCCCACAACGCCGTGCCGTGCGGGTCACCCTCGAACTTGCTGGTGCCGCTCGTAACGGTTTCCCCTCCGAACGACGAGGCGCCGTCGTCCATCGAGATGTCGCCAGCCGCCCCGACGATCGCCCCGGCGTCGCCACCGCCACTAACGCCGACCCCAAGCTTTCCAGACTTCCGCATCCTGATGCCGAACCCGCTGACGTCTATCTCGGTGTAGGCCGCGCTGTAGAACCCGTCGCACAGGCTCTCCTGCTCCACCACTATCCCGTCGCCTATGCCGGTGATCTTCGTGTACTGGATGAACAGCTCACCGCGCAGCCAGCAGCGGATCGCGGACTTGTCGGCGCGCGGACCGTAGACAAGCGTCTTGTTCGCGCCCTTGGAGGTGAGCGACACCCGGCTGAGGCCGACGTCGACCGACCCGCCGCTCTCCCCGGCGTCGCCGAAGAAGTTGCCGCCGAACACCTCGACGCTGGAGTAGTAGAAGTTCGCCTGCGACGCCACGATGATCCCGGCGTGGTGGTGGTGCCCCCTCTCTGGCGCCCCTCCGAAGTAGTACCCGGCCGGACCATCTGGGCAGTAGATGCCCCACCCGTACCAGGACGATCTCTGCACCGCTCCAACGCCGTCGTCTACGGCGCTCGGCACCCAGTAGTCGTAAGCGCCGTCCTCGATGCCGTACATCATGCGCGAGGAGTTCGACGTCGCGATCAGCGTGAGCGGATCGAGTTCGCAGCCGAGGAACACGACGGTCGAGTCCAGGCACGCCACGGCTCCCACGGCCAGAGAAGGATCCGGCTTGATCTTGGCGTTCACGACGAAGACCTTGCCGCTGTAGTCCTGGGAGTAGTAGTCGCTGCCGCCATTCCCACAGCCGGTGACGATCGCCCTGTACTCGTTGGCACGCCCATTGAGCGCAGGCGGTAGATACATCGCCGCCTTCGGCTCGACGATCCGCGCAATGTCGCCAGGCGCAACGCCGCTCGATAAGTCGGCGCACGTGTAGACCTCCAGCCATTGATTGATCCCGCCGGATGGTTCGCTGTCTTGGATCGTGCGTCGATCGCCAGCACCAGAGCCGTCGACAATCTCCAGCGTCTTGCCTCGGTATTCGTGAATCGTGTTCAACTGCAAGAACTGGACATGGCCCTGAGTAGGGACGCTAGACAGCTGTTCGGCTGCCAACAGCTCGGTAAATCCATCATCGCCGACCGTGCCACCGCCATCGAAGAGAATCCAAATGTTGGCGCGCAGTTGGCGCGGGCCAAGCAACCACGCCGCGTGTGCGCTGCCCGTGTGCATCCCAACATGGATCACGACCTTGTGCAGCACGATCGGCGGGATCTTGTTGATCGCCGCCTGGATCGTCGCGAGCGGCGTAGACGAACTCGTTCCGCTGTTCGAATCGTCGCCGTCCACCGGTCGCACCCACAACTCGATCGCGCCGGTCGTGACAATGCTCGACACGCTCGCGCCACCGCCGCCGATGGCCCCGCTATACGATTCCAAGTAGTACAGGTCGATCCGCCATCCGGCTTGTAGATTGTAACCCGCGACCGTCGGATTCCAGTACAGCTTGTCGCCAGCAGCAACGTCGGCGAACGCCCGGGCCGTTGCCCCGCCATCGCCCGACAGGTAGCAGCACTTGTCCTTCGTTCCGTTGCCGATCGTGACAGCGATGCCGCGGATGTACGGGACCACGTACCCGCCGAACACCGGGGTCTTCGCCATCGCCGTGTTGCAGGCGAGGTCGCCGTCGCCCGAGGTGGCGAGCGCGGCCATGCTCTTGTTCTCGGCCGTCGGCTTGCCCGACGCCGCGACGTCATCCCAGTTCGTCTGGGTCAGCAGGTCTATCGGGTGGTCTGCGCGCGTCGCCATTTCAACCTCTCCGCTCAAGAGGATTGTACACTACGGTCCCCGTCTTGGTAAGGCTAACTCGCGACGCGCGCTGCGCCTCGTGAGCCATCACGACCAGCCGCACGTCGCCGGCCTGCAAAACGAGGCGCTCGCCTCCCTTGAACTTCTGGCCCTCGTCGGGCTCGAGCCTCTCCGCGAACATGAACACGCGGCCGAAGCCGTCCGGCCTAGGCAGCGAGTACTGCACCCCGTTGTGCCGGATGGTCAGGCCGCGAACCTCCGACTGGAAAGAGCGATCGCCGGCGCGGTCGCGCCACTCGCGCGTCTGGCCCTCGTCAGCCAGGTCGAAGCGGAGCGTGCGGCCGCTCGCGAGGTGGACACAGAGCACCGGCCCTCCTTTCGGCGGACCTTAGCTCGAGCTCCCGCCTCGCTTGCCCTTCTTGCCTCTGCCGCCCGTGCCGAAGGCGTTCTCGGTCGGCGTGGGCGGCTCGTACGCGGGCGGCGGAGGCGCGGCCTCCACCTTCGGAACAGGCGCGTCGCCCTGCACCACGAGCTTCGCCGCGACGTCTGGCCGCGCCTTCTTGACATGCGCGATCTCGGCGTCCGTCAGATGCTCGACCGTAGACGGCCGGAGGTGGAGCGAGCCCCTGCGCTTGCACTCCTTCGGGAAGCCCTCGACCTGGACCGGCCCGACAGTGGCCGGAACCGTGACCGCCCTAGTCCTCACCGGTCACCTTCTCTTTCCCGCCCCCGCGCTTGCCGGACTTGCCGGACTTGCCGGGCTTGCCGCGCGCGGCCGGCTTGTCGCCGCCGCTCGCCTTCTCGGCCGGCGCCGGCTCCGTCTCGGTCACGAGGAACAGCTGCTTCCTGGACTTGCAGTAGTCGATCAGCGCCTGGTCAGCCGTCGGGTACGGCTTGTTCTTCTCGAGCTTCAGCTCCCTCGAGGTCCCCGGCAGCCGCACGGTGTGCGAGAGGCTGCCCTTCAGTACCACGTTTGCGTGTGCCATCCTTGAGATTCCTCCAATCGGATGCGTCGTACGGAGGTGCTAGGACGGCGGCGCCCCGTACGCTGACGCCGCCACCCGCCGTTTATTGGTTAGCTCTAGACCCCGAGCCCGACGTTGTAGGCCTTGACGACGGCGTCCAGCTCCTCCATCTGCACGGAGAGCTTGCCGGTCACGACGTACTCGTCGGCGCGCTTGTGGATGTTCCGCTGCTTCTCGATGCGGATGTCGCGACCGATGCCGATGATGAAGTTCTGCCAGTGCGTCAGCATGAGCATGGGCTGCGCGGAGTACGTCACCTTGACGGTGACGCCGTCGAGGCCGCTGCCGCTGTCGAACGACAGGAGCGTGCCCGCCGCCTCGTTCACGATCGCGCCGCCCGTCAGGTTGTTCGGGTACGGCGTGGTGGGCGTCTTGTCGAGGGCGTCGGGCAGGACCACGACGTTCGACACCGGCGCGTACCGGAGCGAGACCGGGGTCACGTCGTCCAGCGTGACGCTCTCCACGACGGTCGGCTGGTGGTCCATCAGCGGGACCTCGACGATGGGGATGCCGAACGGCGTCTGGGTCTCGCCCTCGGCCGCCTTGTCGCCCTTGTCGGTCATGCGGGTCGCGATCTTCTCGATGTAGATCTGCGCCAGGTCGGAGCTCATGAAGAACCGCAGCTCCTTCTTGTTCCTCCGGAACTTCTGAGGCATGGCCCGGATCATCTGCCCGAAGACGGACAGCCCGATGTTGGCGCCCTGGACGTCGACGAGGTGGGCCCCGTCTGACAGCCGCAGCCAGCCGTCGAACATCGAGAGCAGGTCGTCCTTGATGTACTGCGTGGTCGACCCGCCGTCCCAGACGTCGCCCTCGAGCGACGCCTGGCCGACCGTGTCCCCGTTCAGCTCCAGGAGCTCCGCGTCGTTCCGCCAGCCGGTGGCGAACATGCGGATGATCCGGTCCTGCACCGACTCGCCCTCGAGGTTCAGCTCCTTGAAGCTGTCCCCGATGTCGAACGCGGTGATGACCTCCTGGGGGCTCAGCTTGACCTGCGAGGTCGACACGCCGAGGCGCCGCTCCGGGGCCTGGTACTCGACCGCCGGGTGCATCACGCGCTTGCCGATGCCGATCTTGTCGATGTGCAACTCTTCGTTCCGGAACCGCGCGACCCGGACGTTGTTCTGCATCACGGACTCGTCGATGACGTAGTCGATGAACTTGTCGGCCTGGGCCGGGTTGAGCTTCCCCTGCGTGACCAGCGCCTCCGCGACGGTGATCGCCTTCTGGATCAACTCCTCGTTTGTCATCCTCTCCTCCTTGAACTGACTGACTAGGTTGCCGTTCGCTGACCTTTGGAAGCCCTGGCCTAGAGGGGCAAGTCCTTCCAGAAGTTCTCGCTCTTCTGCGTGGGCTCCTGGTCGGCGGCGTCGTCGCCGTCACCGGACTTCGGCTCCCCGCGCGTCTTGGTGATGTCCTCGACCTTGTTGCCGATGTCGTCGACCTTCTTCGTGATGGGCTCGACCGCCGCCTTCACCGCCGCCTCGATGTCCTCCTTCTTGACGGAGGCCGGGACCGCGTGCGTGCCCTGCGTCCACTTCAGGTCGGCCGGCAGCGTGGCCTTGACCAGCTCGGCGATGATCGCCTTCGCCGTATCGGGGTCGGTCTCCGCGAGCAGCGACATCGCCTGCTTCGCGATGGCGCCGACACCCGCGATGCGCTCGGCGGTGAACTGCTTGCCGCCCTTCTCGACCGGCTCGCCGCTCACCTGCACCTGGCCGTCCGGCAAGACGGTCACGGTCAGGCCCTCGGACTTCTGGGTCTTGGCCTTGGCCTTGTAGCCGCACTCGGGGCAGACGCCGTCCTTCATCTGCGCGCCGCACTCCGGGCACTTCTCCTGCTTGGAGGTGTCGCCGTCGCCGGTCTTGCCGTCGCCGTCGCCGTCGCCGTCGGTCTTGCCGGCCGGCTTCGGGTACGGGTACTTGCCGCCCGCGACCTTCGAGAGGAACGCGGCCACGCGCTTGAGCGCGTCGGCGGGAGCCCCCTCCTCGCCCGCGGCCTTCTTCATGAAAGCCACCGCCTCCTTGATCGCGCTGGCCAGATCGGCCGGCAGCGCCTTCTCGACGTCGATGTCGTGCCAGTCCATCTTCTCGATGACCTCGTCGACCTCGGCACCGCTGCCCGTGTCACCCTGGAAAGCTCCCATCTCATCCTCCTCTTGTCGTTTTACAACCAGGAAACTGCGCCGGATCGCCGGCCGGTCTACGAGGGACACCTCTCTGACCCGTAGATCTAGTATCTCGCGGGCGTCCTGCTTGTCAAGGTCTCCAGGTTTGCCGTTACTGTTGCCCATCGTTCCGCTTGCCCGCGACCGTCGCGACGCCTCCTACGCTGAATCCGGTTAGCTTGCCGGCCTTGACCTCTTTCCACCTTGTATCATCGACGACGTGGACTGTCATCACCCAGCTGCCTCTTTTGACCTTCTTGTCCTTCGACTTCCCGCCCAGCTGGAGGTCCGCCGGCGCGACGTACGACTCGACTAGCTCGAGGCCGATGTCGCCGAACGCCCTGTGCATCAGGCCAAGCTGGGTGCCGTCATCCGACGCCGGCTTGTTGTAATCCTTGAGGAAACCGTGCGCCGCGCGCTCGATCGTCTCCTCGCGCTCCCAGTCCTCCTGCGCGTCGACCTCGTCGGGCTCGAGCACGACCCCGGTGACCAGGCGCTTCTCCCTCCCGTCCCTCGCCTTCTTGATCTCGACGTGGTGTACCGGGATGGTCAGCTCGAACTCGACGCGCTTCTCCGCGTCCTCGGTGCCTGGCGCGGCCTGCGGCCTGGCCCACAGCCATTCGCCGTCGTTGCGTGACGCGGTGAACAGCCCTTTCAGCCGCTTGCCCTTGAGCTTGACCTTCAGCAGGTCGGCGGACAGGTCAAGCACCTCCGCCTTCCCGTGGTCGAGCGGCTCGACGTTCGACGGCGTCTCCTTCGTCGGGTTGAGGTAGTGCCCAGGCGGGACGTCGCCGGCGAGGCTCATCGAGCTCTTGTGCCGGTCGCGGCCGACCCGCGCGGCGACCTCCTCGTTGTCGAGCGGGTTTCGCTCGAGCTCCACGACCACGAGCTCAGGCCGGCCGACGTCGAGGCGCAGCCACCACTTCGTCCTGGTCGGGCCGACGCGGACCTGGGTCTGCCCCTTCCAGGTCTGCTCCTGCAGGACAAAGTCCGCGTCGAGCATCGACGCTTTCGCCGTCTTGTACGGCGCGGAGTAGTCGAGCTCGACCTCCTTCTTTCGCAGCGCCTCTACCAGCGCGTCGCGCGCGGACCGCGCCGCCTCACCGCGCTTCTTCCAGAACCGGTGCTCGGCCGGGACCTGCGAGCGGACCGCCTTCGGCATGGCGGAGCGCCCGTCGGGCGGCATCCACTTCTTCTTGACCGCGTCCGTGTCCAGCACGTACGGCTGCTGGTCGTCCGGGTAGATCGCGAGCCACGCCGCGCCCTCTGGCATCGACTGCTCCTCGCTCGGCGGCAAGACGACGTCGGCCTTCTCGAGCGCGCTGTCCACGCAGGCGCGGCAGAGGGCGGTGGGCTGCGCGTCCTCCCACGCGACCAGCGCAGCCGCGGCCTTCCCGCACGCCTCGCACACCTCCGCCCCCTCCGACTTCGACAGCCGCAGCTGCCGGAAGAACATCCGGTAGTTCAGCCCGCCGCCGTGGAAGAAGTACTCGTGGAACCACGGCTTCTGCGCGCCGAACTCCACCCAACCCTCGTCGACCTGGTCGAACACGCCCGGGAACTGGCGCGTCCCGCCGACGGGCGGCGCCTTGCCGGGCTCGGGGTCCTTCGTCTTGCCCTCGACGTCGAGCCACGCCCACGGCTCGGGCGCCTTCCGCTCGGACAGGATCTCCGCGCGGACCAGCTTGTCGGTGCCGGCCTTCGGGCGCGACGCCCACTCGCCGGTGCGCCAGTCGACCTTCGAGACCTTGTCGATGTTCTGCGCCGACGACCACCGCTTCGCCTCCGCCAGCGTGGTGACCGGCTCCTTCACCGCGCCCTTGATCTGCGTGTTCATCGTCCAGCCGATCAGCAGCTTCCGCGGCTTGAGCTCGACACGCACGTCCGCATGAACGCTCCGGCCGCGCCAGTGGTGCTGGACCGAGAACCTGTACCGGTCCTCGTCGGGCGGCACCTCGAGGTAGGGGTCCTGCTGCTTCTCCGCCTTTCGCGTCGGGCGGTACTCGACGTTCCCTTCGTCGTCGACGTCCTTCTCCTGCAGGACGAGGTTCTTCCGTGCGCGCGACGCGACCGCGTCGACGGTGTCCGGCTCGCGGCCGTGCTCGGAGATCGCGCGCGGCACCCAAGCCGACAGCTTCGCGCCGTCTGGCGACCGCTCCAGGTTCACGGTCTCCGCCTCGACCAAGATGCCGTCGCCGTCGCCGATGTCGAGCGAGGTCGCGAACGTCAGGCCGACGGGCACGAGCTTCTCGCCATTGACCTCGACAGTCTCGGCCGGGTCGTCCTTCCCGGGCCTCACGGCGTAGTGGTAGACCCATGCGCCTCCCGCCGTCTTCTCGCGGTCGACTACGACCGCGTTGATCGTCGTCGCGTTGTGGTACTTGACCCACGAGTCCGGTGTCGTCTCCGCGAGCGGGTACGGCGCGTCGGCGTGCTTGCACACCACGCCTTCGGAGCCGGGCAGCTTGCGGATCCTGCGGGTCGCGCGCTCGAGCTCCTCGAGGTCGTCGGCCTTCACGCTCGGCGCGGCGTTCAGCCGGTGCTTGAGGCTGGGCGCGCCCATCGTGCTCTGCGGGACGCCGAGCTCCGCCAGGCGCTCGAGCCTCTCCTCGGTAGGCGACTTGTGGATGTCGCCGGCGTCGCCGTCCCACATGACGTCGTAGATGTTCGCGACCAGGTGCGAGTCGTCCGGCTCGTCCTTCGAGTTGAGATAGCCGGCGACGGCCTCGCGCGGGAGGTGCTGCGACCCGGCCCAGGCCTCGATCTCCATCGGCACGACCAGCTTGTCGGGCTTGAGCGCCTTCAGCGCCTCGACGATCCCCGGCAGGCGGTCGGTGTTGTCGTCGCCGTCCTCGGAGAAGATCTTGACGTCGTCGCCGTCGACGTGCGCCTGGTGGTTGGCGCCGTCGTACTTCTTCTGCACGAAGGTCGGCAGCCACTTCTCCGCGCGCTCCCTGTACAGCGAGAGCAGGTTCTCGACCGTCTGCAGTTCCTCCGGCCGCGCCGGCCGCGTCGGCTTAGGCATGTGGAAGAACTCGCCGACCGTCAGCTTGTCCGACCGCTCGGCGCGACGCGCCTGGCCCTGCAGACCGGGGTCGGCCTTCGCCATGTCGTCGCAGGTCCACAGCCCCTTCTCCAGCTCCTCGAGGCCGGCGGCGAGCTCGGCCGCGTCGACCTGGGGCTCGACCGCCTTGGACACGAACGACAGCAGCCTCTTCGACACCGCAGTGCCCAGGCTAACGGGCACGCAGTCGCCAAGCAGCTTCCACGCCCCGGGCTCGCCGACCGCGAACTTGTAGTCGTCGGGGATCTCCTGGATCCGCGCGGCCTCGCGCGCGGTGATCCACCGCTTCCCGCTCGGGTGGACGAGGTGCCGCCCGGTCAGGACGGTCCTCGACGGCTTGTCGGCCGCGAGCCACGCCGCGTAGTGCCCGGCAGCGGGCACGTGGTTCGCCAGCCCGTCGCCGGGCTTCCCCTTCTTGATCGCGTTCTTGACGTTGGTCGGCAAGTCCTTCATCGGCGGGTGCATCGGGTCGCCGCCCTCCTTCGGCTCGCCG